AAATAAAAAATATTTTTTATTTTTGAATAACGACGTATCTAAACAGAGTAATATACCGGTGAACGCAGTTCACCGCTTTTGATGAATATGCGAATTGAACATTAAAAAAATAATTATATAAAAATGGCCCTTCGGGGTCTTTTTTATTTTTGAAAATATTTTTTTAAATTATTAACAACTCCGTGTCAAAGACACGTAATATACCGGTGAAACGAAGTTTCACCGCTTCTGTTGAAACATATATAACGGCCCCGAAATTAATTCGGGGTCTTTTTGTTTATATGTATATATATAATATATATAAAGAATACTAACAAAATGTTGGCCCATTTTAAAAATGCTCCAAACTCTTCCTCACGGAATTTTCTGCGAAACTCGAAAAGGATCGTACACGACGAACCATTGACGTTATATATTCTCTAAGAGAATCTAATAACTATTATTGGCGGCCAAACCAATTTCGTCTACTATCCATTCTTAACAGTAATGTCTCTTCGTTATTATTATAGTATTATATATATAAATGCTATAAAATAACTCGACTAAAATAAACGCAAGGGACTTTTAAATACCTTAGCTAGTAAATGAAATACTAAGATAACGGCGGATCCCAAACATAATTCCACCTACTTATTAGACGCTTACTAACTTCTAATACTTTGGTATAATTCTTATTAATAGTTATATATAATTACGCTTATATACATAAGACTATATACAATACTAATAAGAACCGTAAACGGCTTCGTTACGAGATATAAAAATTGATTGCGTTCCTCGCTTCGCAAGCTCCGCTCGCACACATCGGTATATATTTTCTTGATATATACCGATACGACACAAACGCATTAGATATATTGTTACGAATTCTAAAGAATACTGTTTCTCTTCGCAAGCTACATCGATAATACTATTCTTCAAACGAATTCTACATTTAGTTCGCTAAAGCTCACAACAAACCAATACGATCTCTACCATACTATACTATCGTATTGGCTAATAAATATAAATAGCTAAATAGTTCGCGGCGCTCACTATTCTTCACATTAATAGCTCTCATTTATATTATATCTAATATAAGATTTAAATCATTATAAACATTATTACTATTAAATACTAATAACATTTATAATATCCCACCCTAAAAGTTTTTAATACCTGTATATATACTTATATATAGAAAAACATTAACTAAAAACATATCTCTCTTTTAACAAAATACCGACGGCAGAAAATATACTATATATACTTATATATATGATACAGATACTCCCGGGCGGAAAATATCTAAAATTCTCCAGCCTTCAGCTTCCAAATTTTTCAGGCCGAATTTTCCTTCTTACTGTAAATAAGGATCCACACCGTATTTACTATATACTACTATAGTATAATATAATATACTATATCACGATATACTAAATACTCATCAATCCTTATTGCCTACCTAGCTCCTATAAGACTATATATACGCTTGCTACCGCTCGCTGACAAATATTATATACATACTCCGCTCGCTCCGGTCGCTGACGCTCCCCTCGCTCGCCCTATATATAATATACAATATATACTCTTATGATCGTCGCTTACGCTAGGACACTACAACTCGCTCCACTCACTTCGTTCGTTTCGCTCATCGGGAATACACTATATACAATTCGCTAAAGCTCATTATGCTTCGCTCGCTATCGCTCGCTACGCAACATACAACATATATATAAATAACTAATTACTCTCTTGAGAAGAGAGATAACAGAGAATCTATACATATACATATATATAATACATAACTACTCTCTTTGGAAGAGAGATAGCAGAGAACTACTACTAATAAATAATACAATACTTACTTTCTTAAGAAGAAAGTAAACAAAGAACATACGGCTCGCTTCGCTCGCCTGATACTATAATAATAAATACAAAACTACTCTCTTTAGAAGAGAGTACACAGAGAATACATATATACGCCCTCGCTTCACTCGGGCTTACTATATATAAAATTAAAACATCGTCGCTCGCTGGCGCTCGCTCCTTAACAATTCTTGGCGATCGGAAACGTAATCGTTCCGATAAAAAAAAGCAGTCACTAAAAAAATTAGCCCCTACCAAAAGTGTCCAAAAAAAATGGACTTTCGCTAAAGCTGACACCCGAATTACGCCATACGTACCCAGGCGGTATGCTTTTCGCGAATTATAAAAAAATATACATTTAGCTAATGCTGTAACAACAGTATCACCTAAATGTATATTCAACATAAGAAAAAATAAGGGTTTAGCCTAGAAGAGACAAACCCTGCCCCTCTAGACTAAACCCTATTCTGATGTTTGTGCCTTAAGGATATGACGCCAAACATCGAACGCCATACTCCTTGGATATTCATAATTATCTTATTAGTTCTAGTTAGGAATATCCCAAACAATAACTAGAACCCAAGGTTGCCACCTACACTCGCCCCTGGCAACTAGAGCAACTGCTATTAATATTTACCGACGGTTAATAGCAATCGTCCGCAACTGTTAAGCTCCTTCGCTAACAGTTTCGCTACCTACAGTAGCTTCGGCATTATCCTTGATGATTTCGATACCATCAGTATCTCCACCAGTAGAACCAAAGGATTTCTTGAGGTTTCTAAGCTCGTCGCTTACAGAGGCTTCTTTCCAAGCTTCTTTACCTTCATTGATAATAACACTAGTAGCACCCATAGCCAATTCGGATACCTTCTTCAAGCCTCCGAATAGACCTTTAGCACCTAGGCCTACGGCACCGATGCCCGCATCTTTAATAGTGTTGGTTTGACGGCCAACGAATTTTGTGGCTGTTTTGGTCCAGCCTGAAACCATTGTATTGCGTTTAACGCGACTGAATGCGTCAGTGATATCTTTAAGATGTTCATCACTAACTTCGACTTTAATGCCACCGTCAATTTCTTCGACGGTGCCATTATATTCAACCTGAATCTTCTCGCTCATATAAGCGATAACTTCAGGATTTCCATGCTTTAAGTTAAAGGTAGCCATTTGCTCCTCCTTTATCAATAAAAATAAAGGGGGCTAATGCCCCCCAGATTAGATGAGGTCCTCAGCGGAAACCTCAGTTGCCTTAATCTCACGAATGAGATTAAGTGTGGCATTCACGCAAGCCATTCTGTGCTTAGCGTTAGGCGTCGTTTTAGGACGCAACGCTTTGAGTTCGTCATTAACTTGAGCCACTTCATATGCATAGGAGCTTTGCACTCCATATGCTAATTTAATACCGTCTTCGGATACACCGCGGTCAAATTTGACCACGTCGCCAGCTTGGAGCTCTACTCCTTCTGGCACCTCAAGAGCATAACTGTGCTCTTGGCTCAAACGGCTGATGCGAAGACGCACACCTTGGCTTTGACAATCTTTGATTGCCATTGCCAAACGCTTGAACTGCTCGCGGTCTTCCGCGGAGTCTGCGTCCTTCATTACGTGGTCGGCTACTTTAGCCGGTGTCAAACCGTCCTTAATAGCCTTCATGATGCTATAACAGCGGATAGCGACAGCGTCGCTAGTTACCACTTCACCAGTGAACTGTCCGTAATTAACGGACTTGTTGGCGAACAGCTCCAAGATTTGGGCTACGGCATTACAGCCTTGACCCACATAGCTAGCACCTGCTGTTTCAATTCTAACAGGTTTGGTGTCACGGACACCATTTACTCCTGCTACGACAGCGGACATCATTTGCGCCCAACCGTTTTGGTTGGAGCCGAACAAATAACATACAACGTTAGCAAATTTAGACATAATATATGTCTCCTTTCTTTGAAAGTACCCTGACTGAACTTCTCAGGGTGAAAATAAAATCTCCTCTTGCTCAACACTTGCAAGAGATATCAAGGCTAGATAAGTCAATGCTCATCTAGCCCTCATATCTCCAGCAGACCTAACTACTGGAGAAGAGGAGAAAAGTATGAAAGGGACCTCCACACAGAAGGTCCCCGAAGAAGATTTCGCCCCGGAGGGCGTCCTCTCCCGTAAGGTTATAAAACCTTATATTAACTACCGTAGATGCATATATTGAGGTTGTTATGTATATGTGTCTAATAAAGGGAGGTATTATGAGTACACTGTACCTACGGTAGCTTATATAAAGCTTTATAATGAAAATAAATATAACCTTCTATTAATGAGAAGGTCACAGGAGATTTCGCCCCGGAGGGGAAACTTCAAAAGTTAACCCTCCAGCGAAATCATTACACCGCCTAGCGTTTTGCTAAGCGATGCTGTAGTACTGCCATTTTGACAGCACTACCGATGAACCAGCCTACTAAAAACCAAAAGATGCGGAAAGTAACAGGATTTTCCGCATAAAAATTTTCTAACCAGTTAATGAATTGTTTTTGTAACATGATATACCTCCATGTATAAATATAAATATTAAAATCAAATTTTAAGAAAGGTGCCGGCAATCTCTTACCAGCACCTCTTTGTTAGTCAGCCATGCCGCAATTACGGTAGCCGATTAAACTTCTAGATACAAATTCGTATCCTTCGTGTTCTCGAAGAACACTAAAAATTCCATCTGTGCTTTGGATGGATAAAAACTCCCCTACTGGGGACAATAGTGTATAACAGTACAAAGCTTCTACGAACATGATTTTCTCCTGCCGGTATTTTAAAGTGGAAACGGTCGCCACTAACAACAAAATTAAGAAAAGAAGAGAACCCCATATGAGGCTCTCTTCAAAAACGGGAAGCAGTGACGCATCACTGTTTTATGTTTATATACCGCCAGAATATTCATTCAGAATATCCTGACGGTCCCCCCGGTCGTGTATAATAAGCCACACCGGAAGAATTTTGTAGTCCCGCCGATTCTACTCCCTATGACTGCCTTTTCAGACAAAGTTAGGACGATATCGGCGGGTCTACCGCTCAGCTGAAAGATAACATTATATGTGAACGGCTGTGACCGCGAACTCACGCCATAACCCAATATGGACCGTCCACATATAATATTATATAATCGGGAAGCTCCTTTAACGTCCGGCTTCCCCCAAGGACGACCACTCAGCGTGTATTTAACGTCTCCGTGGTTCAAGACGATGAGAGATAAAAATCCCTCATAATAGATTTCGGAGCGGAGCGACAGATACATCTATCGCAGAACGCCCGATATCTTCACTAAAGACAGTCACGCATATATATGCATAACTGTCTCATAAATGATTTCGGGACGGAGTCCAGAAACCAACAAGAGACTTATATAGGACTTGCCCCGCAGGGGACCCTCCGTCAGGAGGCCCCCGGCAGGGAAAATCCCTTATAAATCTCAAATATAATTTCGGCACAGCAGTGCCAGAGCACATCTATCGTTAGAATGATAAACATACTCCTATATCTTCATATGTAATTGTTGTTCCTCCCACGTCTTACTTCGGCTAACGTGAGAGGGAGGACCCGGAGGGTAATTCTGATATTAAGCTTTATGACATAATAGTATAGAACTATTAATATCAGAATTACCACTTTTGATCGTAGTAAACAATATTTTATCTACTACAATTTTACCAGTAAACAATTTTCTATATTTACCGGCATCTTTGTTTCCTTTAATACTGTCAACTGTGATTTCATCTACGTCACAAATTTTGACAGTTTTACCAGCAAATTTACCTATGCGTTTAATAGCATAAATACCATCACCAGACACTAACTCGCCTTTAAGATTAATAGCACTTCTTTTTCTAGCTTCAGAACCAAGTAGGAATTCAAGCTTATCCTTCACTTCAATTCCTTCTTGTTCTAGTTTCTGGAATTTGTTAATGATTTTAGTAAAATCATAGCTACTTCCAGATCTTAAAAAGAACTTCCCGTCCATATCACCAGGACACTCTTCAGTGTCCATAATATGTTGGACAATAAATACGATACCGTTTTTGATGAATAGTTCGTATTCACCGTTGACACTTTTGTGTGTATAAAGACTTTCGTCTTCAGATACACCATCAACAAAGTTAATAACGTCACCGCGAACATATTCTCCATCAACAAATGAACCATAGCTGAAGAATGCTCTCCAGCCATTTTTGCGGCCACAAACCTCATGAAATTTCACAAGAGTTTCAGGAGCTTCGTGTTGGCATACTTCCTCATAAAGTGCGTCATATGGAAAAACTACTTCTGCGTAATTTAATCCATTTTGCTTAGACACTTTGTATGCTGTAGCAGAATTTTCTGCATATAGCATACGTAACATGTTTTGTGCATATGGAAGCACTGCAGAGAATGGAGACTCTGCTTTATATGAATCGTTCAATATAGAGTCTGCGTTTTTACAATCTGTGAGCGTCATGTTGATGACGTCAATAATAGACTTAGAATTTTTACTTTCTTCGTCGAATGGACTATCATAAGATAGGCCCAATTCCGCGATATATTCTTTCAAATATTCGCAAGAATTAGCCATAACGTTGTCCATTACATCATCCATTGCATCACGGATGATGATTTTCTCTTCATTATTTTTTGTTGTTTTTGCGTCTCTCATTTCTAAACTCCTTTTCTTCGCTTTCAGTAGCAAACACAAACAATCCTTCATTCTTAATGAATGAGACAAGGCTTGGATTGGATCTTCTCTTTTGAGAAATCCCGTCCATAAAACCCATAAACGGGCTAAATAAATCTAAGGCAGTTTTGGCCATATCAATGGTCATACCGCCAACAGCTGCGCCGATATGAACGCAGTCTAATAAATAATTCAAAATGCTGTCGTTGTTTCTATCAGAATCAATGAAAGCTTTGAACATTTGTTTAAAGAAAGCATTACTTAAAACACCTTCTTTAACATCTTCAATGTCAGAAAATAAACGAACATATTCTTTATTAGAATGTTCTTCTTGAATTTTTTCAAGATTTTTTCTGACTTTATCCATTGCTAAACTAGCTTCTTCTTTTTGCTCCAGGATAGAACTGATGAATGCTACAATTCTAGATTGTAGACTCATCTGCTCATCCACAGTGGTTGTCGTTAATTTTAACAGCATATGGAACGTTTTATTCAACATGTCATGACGACCACGGAAATTAATTAATTCGCCTTCACCCATTTCAGCTGGAATAGCTACAGAAAAGTTTTGGCGATTTTCAAAGAAAATAAGATCTGGACCGACAAAGATACAGAATTTATCTGTATCAAAGTCTGAGCCACCGGTACAGGATTTGAAATATTCAGATCCTGTTACCATGACGCAGTTCACATCCAACATTGTCAACTTCTCAATACAGTGGAAGAATCGACGCTCACAAATATGAATAATTTGCTCTTCAGATAATTCTTTTCCATTTTCTTCAAGTTTTTGTTTAAGCTCTTCAACCATTTTAGCAATGATTTCATCTTTTTTATTAATAAGATTTTTAATCATCATATCAACAGATAAAAGTTTGCCTTTATAGAATTCTCCGCAAGTTGGAGAACGAAGAGCTGCAAAGTTGATGGTACCATCTTCGTTTGCATATTTCTTCATTTTTCTATAAAGATTATTATGGATGATTGCTTGTCCTTCCTCAAGCACACCACCATCGATGTACTCGCGGAAAGGATCAACAACACCAACCAATAGGCGAGACTCTTTAGCAAGGGACCCCTTAAGATCTCTTGTCTTTTTCGTAACGTTTTTAGCGGCGCTATTAATCTTTTGATATGCCACCTTTTTATCTTCAAACAATCTATTACTATTCACAAATAATAACTTATCTTGAATAGCTCCATCAAAGCTTCCTTCGAAACTGTTGTGAATAGTCTCAATAACAGCATTCTGAATTGCATTCTCAAATGCAGCTTTTACTTTAAGATTTTTTACCTTTTTCATATCTTACCTCCTACAGTAAATTACGTTTTACCTCGTCAAGAGCAGCGTACTGGCTACCTTGAGCGCCAATACGAGCTCTTGTTGTGTGGTTGAATTTCATCACTATCAACACACGAGCATCATTATTTAACTTAATACGTGGAGATATTTTCCACGCATTAAGATCTAAAATAGATATACACTTACCGTCTGGATTCCCTACGACCCATGCTGTATACTGTTTTTCAGCCGTATCGATTTCCATCGGTTCATCACAGTATTTAACATTTTCGACAAGTCGAATAAACTCTTTCTCTTCTGTAATAGTTTCTTCACTTACAGGATAGCTCCCATCTTTAGAGCAATTCATAAGTCTACCTTGATGATAAGTATTTACTTCTTGAGATGGTAAGCCATATTCACGACAAAACCAGTCGTGATTGTGCCATACCATCCCATCAAAAGAGTCTTGTTTGTCAAAGGCTCTTTTAACTACGAAACAATACTTGTCAAGATCGATGTGTAAACGCTTACCATCTACTTGACTGTGCCCAGATCTCGTTGCTAGTTTTTGAGCCTTGCCTGGCGTTAAATTAGTGCCTTTTTCATCGATGCCTCCAACAATTTGGAAGCATCTTTCCAAGTAAATGTCTGCATACGGCATGGAAGCCCAATTGGACTTACCTTGTCGTGCAGAGCTAGAAGACGTGTTGACGAACTTGCATCCAGTTTCTGGAGCGAATTCTTTGTATGCTTGAATACGACTTAATACTTCTTCGGCATATACACCACCTTTTAGCTGGATGATATCACCCATATCAATGGCAAAGACTCCAGGCAGAGTGTCGACTAAAGATGTTTGCTCAGCGTCCCACTCAACTTCTACCTTGAACGATATTTTTCCTGTTTTAACTGGCATAGTTTTAATATGTTCTTCTATGAACATACCTACTACTGATATTCTAGATAATTCTATATTCGCATATATATTATCTTTTTTATCAGTATAAAATTTATACGTTGGAATAGGCACAGACACCTTTCCTTCGATTGAATTAATGTTATGAAGCGGATCGCTTTTTGCGATATCCATCTCCTTAAATGCCATGAAGGCATATTTTTTGAACTCTTTTGACTTCAACATGCCTCTACGACATTGGTTAATTTTGGCATCAAATTCTTGTGCCTTTTTACTCTCAATAACTGCATTCAACACATTTAACAAGTTTTTCATTTTAATTTTCTCCTCCATGAATAAAACAAATAAAAATAGTTTAACGTCATTTCGGACAATATAAATATACAGATCTATTTAATTTGTTTGAGATCCGTATAGTGCTCAAATGAGCTATCGGCTGCGTGATTTTCACGCATCCATATTTTTGCGGCTTCAAGCCCATTGAATCCCTTGAACTTTGCAGGCTTCCCTTTCGTCAAAGCCTCACATTGAGCCCATGTCAAAACAAACCCCTCGAATTCAGGGCCAACAATAGCATAGAAGTTTTTATTTTGACCTTTCGGTCTTACGAAGCCACCATTAGCTTCGTTAACTTCTTGTTTTATTGTTGTATGCTTGGCCCAGAAAAAATCATTTTGTTCTGGCCCAGCAACAGCCATAATTTTATCGTTACGCTTAGAGAATACGCCGTAGAAGCGTTTATCTTTTTTGGATTGGCGTACTTCTGTTTCAAAGCCATGTTGCTTGTAATAAGAAACAGCAGCTTTGCAGAACACTTCCGGTGTACGTTTACTAACGTCCACTCTTTTAATAAATTCAGAAACAGAAATTACTTCGATGAAACATACATTAGTCATAATGACCTCCCTTGCCTTACGGCACAAATAATAATAAAGGGCATAAATATATCCCTTATATAAAAGCTATATCTTATATATATAATATAGCTCTTATATAAAGAATGAGTTAGTATTTATATAGCGTCCTAACTCACGACGCTCTCCTTAATAGTTCTCTACTACATTATATGTACAATATACAATGTAAGAACTATTAAGGATATTGACCATACTATAAACAGTATGAACATAACTATAACCTTGTTCATAGCTATCACCTCCTTTGCTATTGCTCAAGGTTATAGTGCTATAGTTTATAGTCATACAGCTGGACTAAGAGACTAGCGATAGATAGGAACGGCTATCTTATCACCAGGTCTGATAAGATAGCCTTGTGCACCTCCTTCCATCTTCTTAGATTCGGCCACTGCTGTTGCAGCAGCCTCTCTGATGTCATAGTCGACATCAGAGTTTTTGTTGGCATCGATTATGATACCATTCAATGTTTCACCTCCTCTCACTATATGGAGTTGATAAGAGACAGGTTGCACTGGTGTTAACCACCATGCAAATAAACCAACAACTACTACTACTGCCATTACTGTTACTATAACTTTTCTCATGATAATATCCTTTCCTCCCATTAATTAGATGTAGACATTGTGAAGGAAGTGTTTTGTTTTACACAATGTCTTAATCAAACTGACCCCATCACAATGATGAAGGTCATGACCAATCGACCATCGTTCGTCCCAAACACCACCTAGAATCAAAGGCGGGGGGGCGAACTTTGGTCGATAGGCCATATATATATAAAACACTTACCCCCTCTAAAAATTTTTCAGATTTCGGCTATAGGCATGCTTTTCTCATTTAAATACTTTTACTGAGAATATACTTATTTATAAATCTACTTTTCTATGATTCTTATCCATAAAAATATACCGACCACAATTTACATCCTTATGGCGAACATATGTTTGTTAAAAATAATAAAAAAAATAAGAGCCCTTAACGGGCTCTTACTTATAGCTAAGAAAGTTCGTTATAAAATCTTTTTTGACGAATGTTTTAAATTCGTTGAACGTCGCTTCTTCGCGTTTTTTACCAATAAATTCTTTAGCTAATTGTTTAGCTTGTTCTTTAAATAATAATGTCTGAATCTCGCCGCGTAGCGTATGAATCTCGTAATCGATATATTCGTAATTACGAAGTGATAGAAATTTAATTACGGCGATAAAGATATATTTCTTACGTATGTCTTCGACGTGCAAGCCTGGTTGTTCATACAGATAATTACCGACGATATCGTGTTTAATAATTTCTTTGATATTATTTTTTTTTAATCGAGTAAAGAACGTACTAAACGACGGATAATACATATCCACTAACGTATCGATATAATTATTAATCGACAAGTTTGTCTTTGTCGCCATCATTGCCTGATGCTCCCATTAATAGTAATAGTACTAATTCATCGATAAATAGTTTATAAGCTTCTTCTTGGTTTTGTGGTTTCTTTTCGAGAATCATTTTTTCGATTAAATCAGTTTTAATCGACATATTTTCGATTTTTTTAATACTATTAACGATATCGTAAGACTCAAGAGTATAAGCAATAATATAGTCGTCGGGAACACTACTCTTTAAAAAAGATGGGTGCACTTTATTATTACTATAATCATATACTACGTCTTTTAATAGAAATTGACCATGCTTATATTTGTGCCACATATCTGTTAAGAAAGCTAAGATGCTAATCTTAATTTTATGATTAGTAATGTTACCGACTAAATACGAATAAAAATTGTTGGCGTTAATTTGTTTCATAAAAAAATATCCTCCATATGAAAACAATAATACTTGTATATACTATTAGTATATCATATAGAGGATAATATTACTACTATAATACAGAGATTTTTAAATCATAAACATCTCCATAAGGAATAGAATCAGGTCCATAAAGTTTATTATCTTCCACCCACCAAAAATCAATTCTATCATTTAATTCTAAACTACTTTTAGCCCAACTTCCATAAGAATTAGTCAATTGCTTTGTTAAAAATATATATGTAGGTTGTACAAAAGCATGCCAATACAAAGATTCTCCTCTTCTTGATTTTGCGGCTATAAGATATGAAATCATGATTTGTGAATAATTTTCTGGCAAATCACAATATTTTCTAAACCACAAAACATTATTCTCTTCATGTTTATATCCTTGAGAACGATATCTGAATACCTTATTCATTCTTTCAGATTGTACATTTCCATCACCGTATAATATTTTTCCAGTACCAGAATTCATTTTAAGCCTTAATTCATTGATCTTATTATTAATATCGTCGAGATCGTTCTGAACTAAGAAGCGTTGAAAGTTGCGATTCGCATCGAGCCAACCTGGGTTATTAGTCGAACATAAGTTTACTTGATGTGTCGTGTCGTATGTGCCGATATCTAAATCGGATTCGCCGCTAGCATTTAAGCTCGATTTAATACTATGAAACGTATTCGTATTTAATAGATCTAAGGACGGAATTTTTAAACCTTCGTTAAACGTTACGAGACCGGTAAACGTATCGCCTGCTTTATTAGCTTTAGCATCGATATTTAATAGTAGATCGGCAGAGAGTTTGTCTTTCGTAATCGCATGATCACGAATCTTACGGGTCGTAACACTAGCATCGGGATGATCGAGTTCTTCTAAGGTGCGATGTTTACTTAAATCAGATTTAAGGCTATTAACTAATTGTTTAAGGCTATCGCCAGTCGTATCCAGAGATGTTTTTAAGTCATTTTTTAAATTGGCAAGCATCGAGTCGATCTGATCTTTTAAATAATATTTAGCAACTAAATCGCTCAACAAGCCGTCGACTTCGCCCTTCGTATAATGTTCTTTTAACAGATTTACTTTAGTCGGAAATAGCTTATATAATAAGAAAGCACTTAATGCTTTATCTTCGTCGAAGTTAGATTCGCCGTCGACGAATTCGTCGGACGAAATTACTTCTTTTTTGTCGACATGCTTGACTCTGTCTTTCAATCTATTTAACATGTCAGCACGTTTCGGTTCACTTTCGTTAACGGTGAACTCATAATCGTATATATTAGTTTCTGGCATATGAATATGTCCTTTCGTAGATTTAAAATATATACTATTATATTACGAAAAAATCCCCGTACATAGTACGGGGATATATTTTTATTATAAAGTATCGTTAGGTTCTAACATAACTTTTCGCCAAGAATTAGTGCTAGTCGTCGATTCTGCAATATAAAGTGCGCTATCTACTTTAGCTATTTGTCCAGCAAACGCTGGTGCTTGTGTAATATCACTTGCCATAAGCTTATCGATGCGAACGTAATCTTTTAATTTTTCGTCGACATCGCTGGCGCTAACAATCCACTTAGTACCGTTCCAGAAAATCGGCATTCCTAGAGTCGTATCGAAATATTGTTGACCGATAACTAAATGTTCAGTCGGTCTTTTTTCTGTCGGGCCAGAATGAATAATCGGAATCGTTTCGTAGGTCATCGTACCCATAGTATTAATAGGTTTATTTGGCATGAAATAAATTTCCATACTTAAATCGGCTAATGAAGCAATAACATCAGCTTTATAAGGTTCAGGAATTTCTCATTTCATAGTCTTAGCATCGGTATTTACTTCAATAACCTTAAAGCCACCTTTGCCTAATACGTTCATCATACTACCGACTGTAATTGGCGTATCTTTTAACGTACCGTTATCCCATACCGGGAATTTATTAAAACCAAAAGTCATTGTTCTGTCGCCATGATTCGTAACAGAAATAGGCTTATCCGCTGCCGCTAAATACTCAGTTTTAGTCGTATATCTATAAGTCGATACATAGCCAAAATGACCAGAATGATTTGGCTTAGATTCTAAATATACATCGCCGGCAACACCAGCAGTATAATTACTATAATCATGATCTTTAACATCTTTATAAGGAACGCCATTAGAACCAAAGAAAATAGCCGAGCCTTCGCTATCGGCTAATTCATCTCGACTACTAATATCTTTTTCATGAATAGTTCTATCGTAACCTAGATAAATTCTTGTCTTAGCATCATTTTCTGCTTTGACTTCATATTTTCTATTAAGGAAACCTCTCGAACTATATTCATCGGTAGAACCTATATTATTAAATAAAGTTAACGCAGGATATTCCGCTATACCGTTAGGCGAGATAGATACTTCTGGAGAATTAATCCAAGAGAATTTAGTACTTTTTTGTATCCAGCTATCAAAGTTTTCTTGGAATTTATCAAACTTAAGATTACTTACTTTAACTTCGATCTTAGCATTTTCTGGTGAGGTTAAATAAATAAATGCCGAAGGTTTTTCCTCGACGAGTACATGGTCGACATTATCGTCAAGCGTAATATCGAGCGTAACATTACTAATCTCGGCTCTTGGTCCAACACTAATATATAATGGATTTTGATTAAGAGCCCATCTACCAGTTAATTTAAAATTCGATATTTTATTAGCATAGAAATTAGCCGTAGTACCATTGTTTAAATCGACAGTATCGTCAAAATGAAGAGTAACAGTTTCGAAATCGACATATGAGTATGTACAAAGACAGAAAGTACAGTTATTAGAAACGATATTGCTTATAGTATTATTTATACCATCAAGTATATTCTAGATATATAGCATACATACCACAATTAGCTTTTATATTATCGATAGTCAAATTATTACATTGAGCAGCTAAATCGATATTTTGACCAGCACAATCTTTAGTATTAGTCATCCGAAGATTTAATAATTTTAAATTAGTAAATAGTAACTGACTAAAATCACTACTTGTACCGATAAATTTAAAACTACTACCTTCAGCGTCTTGGTCTTTAACTTTAAAAATAAAACCATCGATTGTCGTATTGTAAGCATTAGTAATATCGTCTAGATCTTCCGGTGTATTTCGAGTCAATACAAATCCGATATCGCCTTGAGACGCATCGGTATGATCGCATAAAATAGTAGCACCATAAGTATTCTCAGATCTAACGATTAAAGAACGACTCATTTTTTTCTGGACAGAAAATCTTTACGACGTTTTCGATCTTATAAATACCGTCCGGGAAAATTACTTCGTCATATTTTTCAGCGTTAGCTTTAGTAAAAACCTCGTTTAACTTAGCCGTCACATCAGTAGCGCCCGTATTATCGACACCTTCCGTAACGACGTTAAGAGATTTTACCGAGTCTAATAAACTTTTAGCATCAGCTTTTTTCATGAAAAGTTCGTCATTTTTTTTAATGATTGAGCTTAAGCCTTGAGCAATTTCAGAAATAATAGACATTAAAAAACCTTTCTATTATAAATAATTGACCCCATTTATACACGCAATTTCACGAGCGCGATTACGAATCCAATTGCCGCCTGCAGTATGGACACCATCTTCGGTACGAACATGACATTCTGGCACTAAAATATCGAGATCCCAACGTTCGGCCGGGTAATCGTATAAATCTTGTCTTAATAAACAGCGTTCACCATGAGTAAATACTTGACTTAATGGTAAACCATATGTCACGCAACATAGATATACGACAGTCGCCATTGCTTCGAGTTGTAATGCATTAACGGGTTCTGAGCCGGGGTTATACGTTGAGTATCCGGTATAACCGTCGCCATTCAACTCAGAACCATAATTAGAACATGCAGAAATACCGAGGTTATTAGTATTTTCTCGATAGCAATGCGCGCCCTTATTGTCTAAATCTTGCATTACGTGCACGTTACCAGATCCATCGATACACATATGATAATCATCGAACAACTGGTCGTAATGACCAGCTGTCCAATGAAGAGTAATCATAGTATTCGAAGAACCTTGTTGTTGAATAACGGGATATACGTTTTTAATAACGTTATCACGAACTTGTTTTAATTGTTCTTCGTATGTCATATATTATAGTTTATCCTTTAAATTGTCTACATTATAACCATAGAAAATACCGTTAATATAAGTATAATCAGTTACTTGCTTATCGATAATTTTATTCGATTCAGATAACGTATTGTAACTAATTATAACATAACTATTACCACTATTATTATATGCTTTAATATAATTGATAGCTGTAATCTTTTCATTAGAATTAATAAGCTCGACAAAATTATCTTTACCAGGAAGATAAAATTTCAATACTTTCATATCGATAAATTTTGTTATATCTATATCAGACAAATTTTGAGCCGATTCTGCTGATTGAGATGAAATAACAGTATTAATTATTTCAAAAGCAAAACCATTTTTAGTATTATCATATTCTTTATGTAAAGATTTTAAATCATTATAGATAATATTAATATTATTAATTGATATATCACTATTGTTAATTTGAATATTATTTTTTTTAACAAATTCATCATTTGAATCATTTGTATGTTCTAATGATACAATTAAATTATTATTAAAGAAAAGTTCATTTTTTATTTTATTATCAATAACTAACTTGTTATCATTATCAAACGAAATATCATATTCATTACCGCTATTAGGAGCAATAATTTTATAATGATCTGTTAAAAATTGTTTCATATCAGAAGGTAAAACAAAATTATTTTGATTATATAATTTAAAATCTTGATTATTTTCAACAAAATAATTATCAAAATTATTTTTAATAGTATATTTGCTATCGTTTATTCTGAATATATTTCTATTTAAAAATATTGAATTTGTGCAATCATCATCAGCAATAATAAAATAAATATCATTTCCATTATTAAATTTATTTTTAAATTTTAATTCTGTAGGCAATAAATTATAATAAGAAAATGTTTCTTCTTCAGGCAATGTATAAACAATACCTTCTTCAGGATTAGTAGTATAAGCTTTTAATTTTTTAATACCAGCTTTATTTTCTATAGTAGTATTGTTACTATTAAAAGAGAAATAATTTGAATAAAGAGCTGTGAAATTAACAGCGCCACTAATATTAATATTCTTATTATAATAATTAGAATTAATATCGATTGTAAATGGAAGAATGTCGTTATCTTTATTTTTTAGATAATTATATACATCTTTATAAGAAAGAACAGTTTGATTGTTACTATCGAATGTTAATTCTTTATTATTAAACTTATAACTATAATTAGAATGTTTTGAGAAATAATAACCATCTAAGGTATTGGTTACATAAGAAATGCCGGCACTATTAATCAAATAATCTTTATTCAAGAATTGATCGAGATTAGATACGTGTAAAAATTTTTTCCATGGATAACTAAATTCATCTTTAATAGTAGCACCTAATTCTGTCGTATGTTTATCGACAGTTTCTAAAAATTCTTTGGTCGGCGTAAGATAACTATAATTCATAAAATAATAAGCATCGCTAATGCGATTAAATGTATTTCCTAATACTTCGACAGTTAAATCTAAAGAACCATTAGTGTTTATTTGAGAAATTAAATAATCTTTATCTAATAAAACACTTAAGCTATCGATTGTGAATTCTTTATTCCAAGGATAATTAAACGTATTCTTAATTTCAAACTTATCGGTTGCATTAGCTTTAATAGTTTTTAATTTTTCGACCGTATTGAATGTCGTATTTAATTCTTTAGAACCGTCAACCGGGATTGTCGAAGTTTCTCCTAAATATTCTACTTCTAACGGTACGTTAGTTCTATTATAATATGTACTATTACTACTATCACTAGGTTTAAATGCATCTAGTTCTAAAAAGTTAGGAAAACTTTGGAATACGAAGTCTCGTTCTTTTACGATATGATCTTTTAAAACACCATTATATTTACCAGTAACTGATAATACATCTTTTTGTTCGTTATAAGCATTAATAATTTCAAAAGCTTCTTTTGTCGTAATCGTAATCGTACCGCTAGAATCAGACGTAAATTCTTTATTACCAACTGTAAATGTAAAATCTGGAAGTAATTTATCAATACTATAATTATTTTCTAAACTACCATGAACATAAATATTATTATCAATAAAAAGTAACTGATCTTTATCATTGTTATAAATTAAATAACCAACTTCGATAGTACCTTTGTCTTGTTTTTCAGGAAAACTAACTGAACTAATAATACTATTAAAATATTGATCATTTTGCGGCTTAGTATAATTAGCTTCAAAAGATTCGTCATATGGAAGCCATGTATATTTAGCGACAAAAAACGGTTCGTTTTCTTTTAACGGAACAACAATATTTGTACGTCCGTTTGCCGGAAAATTATAATGCTGATCATCGAGTTCGACATAGCTAAAAGGTTGTCCCATTAAATCTATATGCCAGCCATCACTTTGCTTATCAGCCGACAATACTTCTAATTTAGAATTTTGAGTAAATTGAGCATTTTCGATAAGTTGTTCGATATAATGTTCGAATTTTTCCGGAAACGGAATTTTCGATGCTTTTAATTGTTGCGTAAAAATTTCACCTAACGTAATATCTTTTAATGCTTTAATTTGTTCAGAAATTTCTGTAATTTTATTTGACATATATATTCCTTATTTATTTAATCAATGCTTTTATTACTTTTAAGTTACTAGTAACGAAAGCTGTCGGAGCAATTTGTTTACCAATTGCATTTCCATCTTTATCACAAACGAATACTGAATTCTTCTTTTCGTCCATAGCTAATACTTCGGCTTTTGATACAGGAATACCGGCAGTACCTTCAGCTTGAGACGGTACTTTTATAACGGAACCTAAAAAATTAACATAATAGCCAGAATCACCAAAGAATTTAGGATTTACAAGAGATACTTTCATTTTTGCCGGGAATTCTTTATCGCTAGTTCTATCGAGCGCAGCATTTATATTAATTCGAACATTATTCAATTCGTCTTGAGTCAAAAGATTCGTAACGGTAACTGTCGATACGTCTGTTCCTTCTGAATTTTTTACGACAGCTTGATTATAGTTAGTATTTTTATAAACTTCTAAAAATTCATCTAAATCAAACGGAACGTCGACATGGTTATTTTCTAAAATAATATGTTCTTGACTATTAAATACTACTTTTACCGGTACGTTAGAACTATTCGTAAGTCTAATAAACCCCTTACCCGTATCATTCTGAGCATCTGTTTTATTAATCCATAAAGTTTCGACATTATAATTAGCGACAACGCTATTAAGATATTTTAATACACCGATAGCAGGTTCTTCGACTTTATCTAATGTCTCTAAGGATTCTGAAGCTTCGACAGTATCGATTATATTTTGAGCCGTTTTATCGTTAGTATAATCAGCCGGCTTTTCTTTTTTATAAGGAAAATTAACGACCGAGATATAAAAGTTAAGAATATCGTCGGTTTTAATTAATGCCGGTACACTAAAATCAACTATATTTCCTTCACTATTAAAATGAGTCGGAATTCCGTTGATCTCGACATAACTATCGAATGGACCTGTTAACGATACGATATAATTATTATTTTCTTTTCTAGCAGAATTTAATGCAATTGCACTAGGATCTGTTGCCATATTATTAAATATTAATTTTAAATAATATTTTGTATTTTCATGGAACGGTACTTTTTTTTCTTTAAGAACTTCACTAAAGATCTTAACAAAAATCTTATCTTTATATTCTAGAATTTCTTCGGAGATATTTTGTATTTGTTCAGACATGTATATTTCCTTTATTTAAATTAACCGATACGTTTCCACATATTAACGACAATATATGGCGGCATATTATTATGTGGTTGATTTTTACCAGAAGGAGTAATGTTATGAGTATGAGCTCCACTTTCACTTGTTTCTCCTGCCCATGTTTTTGATGCTTTAAACCAAACACGTTGACGAGGATCTCCTCTTTCCGCACAAGGTCCAATCAATTCATTTTTTTCATAATAAAATGCACCATGAACTGAATAGTCATAATTACTTTGCATAGCTCCGACAAAATCACCTGTAATTTCCATCGTACCACGAGTATGAGTATGGCCACCAGCCATTTCGCCACCTCCATGGTTGTGAATAGCTAATTCGTCTTCTGTTAAACGATGTTCTTTTTCGCCGCCGATCTGACCTAGAACAAAATCGTCACTACTATTAACAAGCATACGACCTGCCGGCATTTTTTTCCATGTACCGCCAAAGATAGCAGAAGGCTCAACGTTATTTACGTTCATATAAATAGAACCGACCGGATATAATTGACTAGCCAATCGATTCAACTGATCGAGTGCCGCACTGATCTTCTTATTAAATTGACCGACCGTTACGACGTCGTTTAATTCGACTCCGTCGGCTACGTTACTAATAATACGTTTAGTTTCGCTATTGCCAACCGACATTTGATTAGGAAGCGTAGCGACTGAATCGGCACCGAGAGCTACGCTATTTTCACCAGTTGCCGAAGCATTAACACCGACTGCCGTGCCTTTACCTAAAATCGTATTACCAATCGACATAATCTTATCTTTTAACTTATAAGCAATTGTTGAGGATATTTTAGGTTTTCCGTTCTCGTTAACGACCGAAATATTATCGCCAGCACGTAAACCTTTCATGCCGGTCTTTTCATCAATTTCTTCTTTCGTATATGTTTCGTCACGGCCCATAAATAATTTAGCCGTTTGTGTTTTAGTATGATACTGGCTAAGATCGACTTCGGCATTGATTTCATTATCGCTGCTAATCGTAATTGAATTACCAGCTTTTAATTTATCTTGTTTCGATTCTTTTAAATTTTGAATGTCTTCAAAATTCTGAATCATTTCTTCAGGTTCTTGAATATACACCTGATCGTCTTTATATTTATTATCGGCTTTCGCCTTTTTTAATTGTAATGCTTTTAATACGTTTACTTTTAAAGATTCGACTTTTAATTTATTCACTTAATTAATCCTTTCCTTGTTAATCACTTAACAAGTCTAAACAGATTAATACGATTAGCAAGCATAGATCGTAATGGGTATTTACGATTTTTTATACCTGCAAATTTATATCCTAAATATATACTTTTCTTAAAGTATCGACACCATTGTCGATCGTCTTTAAGACAGAATATATTATTTTTCGTATCGATCGCAAAGAAAAAATCTTTTTGATCGACAATTATTTTTATGTCGCGATAACGTACATATTTACCAAAAATATAATAGGCAAATCCATAACCACAGTTTCGATATAGCCAAGCACATCGACATATATACCGCTGGAATTTTTCTTTAAGCGTAAAATTCTCGTCGAGAACATCGACATATCCCGGCATCATATATCCATCGCCTTTGTTTTCGTAATGATATAAATAATGTTTATTAAAATCATAACGAGCAAACTTCGGCACATTGCCTTCGTATATCATCCAGGCTATATCTAAACAGTTATCGTAAGTTTGCCATAATTTAAATATCTTAGGTAAATTGCCGTACTTATCGGCAAATAATACGACGAACCAGTTCGTTACATAGCATAGTACCATGCAGAGCATATTAGCTCCGCATAGTACTAACCATTTAATATAATATTTACTCCGCATCGTTTTTTTCCTTATATGTGCCGACTTCGCTATTATATTTACTATTAATAAATTTATTAGCAATTTGTGTCGCAGCCGAACCGCCGCCAGTTAAATTAGCTAGCGTATCGTAATGTTGCCAATTATGTCCGGTAATTACTAGATATAATGTAACACCGACTAGTAGTAATAATAACGTAAAGGAAATAACACGAGTATAACTAAGTCCATCGTTTTCAAATAGCATCATTTTAAATATTTTACTCATTTCATATTCTTACCTTTTTTCTCTTTTAATTTAAACTTCACGACATTTAAGTCGACATCGGTAATGCGATCGATAACGTCTTTTGGAAGACTATTAATAATTTCGTTATTATAACGAATTAATTTCATGTTTTCCTTAAAGCTAAATAACTCGGTTAATACTATATAACCATAACATATCCAAGATATAATATCGAATACATCCTGAAAATATAGTATATGAATACTTGTCGGTATTACGATCACATCTAATAAAAATGCGAAAATACTTAAAATACTATATTCGAATAATTTGAAGAGAAAGCCGCGATAAAATACGCGGCTAGATTTTTGCTGTCCCCAGCCTCCCCAAAATACATCGATAATAGTTCGATAATGCCACAAAGGTTTTTTCGAAAAAGTAAGAGCGAACAATCTTAACAACGTATCGATTATTAACATAAAGAATATAATCGTATACATCGTTAAGAATGTTTCGACTGCTTGAGGAGCAATATTATATAATAACGCTAATGCATTTATTAATGTCATTATTCTCCCCTAACTATAAATAAAATAATTATTCACCTTTCAATGCTTTAATAGCATCGAGAATCGGTTGCAAATCGGCTTGAGTAATAAAGCCTTTTTCTTTTAATTTAGTTTCGATATCGTCAAGTTTTAAGTACTTAGCTTCTGCTTGTGCTTGTGTTTCATAAGCACTAAGGTCCGTGGCTGTGCCACTTCCGCCAGTACTTTTAATAACGAGATGTGGCGTATGTTCTGAATCTTCGCCAATAACTTCTTCGAAATGAATACCGTCGCCAGCTTGAAGATATGTTTGAACATGTGTAGGTAAATCAATCGTATTGAGTTTATTTCCTAAACGTTCAACAACCTCATGTGCGCTAAGCAAATAACGTGCTGTCGGATCACTTGCGATGCCCTTTGTATCTTTAAGAATGATATCCGGATTATTTACGTAATAAAATTTTTTAACTTCAGCCATTATTAAGTATACTCCTCATATAAATCCCCGCCATTACGGCGGGGAACATAGCTATATAATATATTTAAATTAGTCGGCTTCGACTGCAACACCAGTACCGCTATTCGCCATAGATTTCCATTCGGTACCATTATAGAATACCGGAACATTTAAGTCGGTATCGTAGTACATTTGGCCAGCTACAGGAGCAGCAGGACGATCGGTAGTCGCGCCAGACTTAACTGTCAATTGTTGAATTTTTGTTTCGAGTTCAGCAATTTTAGCTTCATATACAGTTTTAAGAACTGCATCGGTTTTAAGAGTATATGGACTTAAATCGACAGATACACCAGATGCTGTTAATGTTTTAGTGTTAGAATCATAAGATAAACCAGAACCAAAAGTAAGAGCATCTTGTTTTGCTGCTACGGCAGCACTCGTAGCAATAGCATCTTCGATATTTTCAGTCGTTACGTATTGACCTTTAGGAGCATAGTAACCATCGGCCGTTTCTTTATCGAGATAACCTTTACCTGCAATAGCTGTATTAATAGCATTTGTAAAAGTCGGAGTCGTTGCTAACGTATCGAGTTCGCTACGTAATACGTAATCGCCTTTAGTTTGATACAAACTAGTCGCAGCACTTACGTCAAGTTTATTTGCGATAGAGGTATTTACTTCGTCAATTTTAACTTTATTTTTACCGATTTGATCGTCGACATATTCAATAGTCGCATAATTACCTACGCCTTGATATAAACGATCGGATTCATTTTTAGTAATATAACCATCTTTAAGAGTATTAGTTAAATCTTCACGAGTTAAGTAATTACCTTTAACTTGGAAAATGCCTTTAAGAGTTTCGAGATTAGTCGCAAGTTTAGCATCGATAGCAGCATCAGTTTCTTGAGCTGTCATCATGTCGTCTTTAATACGAGCAATTTCAGTGCTATATACGTTATGAACCCAATTAGCAAAATCAATCTTAGTTTGATAAGAATTTGCAGCTGCTTCAGACGCATCATTAATAGCTTTTTCTAAAGCAATCTTAGCCGCAGCTAATGCATTCTCTTGTGCCGTAATAGCTGTATTAAGCGTTTGTTTTGCATCTTCGAAATCGGTAGTCGTTACTTTACCAGCTACTTCATCTTTCGTAGCTTTTTTAGCCAATTCGGAAAGAATAGATTCGACAGAAGATTTATTATCGTTAACACCGGATTGAATATTAGCAATAGTTTGAACAGCATCTTTTAATGCGTCCAATTTATTATCGACAATACCTTCGACTTGAGTTTGAGTCAAGCCAGAACCACCAGCAGCAATAGTTGCATTATCTAATTGTTGTTTAGTAGCAAATGTGTCGTCAGCATATTTTTTAAGTTCAGTAGCTTTCGCACCGATTTCAGTCGTTACATCAGCTTTCTTAGCGAAAGTTTCGGCATCGGCTTTTGCGACATATACTTCGCTTAAGCCACCTACGGCTGCTGCGATATCTTCTGTTACTTTTTCAGATTTAGCATAAGTAGCTAAGTCGGCAGTATGAACCAAGGTATCTTTATCGAGGCCGTTAATCAAAGCTTCATTAGCATTAGCTTTAGTTTTAACTTCTTCTAAAGAAGCAGCTGTAGCATATTCACCCTTAGGTTGATAATCACGATCGCCAGCTTCTTTAGTTACGTATTCGCCTTTTTCTTGATATCCAGCTAACTTAGCAGTGAGTTTAGTATCGATTAAATTAGGAACAGTAGCTGTTTCGAGAGTATTTAACTTTGTATCGATTTCGGTAGCTTTTGCTTCGAACACAGACTTATCAGTTTTATCGGCAAGAGCACTTACGTCGGCTTTGCTTAACAAATCAGAAGCTACTTTATCAGCTTTTGTTTGAACTGCAGTCAATGCACTTACATCAGCTTTGTCAGCAAGTTTTTGATTAAGTTTAGCTTCGCTAATATATTTTTCTTGAGCGACGATACCGTCGACAACTTCTTTAACTTTATCGGCAACAGCTTGTGCATCCAGGCTAGCGCCTGTACCAGCACCACCGTTAAGAGCAAGATCGTTAACTTTAGTCGTTAATTTGCCAAGATCTTCGACAGCTTTATCAGTCTTAGTTTTTAATTCTTCGAGGCCTGCAGCGTTCTCAGTTGCTTTAGCTTTAGCTTGTTGAGCAGTCGTATTGACTTCACGAACAGCGGCATCTGCTACATCTTTAGCAGCTTGAATATCTTCAGCTACCTTAGTTTTGTCAGCTTTATCGCCAAGTTTAGATTCGACGTCAGCTTTTTCTGCATATTCAGCAAGAGCAGTTACGTCGGCTTTTGTCGCAAGTTTTGCATTAACTTCGTCTTTAGTAAATACTTTATTTAATTTATCGAGAACAGTTGTTAAATCAGCGTGACCTGCTAATTGTTGAGCTAGATCTTTTAAGGATTGAAGAGTAGTTGGATCTAAAGAACCGATAGCTTGTACTTCAGCTTTAGTAGCGTATTCGCCTTTAGGTTGATATGCTTCGTCGGCCACAGCTTTAGTTACGTAATTAACGAGAGCAGCTTCGACTTCTTTAGCTTTAGAATCGGCTTCGGCAGCTTTAGCTTTGGCTTCGGTTACGGCTTCGCCAGTCTTAGCTTCGGCTTTAGCTTCAGCCGCAGCAGTCTTAGCAGCTTCGACAGCTTGAGCTAATTCTTCTTTAGCTGCTTTTAAAGCTTCTTTAGTTGCTAATGGTTCGAGAGCAGTAGCATCGGCTTTGCTTGTAAGAGCAGTATTTGCTTTAGCAGCTTCTTTTGCAGCATCGGTAGCAGCTTGTTTAGCTTCGGTAACTTCGGCTTTCGTAGCCTTTTCTTCGAGTGCTGTATTAACAGCTTCTTGATCCGCCTTACGGCTTAATGCTTTTTCGTTTTCTACTTTAGCTTGTGCCGCATCAATTTTCATTTTAGATACATCGTCAGCAATACCTTGTACTTTAGCATCGTTCAATGTATCGGCAGATTTACGAGCAGCAACTTCAGCAGCAACAGCAGCTTTATTTGCATCAGCTTCAGCTTTAAGATTATCCAAAGCTGTTTGATCAGCTTTTGTTGCTAAAGCCGTAGCATCAGCTTTCGCCTTTACTTCTTCTTTAGTAGCTAACGGAGTTAAATCGCTAGCATTTGCTTTTTTAGCAAGTTCAGTTTCGATAGCAGCTTTATCGGCTTTATCGGCTAAATCAGATTTTTTAGCATATATAGCTTCGACTTCAGCAGTTTTAGCATATGGAGTTAAATCAACAATAGCTTTTACTTTTTCAGTAAGTTCTGCAGCTTTAACTACGTCGTCGGCGTTAGCTGCTTTAGCGATAGCTTGTTCAAGATCAGTATCTTTATCGTTAAGTTTTTTAATTAACTTATCGATAGCTGTTTTATCATATACTTTATCTTTATCAGCTTTCTTAGCAATTTCGGCAATACTATCTGGATTATCTTTTAAAAGATCGATCGCATCTTTTAATGTTTTTAAATCTTGAGCAGACACGCCGCCAGTAGCCGTTTCAAGTTCAGCTTTAGTCGCGAATTTAGCATCGGCAGCTTGGTCAGCTTTACCTTGTGCTTCCGTAATTTTTTCGTCGACTTTAGCATCGGTAACGTATTCGCCTTTTGGTTGATATTGAGCAGCCGCTTCGACTTTACTCAAGAATGTGATTACGTCTTGTGCTTGTTTAGCAGCAAGATCGGCAGCTACTTTAGCTACAGCAGCTTGGTTAGCTTCAGCTAATGCTTTATTCGCAGTAGATGTTGCTTTATTTTCAGCCGCTTGTTTTGTTACGTTTTCGACAGCTTTATTATCGACAGCTGGTTGACTACCAGAATTATTATTATCTGTATCGATAGTCAAACCTTTACGAGCTGGGTTATAAAGACCGAAGTATGCACGGGTAACAATTTTTTTAGACATTCAAAAATCTCCTTAATTCCAATGAATGATTTCGGTAGATAAACGATTGCGTAAATCGTTCGTTGCTTTATCTAAATAATCGTCGACATGTTGTTTAATATATTCTTGTAAACCGTCGCCGATTACTCTTAATAGTTGATCGAGAGTTGGTTGATAAATACGTTGATTAACTTGATCGACATACTTAATTAATTCATCTCGTACCGTATCTCTAACCTGATTAAAATCAGGCTTCTTTTTTAAAGCTTCAAGAAGATCGGTATAAGTATTAATAGTTCCGTCTTGTTCAAATTGTTTAATCGTATCAGCCCAATATTCAAAATCATGAATATCGGGTTTATTATTTACGACACGAATCACTTCGTTTAATTTATAAACAAGATATTTAATACTCGTTTCGTTTAATGAAGCTTGTTCGATAAATTGCTTCATTAGCGTTACCTCATAATTACATTAATTAAAATTAATTTACTGTCATTAGAACGTATCGAGCACTCATCATTATTCTTGATAACGGTAACACCTTTAAAAGCATTTTCGCCTTCTTTTAATGATTGTACCGGTATAATAATATCGCCTATATTCTTATTATCATACATAGCCGATACGACAATTTCAGCTTTATCTTTTAATAAATATACAGAGTAAATTCCATCATAACAAGAAGTAAAGCAGGTGTCGTCAGAAAACAGCACCTGCTTATCATTTGATAATAAAATGTTATTTAATTCTAACGTATTATTACCATAAGTAATAATATTATTTTTAATAAAAGATTTACCGCCTATTCGTAGATCTTTTACAAATAAATTGTCAACATTTAATGTATCGATTGTATTGTTTTTAAGGATGTACTCTGATGTTATATTACCATTCGTAACGCCATTAGTTTTTAGATAATCCGAAACTTTTTCTTTTGATTTCGTCATAATGTCATCGACATCATTACACAAATTCATAATCGTTTCGTTTAACGCATCTAACGATAAATTTTCCACAGATTATATACCTCTAACGATAATAAATAGCAACTAAATTAGAATGATCGATAAACAGCATATCGTCAAGAATTTCGAAGTCGATTCCGTTTATAGAATATCGACCATCTTCATTTAATACGAAATACGTAATTATATTTGTTCTTTGTCTAACTACTAATAATAATTCGATAGTGCCATTTAAATTGATTGCCGAATTATTGTATGATAATGTATTCCATCGATATGAATTACCACGGGCTATCATTAATTCTTTATTATTATAAGAATTACCGACGAGAATATTACCGCCTATCATTACTTTATTCTCATCGATATTAATATTGCCACTAATACTATTAACAGATACTGTGTCGACATTATAATCAGACGATATATTCTTTTTATAATAATTATCTTGGAATTTATAATTCATTAATGAGAAATCGACAATTTTTTTAACAATAGTATCTTTAGATTCAGCAAAATAATCTTGAATTTCAGATATTTTGTTTTGAATATCGGTCAAGGTAACGTTATCTTTATTTAATGTTTGAATCATTAGCGTTACCTCTCTTTCTTATAGTATATTGTTTATCACAAATAATCTTATTATTTTCGATTTTAAAATCGTCGCAAATAAAATTTTTACTATGATAATTAATAAGATATGGTTTATTAATCGTATCTTTAATAACGATATAATATTCGCCTTTAACTAAGTCGCCAGTATATTCTTCGAATTTAGGCAACAATATATCGTTATCATATTTTAATTTTTTATTATCGTATATTAATGTATCATTAAAAACTAAATCATGTTTATTAATCTTAATAGATGTGTTATCGATACTGTTATCGTTAATATATATATTCTCATCAACAATAATCGTATCGACATCTAAATTTTTAATCGTCTCGTTAGTAGAATATGCCATTTCATTAATATCGAGTGACGTTAAATAACCATCGATATGAATAGCAGATGATTCTAAATTATTAATTCTATTGATTAAATCGTTGAGGTTATTTTTTAATGTATTTAAATCTAACGCCATTTTATTGTATATTCTCCGCAATTCCACCATAAATGATTATAACTACTATGATGTTTTCTTCTTTGACGATAAATTTCATTTACATAAAATTTATAATCATATGGATTAAGTTCTAAACGTTGAATAATTGTATGATTTTTATCCCAAGCATAATAGTTAAAAAATGATACAGATAAGTTTGAAGGTGGACCATCATTAGGATCATTCCATGGTTTATAACCACGCAAGAATGCATTATGAACTAACATAAATACTGGCTGGTAATTCCAACCATTATATATATAAGCATAAGCTTCGTTCCACTTATCATAATTTTCTTTATTCATTTCTTGATTACTACGCCATTGTGGAAGTTTAACATAATTACGATAATTATTTGTCGTAATGATAGTTTTATTAGTTACTAATCCATAAGCATTAAATTCTAATAATGTTTTATCTCCACGTTTAATAGTAAACGGAAATGCTTCGATAGAATATTCATCGATGTTAAACAATGTACTAATCGATCCTTGTGTAAAATTAATACAAGGATTATCTCCAGAATTAATAATTAACTTACCGTTAGTTTCTGGATTATCGTATCTGATAAAATCATTAACCTCGCTTAATTTAACAAATCGATTATTACATTCATCTTTCGTATAATAATTTGCTAGTGTCGAATTAACTAAATTTTTAAGATCATCGATACTCTCGGCAACTTTATCATTAAGATAATGTTTCATATTTTCAAGACGAGTATTGTACTGATTAATTAAATCTTGAATAGCATTACCTGAAATAGTCTCGTCGAATTGAATTAGAGAATCTATGATTTCGTTTATTTTTTTAACTTGTAAAAAAGTCGTTACTTTATTTTTTAAATGTTCGATCATCGCCATAACACCTTCAAAATCTTTCCGAAATCACGACTTTTATTACCGTCATAATCTTCGCCTACCCAACCTGTTTTTGCTGTTAGCATAATATAAGTTTTCGTAACTTCTAAACCAGCTGTAGCATATGGTGTAAAAAATTTAATCGGTACTTCAGCACTGCACATGTATACATATGACGGAGCTAATTTATGTTCGTTTTGTTTATCCCAATAGGTAAAATCAGACGTCGTATTATCGACAATGATAATTAAATCATTCCAACTAGATGGTAATGATACGGTACCACCTACGTTATCGACGCGACTATTCTCAATAATATTCCAAGTTGCCGGAATATATTTACGTTCTATTAATTTAAACAGATTGCGATTCAGTGCGCGTTCTGTTCCGTCATTAATATTTTTAGCAAATAATTCTGATCCGTCTGGATTAATCATTTTAAGCCAATCGCCATCCATAATAATTTTAACGCCATTAATTGTCATTAAAATATTATCACTTTTATGAGCATTAATAACAGCATTATTCATTGTTAATGTATGGTTTAAAATCCAATCGGTAGCTTTCGATATAAAATTATCTTTATTAGAACTATTTAAATAACGAGCATCGTCTTCTGATTTCGTAAAATAATTCTTTATTTTTTCTAGCCAACTAGCTTTTTCATCGGCTAACGACTTATTAATTTCTTTTCGAGCCGTATTATATTCTCTATTAATATCGTTAAACTTATTAATAAATTCACCAGCCGTAATATTATTCGTATTATTTTCTTGTTCTAATACATTATATTCATCGATAATCTTATTAATTTCTTGCGTAGCTTTTACCGACGTAGATTGATCTTTCATTCGTTCCATGAATATATCTCCTTATCGATAAAATACTTTATAAATCGTACCGTTCCATCTATTAGATTCTAACTTGATATAATTGTTTGTTAAATTAATATTACAGTACGATGGATTGTATCGTTGAATGCCTAATGACAATTCTATTAATATATGATCGATATACATATGATCATTATCAACTCTATCTGTATATTTCATAAGAATTAATAATTGATTAGCATCGTCGTTAACAGCATCACCATAATATACAGATTGACCAACGCCTAAATTACGACTATTAGGCAATTCAATCCAGTTACCTGGACTAATTCTAGAAATACCGGTAACGACTTCTTGTCCGTTATTATATACGACATTATCTCGTATTTCAAATACGTTATGGCCATTATTCGTTACTTTTAAAACCCCAGGACGAATTTCTAATGAACCGTCAGGAAACGTAATAACTGGGCCTGATGTATTATTTAATTCGATAGATTTACCGACGTTTAAATTTTTATGTAACGTAATATCTTGATCTTTTAATAAAAAATTACTTAAATCTTGTATGCGATCGAATAAAGCATCGCTTTCATCTTTCGTATAATATAATTTAATCTTATTCTTTATTAGTTCGATAGCGACAGCTAAATTATCTTTAGCATTTTTAATAGCATTGCGAATATCTCGCATAGCATTTTCTATATAGCTACCAATATTTTGTTTAGTCGATCTATTATCAGATAATTCTTTAAGTCTATTAATTTCAGCATCGAATTCATTAATCTTGGCATTTATTTTTTGTAAGCCAATTTGCCGAATTAATTTTTGAATCATACAGTATCACCATGTTCAATAACATTACTCATTTGAGTATTATAATATAAAACATATCCTCTTTCAGGATATACGCTTCGTAATAATACTTGAGAATCTGTTACTTCAGAAGTAATTGTCGAAGCTTTTTTTATTTGACCGTCGTAAATTACGACCTTAACGACTTCGGCATTCGGTAATTCTAACGTGAGTTGATAATCATCGGTAGCATTTTTAACCCATTTGTTAGAACCAAATTCTACTTTTTGAAGAACAATGCTTTGATTAATTTTATCAACAACAGCATTAGGTAAAATATTTTTTCCATTTCTAACTAAAATCTCCCAGTCAATACCATTAAATCGATAAATAGAACCGGCTGTATCGCCACTATTAACTGCAGCAATATCACCTAATACTGCATCGGGATATGTCGTAAATAAATCGGCGACAGTATTAACACTTTGTTTCCAACAATTTGTATCGGCAGCCTTTGTTAATGTCGTCAATAATTCATCACGCAATAAAAAATCTTCGACAGGATGCCCCATAAACTTACGAGTATCTTCACTTAAATCGCTACGGTCAGAATTACCGGAACGATCAGAAAGAATTGCATGCTTTGGGATCCATTTTTTAAACTTTTGTTCGAGAGTTTCGCCGTCGCTAAATACGACTTGATCGGCTGTGGTGCTCGGATTAAATAAATCTTTACCACCAGTACCGTTCTCGACAAGAACTTTACCTTTTATATCAGCCATAATTAAATGTCCTTTTCATTAATTTTACAAAAAAATATCTAATTTACAAATTTATATTACATTCAAAAAAAAGAGCTTGTCATTAAGACAAGCTTACTTTTTTAACTTTTAATTTAGAATTCGATTGTTTTTCGCCATCGAATAAAGCAATGTGTCCTGCTCGAATAATTCCGATATTCTGTAAATATATCGAGCTAAAGATAATCAAATCTATAATGACGCCACCGCCGACATCGCCTTCACAGAACGCCATAAGATTGCCTTTACGATCTTTTCGTTCATCGATCTTAGTAATCTTAATCGGAACTTTAAATACATCGTGCCCGTCTTCATAATCAAACCATTCTGGCGTACATGTTACTGGGCAACTTAACGATTGCATTTCATAATCCATAATTACGTCTTCATTAAAAGCGTCGACATCTAACGGTTCGATTTTTTTATCTTTACGAATATCATGAAATTCATTTAATAGCTCGTTACGGTTAGTCTTATAGTTATCAAAAGCACCCGACATAATTAAAGCTTCGCCGACACGTTTATTAAAAGCTTTTTTACCTATTTTATTTAAAGCATCTTCTAACGATGTATATGGTCTATTATCTACAATAGCTGGGATAGAAGATTCACCAACACCTTTGATGGACCCAAGACCAAATAAGATATTATTTCCATCAGGAGTAAAATCAATATTAGATATATTGATGTCCGGAACTTTAACATCGATACCTTCCTTTCTTATCATCGGGATATAACGTAACAAATCTTCGGTAGCTTGCATCGATAAGAATGCTGAATAAAATTCTACCGGATAATATAACTTTAACCATGTTGTTAACATACTAGTAAATGAATAAGCTACAGCATGAGAGCGATTAAAAGCATAGCTACTGAACCCAGAAATATATTCAAAATAATATTTCATTTCTTCTGAAGTATACCCATTAGTTAATGCACCTTTAATTTCTGGACCATATTTACCTTTAGGGTCATACCAAGGAGCTTTATCATCATTTTCCCAGCCTTCAGGACCTTCACAATTTTTCTTGCCATATATATGACAACGTTCCATAAATGGCATTAAATCCACACGTTTCTTTGCCGTAATTTTTCTAGTAATTGAGTCGGCTTGATTATCATCAAATCCAGAAACTTGCTTAGAGATCTGCATTAATTGCTCTTGATATGCAATAACTCCATATGTTGTATCCAAAATATTTTCAATACCATGAATAGGATATTCAATTTTAGATTTACCATTTTTGCATGCTATATATTGCTTATCAAGACCTGCAGTAAGAGGACCAGGTCGACCTAATGCCGTAGCAGCTGCTATGTCGTCAAATGCTGTTGGTTTCATACTTATCAACATATCTTTAAACATATCTGATTCTAACTGGAATACACAATCTGTTTTAGCACATGCTAACATATCGTATAATTTTTTATCTTCGATATTAAAATTATTATATAACCAATTAACATCTTTACCAAGATGATTTAATGTCTTTTCTATAATCGATAATGTTTTTAACCCAAGGATATCGAGTTTTGCCGTACCTAATTCTTCACATTCGACACCGGTGAATAATGTAATCATAACACCATTTTCATCGGTGCGTGTCGGAAAATAATCGTCGACACGACAAGGCATAGCTAATACGCCAGAAGCATGAACACCAAAATTACGTTTAAGACCTTCAAAGTTTCGAGCTAATCTGAACAATTCTTTATTTTCAGATTCTAATTTTTGCCATTTTTTATATAAAGACTTTTCACTTTCATTGCCGTCTTTTAAAGCATCGTAATCTTTAAACTTAGGTTGTGGTGGCACGACATCTTCAAAATCATCAATTTGTTTACTTAATAAATTCATTTTTTCAAACGGAATTTTTAATGCACGTCCAACATCTTTCAACCCAGATTTAACACCTTGTTGTGTATAAGTACCAATATGTGCTACATTCTCAAAGCCGTATAAATCTTTAATATGTTCAATAACTTTATCACGTCCAAAGTAGCTAAAATCACAATCTACCTTTGATACCCTAGCTTTCGCTATATTTATTAGGGAATAGACCATATCTTCACCATATTTTTATTTTTTTAAAATAAAAACTTAGGCTGCTCCATTTCGGGCTTATTGCCCTACGTCCCTTTGGACTGGTCGTTGAACGTTCCTCTATTCGAGGCTTCGCTGCTGATTTTCCAATCTTATCTTTTTTTATGCATATCACACTTTTGCTTATTTCATCAATATGTTGTAGCAAGATAAGCTCTAAGGATATTCCAGCAATTTAGAGCTCTTTAAACTTTAGATTTCTCTAAAGCACGACTATTGTTTAAATTGCATAAGTCTAAATATCTTTGATATTTTCTATCCAAGTATATTGTTGCATTTTTATATAATAAATCCAAGATCTTTTGTGTTTTTAAATTTCCACCAAACTCTAAAGACATAACTTCTTGATAATCTTTTCTTTTATAATATTTATTAGCAGAAAAACCAAGTTTTTCTTTTATATAATTATTAACAAAATCAAGAAATTCTTTAGTTGAAACTAATTTAAAAGCATAGCTGTTATTCTTCTCTGTATTGGTATGAGCAATAGAACCATTTCCATCAAAATATCCTCTTATAAAATCAGCTGTAAAATTATTTAATAACTTTATATCTGGAGGATTTAATATATTAGTTTTGTGTTCTACAAAATTATATTTTAATAAATCGTTAAACATAATTTTTGAACTATATATTAACCTGCTATAATTATTATTAGAATATGAATTTTTTGTTGCTTTATATGTTCTTATTGGATAATCACTATCTAAACTTTTATTAAGTTTTTCTAAGTGTCCAATATCACAACTAGATAAAGCAATTCCAATTTTATAGGAATTGTCACGTTTTGTTATATAACCATCGGCAATTAAAAATCCAAGCCAATAAGCTTTTTCTTCAGTATCAATTTGATTGAAAAAGCTTTCATTAAAAGAATATTTTGAATTAGCTTTTCTATGAGATCTTGCACCAATATTTTTGCTAATAAAATAAGAAACTTGTCCAGGTCTAAGACCAAGTTTATTAGCAATATATGGAGAACCATGTTTTTTGTTATACAAATCTACAATTTTATCTTGTATTTCTTTTTTTAGTTTTGACATATATGTTACCTCGTATTTATATTGATTTATAAATAGTATAACATATAAAATTAATTTATGCAATTTTATAATCTGGTAAACCCGTTCTATCAATAGTTAAAAATCTACCAAACAGTAAATCATATTTAATAGGATCAATATTTTTTGTTATACCAATACACCACAAAACTAAACTTCCACAAGCTGATCCACGTCCTTGATTAGTCATAATATCATTATTATCAGCCCATTTAACATATTCACGAACTATTAGCATATAATCGGCGAAATCTTTATAATTAATAATATTTAATTCGTAAGCCAATCGCTTTTCATAAGTAACAATGTCATCAGCGATATATTTATATCGTTTAGCTAATTTATATAAACCTTTATAAGCAAGTTCACGCAATTCTTTTTTAGTATTATTGGAATTAGGAAGCTTTGGCATTAACGGAGTTGAACTACCTAACGTTACGTTTTCGACCATATCAGCAATAACTTGTGTATTATTCATAGCTTCGAGATATAAAGCATATTTTTTTAATGCCGTCTCACGATCGGTTTCGGTTTTATTAAGAATACCCTTAAAACCAGCTTGCATTTCTTCTTCGCTTTTAAGCCAATAATTATGATCATATTTCATACGATTAGGATTATATATATCAGTACCAGTGCCGATACACACTAATACGTCATGATCTTTATTATCTGCTTTCAGCACGTAATGTACATCGCTAGTAGCTATTAAAGGAATATCATATTTATCATGCATTTCCATATAAAAATTATTAACGTTAACTTGATCGTTAAAATTATTAGGTTGCACTTCTAAATAAAATCGATCTTTAAAGATATCTTTATATTCTAATAATATAGTTTCAGCTAATTGTTTATCACCGCTATTTAAAGTCTTAGCTGCCATATTAGCAACACATGCCGTCGTACAAATAACACCTTCGCTATATTTACGAAGCATTCCCATATCGAATAAGAACCGTCCGTTATATGTACAAACTTTAGCCGCTTCACTTTGTAATTTTATTAGATTATTTAAACCAGTTTGATTCATAGCTAATAAAATTAAATGATATTGACGTGTATCATACATAAAGGGTTTAATGCGTTCTTTAACTTCTTTAATACCTTTAAAACCTTTTTTCTTCGTAATAACAGCTTGTGCTTCTTCTTCGGTAACGACACCTTCACGAAAAGCATCGGTAGCTGCATCAGCCCAACGACTATCAACATCTTTAGCTAATTCTTCGGCACACCATGTTTGATAACCTTCATAGCCTAAGATAGGTTTAATGCCTTGCTTTTGACATTCTTTTTGAAATTCATAAATACCGCCCATATGATTATGGTCAGTAATTGCTAAACTTGTCATACCTAGTTCTTTTGCTCTCGATACTAATTTAGGTATATGACAATAGCCATCTAAAAAGCTATATGCTGTATGCACATGTAAATGTGTAAACATCGATTATTCCTCCTTAACAATCTTATCGATTCGTAATGTGTATAACTTAGGCTTCATAAAGTTCTTAGTTATATCGCCAATAATACGAACCCTGTCTCCTTGTCTAAAGCCAAGATCTCCAGCACCCCAGTGCCAAAAATCGATTTGTTTTTTGCCGTCGAATAACGTATATTTAATATTCTTATCGTTATTCTTACTTACGCTTATCGACGTAATCGTTAAGTCCTTAATACAGATTTTAGGCTTTTCAAACGATACGTTATCATATGCTAATAAATAAAATGAATTATATGCTTCTTTCGTTAAATCTGATAATGTGAAATAAATAAGTTCGTCGTCTTTACTACGAGTAGATTCAACTACTTGACATTTAGCTAATTCATTAATTTTATCGGTTAACGATTGCTTAAATTCTTCGACCTTATCATTATAGATAGCAAAGCCGCAAGCGGCTGCATGTCCACCAAATGAATATACATTTTCATCGTTAGCTAATAATATATTTAACGGATATGAATTACTTCGTGCAGAACCATGAATTAATTGCTCTTGATCATCGATACCGACAAACGAAGGCAATCCGCTATAGTCTTCTAACTTACCAGCTAGTATACCGAGTATGCCTAATGGAGCATTATCTAAAGCAACTAGCGCAATATTGCAATCTTCATCGTAACTTTCGTTATAAGCTTTCTTAATAATATCAGTATATTCTTTAGTTAATTCTTTACGTTGATTGTTATATGCTTCGACATTATTACATACATCTTCAGCATCTTCACTAATATCTAATAATTCAATCGAAGATTTAATATCGAATAATCGAGCACAACTATTAAGACGAGGAGCTAAATCCCATGATACGAATTCACTATTCATTCGAGGCGAACCCATATTCTTAACGAACTGTCTTAATGTGTTAGGTACATTACCTTCATTAATTTGTTTAAAGCCTTTTTGTACGATAGCTTGATTAACGATACTAGCCATTGGCATTACGTCGGCAATCGCTCCGATAGCGGCTAAATAAATTAATTTATTCGTATGATAATAATTATAACCTAGTGTTCGTTCGATAGCTCGACAGAAATACAAAGCGATTTCAGCACCACATAAAGCTTTAGCCCAATGATCATTTTCAGTGATATGCTGATCGACTATCATCGTGTCTGGCAAAACTTCTTGAGGTAGATGATGGTCGGTGATAATAATCGGTATATTATACTTTTTACAAAGTTCAGTTTCTTCGACTTTAGTAATACCGTTATCGACCGTAATAATTAATGGCTTTAATTGACATTTATATCGTTCGTTAATCTTTTCAATAAAGTCAATACTTAAGCCATAACCATCACTACGTTCTGGAAAGTATACTTCACTATAATTTTTAAATTGTGCTAAAAAGCGTTTCATTATAGTGCCACTTGTCATGCCATCGACATCATAGTCGGCATAAACAAAAATATCGCGCCCTTGTTTTAAATAATCAACGAATAAGGACGCAGCTTCGTTAATATTAATAATCTCGTTAGTTTCATCGATGTTAATGATTTTATCTTGATCGTATAAAATATTATATGCGTCGTCCAATGGAATTTGTTTTAATTCCAAAATTTGGGCGACTAAATCATCAACTTTTAAGCGAGATCTGTACTTATCTTTACTTATCATAAGTAACCACCTTTCTTTATTATTATAACATATAGACATAAAAAAAGCGAGTAGCTTTCGCTACTCGTTTCTTTTTTTGCGTCGATTAATATCTTTACCCGTAAGTTTCTCTAGCTTATTTAAAGCACCACGACGAATCTTACGATATGTTTGAATATCGACGCCAATCTTATTAGCTATTTCGACTGGTTTAGCATTTTCAGCATATACCATAGCTAATATTAAACGTTCTGTTGGGGTAAGGTGAGAAAATAGATCGTTACATATTTCACCATTAATCCATAGGTCGCTAAAATTTCCATCATCGTCGACAACAATTTGATCGAGAAGATCGGCTTTATGCATCGTTAATGAAGATAGATTACTTACGCCGATATCATTCATATCAGATCGATCGTAGGAATTATTAATTCGATCTTTTAGATGTGCTTGAATAAATCTAAATAATTCATATCGAAATACATATGTTAAATATGCATTAAAACTACGATTCGTTTTTTTATATTTCATGACCATAGTCGAGAATAATGTTTTTAAATCTTGTTCAACATCACATTGTTTAGCATAGTTATCACGAATTAAACTTAAACTACGATTCACTTCGGCATATTCTTCTTTATTAAGATGCCAATTTTTAAATACTTTAGAACGTAGATATTTATTAGCGATATATAAGCCGATAAATTCTCGAGATACTTTATTATTAAGATAAATCTTATCTTCTAATAATAGATCGCGAAACATATTTAAAAATGGTTCGAATCGAATTAATAGTTCTTGTAATAATTCATCTCGACGTCGAGGATCAGTATTATGACTTTGGCATTCTAATACTAATGAATCGACTTCTTCCCAAGCTTCTCTTTGTCCGTCTAATATTTTACGTTCGGACATTATTTTTTCTTTTTAGTCTTTCTTTTTAATTTTTTAATCTCATCGAGAGACATCCATTGTCCATCGTGAAATTGTAAACATTCGAGTTTCAATTCTTCATATTTATATTCGAAAAGTTTTTTCTTGAGATTAAAATCGACAGTAACCTTGCCTTTGATATCGATAACACGAATACTTTTATCTAAGTTAGTAATTACGAAATCAGCAATATAATTTATCGGTAAAATTTTTTTACCGTTTTTTCTAAAGCCAGGTTGTAATTCATAAGTTACTTGGCGTTCAAATCCAAGAATAGCTTTTTCTTTTAGTTTTTCTTTAAGGTAAATATAATAACTAGCTTCCATTAAACTATCAAATTTAATACCGTCGACATATGGTTTATATGAAAAATATCGACTCTTTTTAAGTTTATCTTTAACTTGTGGAAGCTCGAAGCTTTTGATCAACTTTTTCTTTTTATATTCTTTCCATAAAATATGAGTATCTCGTAAAGCTTTCGTTTTATATTTACATCCGTCTATTTCATATGGCATGTATATTACTTTCCGGTAAATGTACGAGATATCTCTGGGATAAATCGACATTTACTCGATTCTTCTCGAACCGGGAAATATATATTATTAGCAATTCCTTTTAACACATTATTAGCAATGAAATTAAGACGTTCTATTGAACTAATATCACGATATGCTATGAATGTATTATTAGTCTTAGGATAATAAAACATAACACCACTTAACTGAAAATCAAATGCATCATATGCAGCTTTCCAGTCGAGGCTACATTTGATATCGCTATCGCATTTGTCTTGGTTGAATGTTTGATCGAATACTGGATAAAATAAAAAATATTTTCCGTTTTTATAAGCAATTGGTCCGATATCGACTTCGATTTCGCCTTCGTCGAATGTTAATGTATGTATATGGCCTATACTAATAATATTAATTTCCTGAGAAGAACAATAGTTATATAATTTATCTAGTCTTGCAAGTCCGCTAATAACATCTTTTGGTTTAATACGATGCGGCGCATTTTCTAATTCTTTATCCAAAAGTTTCGACATTTCAGGCATGCCGATAATTTGTTTAGAATAAATGCTGCCTAAAAATACATATGCAATCTTTAATAAAGACGAGCGTATAGTGCGCTCGTCTATCGGAATTGGCGTATTATATTTTATATTGTAGAACCAAGGACTATCAAGATAATCTAAAAATTGTTCACTTGTTATTTTCATAAATCATCAATGCTACTTTATATGACTCATAAAATAATTGATCGGGACTACTTAGATTAGGACGTAACAAAGGAACATCTGTTTCTTGACCTAATAACGATTCGCATGACTGAGTAATTTTAATACAAAAATCTTCGAATATCATATCTGTTCCTTCTGGAAGATCTGACGTATCGAAACAATCTTTAAAGTAATCACGTACATTAAATAAATCTTTATAGCTGTCGATTGTCATATCATCTAATAAGATACGACGAACGGCATACATTAAAGATAATTTTAATATATCGAATACGACAGGCTGTGTACCAAATCTAGCATCACATAATGTTTTTAATATCGGTATCCAAATACCGACAAAGTTTTCTCGTTCGACAGTTGTCGGAACATGACTAACTTTTTCCATCATATAGTCATAGAAAACTTGATATGGACTTAATACTGTCTCAGACATTTTAACCTCTTATAATATTATTAAAACGTTCACTATCTTGTAATGTACATTCTGTTACTTTGGAATATTCTGGAATAAAATAATAGAATGTACGACCTTTAAATTCACTGCGTTTATTCTTAGCCCAATAGACTTCAATAATAGGCTGAATTTCTTCTTTACCCTCTCGAGTATAGAATACTTTAGCACTATTACTATTTTTACTTACGTCGTTATGGACTAAGAACGTAACGCTGGCATCATATTGTAATCGTACCGTATCTTTTAAATCGTCTAGGCTAGGACGACCACCATGATTTAATTTACGTAAATGTGCCGTACCGAATACTGGAATTTGTAAATCAGTATTAGCTAATTTTTTAAGATCTTCTGATAAAGATTCATACTTGTTTTTAATATCTTTAAAATCTTTATTTTTATAACGCAAATCAGATATAGAATCGATACCGATTATAATATTATTTTTGTCGTCGAGCGATTTGACAAACTCCTGAGCCTGTTTTGCATGTTCGACGATATCTTCGTACGTATGCAATTTAGTGCCGTCGGTCATCATAAATTGATGGCTCTGCTCCTTTAATAGTTGAATACCTTCTTTACGACGTCGTAATTGTTCTCGAATTTGTTCGATATTAAATTCTTCATCAGGTGTTCTCGGAGTAATCGCTACAAACTTCTCATAACGTTTTGGCTTAGCTGCTACAGCTATCGGAATATTTTGATCCATAGCTATAATTCTCGGGATAACTTCGCCGACAGTATCGTCTAACGTATAGTAAATAGCAAATAAATTATTCTTAGCCGTCGTGCCATAATCTTTTAATAGATTAGACATAATAGCTGTTTTACCACCATTAGATTCACCGGCAAAGATATAAAATCCTTTTGTTAAACCGCTAAGCTTATCGTTAAAGATGCTAAAGTTAGACGTATCATAACCTTCTTCTTCTTCCTTTTCAGTTTCGATTTCATATTCTTCATATATCGAACGTGATTCTTCAAAAAAATTTATACTCATAATTAACTCCATCTGTATATGATTCTATTCGAACCACTTCTATAGTTATCATAATATATTGTATTTACTTTATCGAGAATATCGACTTCGTAATTTGTTAGATTTAATAACGAGCTAACACAACTAGCATATTTATCTATTAAATATAAACAAATATCGACAGCTTCCATTAGCTGATTATTATATCGATTTAACAAATAATCGATAGCACCTATATCACGATTATAATCTTTTATAACTAAAGAATTAGTTTTTGAATAAAAGAAACGTAATAAATCATCCTTCGTAAATGAAATTTTCATTTCTTTAAAAAACTTAATATCTTTAGGTGTGATATTAGCATCTATTGAAAGAGTTGGTGGCTTCGATAGAATCTGTAGTTTAGAGTTGAAATAATAAGTATCACGTTTAAGTAAACTATTGTTCCATAAAGAATTTGGAAGATCGCAATATTTAATCGACTCTTTTTTAAACGTGGACAAAATCTGTATGATATCGTAATCATTCATATCGTTATCATATAGATAATCGATTGTATATTGAGTTATATATGTCTTATCGGTAGAATGACCAAGAACATTGGCTTCGTACCATATAGCATCAATCATAGGTTATTTCTCCTTCGTGGACTTTTACATTGTTCTTTATTATTATACCATAAGAATAAAAATAAAAAAAGCCCGTACTAAGTACGGACTTTCTTAAACTCAATAGAATACATTGCTTTCTTTACAGGGATATCAGCATAAAATACTTTTGTATTTCGAGATAATTGATTTGCTAAATCTCGCGTATGAGTTTCGATTTGATATAACAAATTATTATTAGCATAGTAGCTATATAATTTAATACCTTGTTCACTACATGTTGTTTCATGAGCCGAATATTTGTTCGATGTATCACTACCATCTTGATTAGAAATAACAATATTGTCGTCGATATATTTAATTAAATTTTGATAATCGTTACGAATAACGATATTGCTACGTTCAGTATTGAAATTAGCATTATATAAGTAAATATGTCGTAATCCAAATGGATATAAACCAAGATTGTTTACGAATGTTAAATCGAACGATAACGTTAAAGTTTTGATAGCATATATGCTATCAAACAAAATCCTCGTATCTTCTAACGGCTGATCATAATCCATAATAATCGCATCGTTAGATAACTGAGTACCTGGTGTCGTAATAATCGTAATTGTTTTTAATATGGCAGCACCAGCTAAAAATGGTGATAATTCGATAGCGTTACAATTAGTAGCACCGATTAATGGATTATCTGGAAAATCTATCGTTACGGTTAATACATTGTCTGTATACTGATTAAATACAGGAGCTTTATCAACAATCGTATCGTGCTTTAAAATATTAACATATTCAGAATTGCTTTCACCGTTAATCGAAACAGTTGCCGATGGTTTAAAAATATAACCGACAGAACTATTAAAGTTAAGAACATTTTCTAAATTGCCGATAACTTTAGGATGGATACAATTACCATATGTATCGTAAGAAGAATTATTCTTTAATACTTTATTAGAATCGACAAATAATACTTTATTACTATTAAATATATTTTTACGATGCATAGCATTACCATCATACATCGCTTCGACTATACGATTATTCTCACGCAATGCATCGAAATCTTTTTCGAGACGAGAAGATAATGAATTATTATATTCTAACATAGCATTCATTATTTCTAATTTTTTATTATAATTATTATGTTGATTATTAATAGAAGATTGTAAATTTGTATAATCTTCTTTCATCGATTCGACTAAATCAACAAAATATTTAGATGTCTTTTTTACTTCCATTAATAACCTCAGATTGTATAATTTATTTTACGATACAACTTAGCCGTTTGATTTTGTTCTAACGTACGATTATAAATATCTTCGATCTGTTTATTTCTAAACTCTTCAGCATTTAACTTAATTTTATTAAGCATAATTTCGTTATGAAGATTATAATAATTTAGAACAAATTTATCGTATTCCCATGGCCCATTATTTCGGATGTTATACTTGATCATAATCACTATACCTATTTTGCTTAACAGCTAACGATTTAATTTTAATTTCTTTATTCGTCGGATTATCAATAACAGCTACTGGTGTAGCATATGTTACTTCTTTATTATAGCTAACTGTTTCTAACATATAACTATATACATTATTATAAAATGTTCGAGAATATAATCGATTATCTTTTACTCGACATTTGTCGACAGCACAAAATACAATACCATTAGTATTAACTGATAAATGAGAATACGGTGCCATTCTAAACGTAAATTTTTGAACTCGATCTTTAATCGTAACATAATGATTATCGATATTAGATCGTAATGGTTCTAACGAGAAATTAAAATCGGCCTGTGTTGCATTATAAATATATAACTCGACATTATATTCTGTACTAAAATCAGTTTTATTATACTCACTAATACTAATATAGCGTCCGTCAATATTAATCATATCTTTACCACTATAAATAAAATATTGACTTTGATAAGCATTATCTGGATTGTGTTCAAGCATAAAACTGCCGTTATATTTGTTGCTAGAATCTAATTCAAAAAATTTAGTCGTAATTTCTGGTTCGCCAGGAACGACAAATAAATTTTCGTTCGATTCATAGTTCTGAATATTTTGGCTAGGATTTAATTCTAAAATAACGTTAGCATTGTCTAAGTTATCGACACTTGCTAAAAATGCTAACGTAGCACCTTCATATGTCGTAAAACTAGGAAGTTTAATATAACTTTTCCCATTTTTATTCGTTATGTCAAAATTATCAGCTTGATATACTAACGTATCACCAAATATAGCAATCGTTTCGAGTTTACAACGACTATAATATTGATCGGCTATTCGTTCTAAATCATTTAATTTAATCGATACTAATTCTTTAGTTTTATTAAATTTCTTAATCGTTATATCATACATAACTTGATACAAAATTAATAGATCTTGATATAGAATAGCTAATTCATTATTAAAATCTTTTACGTCGAGTTTCGATCCTTTTTGAATATATCGATGTTTAAATAAAGCAAACTGTGTTTCGTAATCTTCGAGCGCATAATCTAATGAACTTTCATTTAAAAATTCACCAAGAGAAAGCGATTGACTAATTAATTTTTGTTTATAATATTCTAACTTATAAACTTGATCTTTATACATTAGACACCTGCTTTCCTAAACATAATTTAAAATTAGCTAAATATGGAGAATAATTATATGTTGTCGGAATTGTTAAACCAATTTGAATACTTGAAATTGGTTCATTAATATATTCTACATAATTTTCTTTTAATGATGTCTTAGAATATTTAATAAATTTAATTCCGCGTCGATTGCTATTAATAGGAACGACATTATATTGTTTACCATTAATAATCAACGTATACGTAACTTCATTTCTTAAGTTATTACGAATAAAATCTGGAATATATTCATTACAAAATAAACCGACAGCAATTGCACGACCAGATTCGATTAAGTTTGGAGTCAATCCAGTACCGTTATTAAATTCTGTTCGACGTCCTTGAATTGACGTAATACGAATAACTTTACGAGAAATATTAGAATTAATCGCATCGTTAATCTTGATTTTATTATCGTCGATCTTATGGCTATACATTGATAGTCTTACGAATTGTGTCGTCGGAAATACTAAAGCACCAGTACCGTATATATACGTAAAATCAGAGTAACTATTATCTTGTTTGTTCGGAACGATATCGCCTTCGAATGTCGTATGCCAATTTACGTTATCGTCAGATATTTCGATAGCCGTAATATGCAATTCGCTCGTATCTGAGAATACAATTTCATTTATGCCGTCATTCGATACCGATTGAAACGTAAGCTGTACTTGAACTGGTAAATCATCGATATTTACAATATCTGATTTATTAACAGAATCATAACTAAATAATCGACTATACTCCCAAAATAAGTTACCGACTGTATCATACATATATGATTCGTTAGACGTATCCATTAAATCTTTTTGCATAACTAAATCTGATTGCTTCGATACGACATAATCGTTACCGACAAAACCATTACCGTTAATATTAATTAAACGAAGTGCAGTTTTCTTCTCGTTAACTTGCGAAGCCGTTATACAATTACGATATTGATATAATGTCGATTTAATAGAAAAGTTATTAACCGTTAGTGGGATAATCGTATTAAAATCTGTTACGTTACCACAAATCATATTTACATCTTTAACACGTTCTTCTTCTGCCTGAATCTTTTCGTCAATACTTTTAATACGTTCATCGACATCGTACATTAAATTTTCGATTTCACTTACGTTATCGATGACATTCATACTAAGATTTAAAATATCGAACGATGTTTCGAGAACGTTCTGATTAACGTTATCGTAAGATATTTCTTCTTCGTCATTAATATAATGAGGTTCAAATAATGGTTGATTCGGACTTAATAACGATTTCTTTTTATATATATCAAATTTTTTATCGTCGGCTAATGCTTGAAGATAGGCTTGTCGGACAGTCGTATTTTTTAAATCTTCCATTCGAGTTTTCCTCCATGAGCATTAATAATAATATTTTCAATCTTCACAGGCATATTACCGACATATACATGTTTAATAATCTTTAAATAAATTTTATCGTTATCGATTGTAATACGTTTTCCTTCAACCGGTACGTATGATACGACTAATTCTTTTTTATTATTAGCAATCTGATTATCGATTACATTACGATCATTTTCAAAATCTGATAACGTATTATATGTATTATATAACACCATACCATCTTTCGTTACTTCGTTAACAATAACAGGAGTTGTTTTATTAGCTTGAAAACGTAACGGTAATTTTAAATATAATTTTTCATATATTACTTGTGATTGATTATATGGGATAATAGGCTTTTCTTTATTATTATCAATAATAGAAAATTCAACGCCATAATAATCTTCTTTACGTTGTTGATGTAGCGATGTGTTCAACGTAACATAATCACATTTTCCTATCTGAATAATCTTAGATAATATACCAGACGTTACCGTAGCATTATCATATTTTAAATGCAAATTATTAATACCGAATTTATAATTCGTAATTTGGGTATTAATAATATCAGATTGATTAGCTTGTCGAGCTGGAATCGGATGGCTAATAGTACTAATTGTATCTTTATCGTCTAAAACAATACCGATATCTTTAACGGTAAGTTTTTGACTAATCTTAGTTTCTTCGGCCATCGTTTTCTCCTAAATATTTCGTAACATCGTTTTTGTAATAAATTTCAGCCATTTGCTGTTCTTTTGCTTTTTCAGAATTTTGACTAATCGAAAAATCTCCGTAAAAATCATTATCCATAAATCCTTTCGAATGATTAACTCTTACTGATTTAGATTCAGTCGAAGGGTTCCCAGATTTTAACGTGATGACTATTAACGAAACTTCTTGTGGTTTAAAATATGAATTGAACTGATATTCTTGAATCGAGTTATTAATCGTAAAACTGCCGACGCAATTAATTAAATCACATGTAACCATATTAATAGTGATAGGCTCAAGTAACTTAACGATAAACGTGCCGACTTTGATATTGTTTTGCGTAATAGCATTTTTAGAAAAACAAATAACGGCAGACCCATGTTCTTTATCAATATCAACAGAATATGGTTCGACCGCCGAGATATTTTTAAATAAATCGATTGTACCAGATTGCATCGTAACATAATCGACAGTACTAATTGCATTGCCAGTTCGGTCTAATATATCTTTACTAGAATCTAGTTCTACATTATATGTAATAAAATTTTTATCTTGATATAACGAATAATTCTTTTCTAAGTTTAATAATTTGTCATTAATATCTTTATACTTTTTATCTATAGTGTCGTTAACATATTTTACTAAATAATCGTTAGCGTCTTCTAATACTCTAATATTTTGAGTGATATTATTTAATGCTACTTCGACGTCATTAAAAAATGTATTAAATTCTTCTGAATCCATAATCTTCGAAGGATCGAGTTGTGGAATATCGATACCTTCTTTTAATATATTAAGTTGTTCTTGAAAATCTTTGTTATCTACGATCATTATATTTCCTTAGACAGCAAAAAAGCCGAGGGCATAGCCCCCGGCATATATTATTAAATTATTCGAAATCAGAAGCAAAGCTTACTGTAATCTCTTTAAGAGCGCCCATTTGTTCTTGTTTAGTAACATCACTATTACTTAATTCAGGATTTTCCCAGTATACTTGTACTTCGAAATCGTTATAATCGACTACGTTTTGACCTTCTTCATATAGAGGAGCTTCAAAGATAAGTCGATCACTTACACCGTCGGCATAAGAGTGGACATCTTTAACGACTTCTGTTAACGGAAGAATAAAACGTTTAAATTGACCTTTCGTAATAATGCCGTCTTTAAACTTATATTCTCTCGCTTTAATAGCTACGACATAACCGATACGATAAATCGGATCGTTATTATTTACAAGAACCGGAGTTGTAAATGTTACGTCTTCGTTATTAAAACCTTTAACTTTAGAAATATTTTCGCCGATAACTACGTCGACCGGCATAGAAATATCTGTTTGATCGCCACGACGAAGTTCCATCGGTTTGTTAATTTCAGTCTTAAGACTTAACTCATGCACTGAATTAATTGTAACATTTTTTGCATTTCGTTTCAAGTTTACAGCATCGGTCGTAAATAATGATGGAGAGCTTAATGTACTTGCTTCATATAAACCTTCACGTTTAATTCTTAATTCGACTCTAGCTTTAGAAGCATGTTGAAGTCGACGATTATATACGTGAGCAGAATATAAACCTTCATTAACAGGACTTGGTTGGTTTGTTAATTTTTGTTGTGTTCTAAATAAGAAATACAAATCACGTTTTTTAGTTTCGTCTGTTTCTGTTAAAGCATGAGCAACAGCTACGTCAGATTTACGTTCGTAATTATAGAAAATATTATTTAATTGAAGATCGTTTTTATTATGATTAATTAATTCGATTTCATAATAATTTTCTGTATTAACTTCCATGAACTCTACAATCAAACAATAACGTGTAGGATCTTGATAGTAGTTATCTGGGATGATAGGATATTTACCATCTTGTTGGAAACTAAACTTTACGTATTGGCGTTCGACTGTAGCGCTAACAGCTTTTGGTTGAGTCTTAGCAAAGAATTTAAATTTATCGTCGTTATTAGCTTGAGAAGATTTATAGGCAGCTTCCGCTTGCTGACCATTTTTGAATAGATCGACATCTCGAGCATCAATTAAATAACAATTAATAGGACCAGGATTACCATATGCTTTAATACACAATTCTACAGTTTTTAGGAAGCCAGCTTTACCTTCACTAAACTTAAGAGTTGTAGCATAACCAAATCCAGGTTTCATCATCTTAACAAATTCACGATTAGTATCGTCAGTTTCACCAGATGCATATTCTTCATCACCCATTACTGTTTCTAATGGTCGAGCGAACAAAAAATCACCATTAAATACAGCACCGTAAGATTTAAATACTTGATAGTATTCTGCATTTTGAAGAATAACGCTATTAGCAATATTACGATCTAACGTTAATTTAAAATTAGCTTTATCGACAGCTGCGACTTGACGTACGCATTGCAATCCTGTAACACTATTAACAATCGCAATAAAATCATACTGAGAAAATTGATCCATATCAGTGTTAGCCGGGAAGATCAAAGACTTACGATCTGTTTGTACAGTATTTTTAGTATTAGCTAATTCTTTATTTAAATGTACTTGATTAAAATTATGGAAACAATCGTAATAACCATCGTAATAACCGATGTCTTTTACGTAACCATTTTTAGCTAATTGGCCGCGAAGCTGATATAGTTCATCGCGAAGAGCTAAAATATCGTCGCCAAATTTTTTCTTAATATTTTCAGTTCTTGTCGTTAAGCTATTACCTTTCGTAACTGTCATATAGTCAGCTGCAGGTTTACCGCCTAACTTAAGAGCATTATTTACAGTTTCTCGATCACCATCAATACTTACAGCGATGTGGTCGGCAGGAATACTGCCGACTTTATCTACATCTTCTGCTTTAGTATCACTATGATCTGTACGATAAACCAGATTACCTTTAGCGATGACTGCTTCAGTCACGGCATCCATATCGATCTGATTTATTGTAACTTTAGTTAAATCTTGTGCCATTATGTTCTCCTAAACACGATAATCATAAGTGATATAATGTTTTATACTCGTTGTATATTCAGATTTACCTGTACGTTTTTTCCAAGCTTCCATTTTATCAGGATTTTCATACAAGTCTATATATAAAGGATCGTTAGCAAGCAATGCTGCAACTTTTCGATCATTAAACGTAATACAACTTTTATATTTATTTAAAACGTATCCATTTACTATATTACGACTTAATCCTGTAAACAGACCGTTGATATAAAATAAAACTTCGTCTTTTGTTTCGAGAACTTGAGGATCGATATCATAATCATTAATCGGAAATTCTGGAATACGATTATATTTCATTTTAAACGTTTCTTCTTTACGTTTGTAATCTTGACGAATCTCGATCGTAATTCGATCTGGATAATTATGATGTACAGTATACGAAGAATCTGTTTCACGTTTATAGAAAGATTCGTTAGGATAGTTACTTGCTGTCGTACCGATATAAGGACGATCAGATTTAATAATCTGAATTGTTTTATTACCGATTAATGTCCATTCATCTTTTGGTAAACGAATACCGTTACGATATACAACTAATCGACCTGGATATAAATACAATTCTGTTTGTGCCGGAATTTCATATACATTCGTACCGATAGAATTTGTATTATCGAGTGTAATAACGTCCATTACCTTAGAAGCACCAACCTCTAATTGTTCGACAGTATAATGAATCTTTTCACCTATCTTAATATCATTAGCAGGACATAAGAACGTAATCGTCGTACCATCATCAGACTCTACATAATCGACATCGAGTATTTGACGAACACCGTTACGGAAAACTGTTAAGGAATTAACACGTGGCAAATATTTATCGTATTGCATATGATATGTACGATTAGTCGGATCCGTAGAATCCAACATAAAATCGCCAATCTTAATAGCATTTTCTGTATCGCCAGCAAACTTATATGCAAAGATATTAATAGAATCTTCAGGTAATACCGGAATATTCATCTTAACAGAAGATACAGTATTTTCATAAGACGTAACGATACGTTTAATATCTTTAAGTTCTTTTTCGTTAGCTAATCGCCATAACTTTTTATAATCGTCATAAATTTGTACGGTTGCTGCATCGGTTAAATCGTCAGGCATAAATAATACGACTTCACCATCAGCAGTACTTGGTTGGCGATCTTTAGGAGATACAGGGGAAATTAATGGTTGTTGATTACATAATAATTTACCATTATGATATACAAGACTATCGCTAAGAGCCCCGACATAATATGTATCCATAGCACTAGCGCCATCGAATAATCTATCATCAGGATCTCTTAATAGTAAATACTCTTGACCAGGGAATAATCCATCTTTTAATGTTAAATAATGATAATCTTTATTCCAGATAATATTCTTAGGATTAATTAACATACCGTCTAAGAATAAAATTACTTCATCAGTATTCGTAATTACACGAGGATCATAATAGATCATATTGTTTCCACTATGACCAATTTGACCTTGTTGTACAATTAACGATTGATCGCCAGTATTATAAATAGCCGTCGCATCGATATTAGGTTTTCCGTTCTCAGTATTCAATACACGATTAGTACCGGCAACGATATTATTATCGAAATTAACAGTGCCGGCAGCATATGCATTTTCTTCACCAGGAACGTATGTTTCGATAACTGTCCACGGCATATTTACTTTAGCACGAGGCACAAAGATTTTATTATCACGATAAATTAATCCGCCAAATGTCGGATGAATTAATTCACCAGCTACAAATACTAACGGAGATTTGAATTCTTTATGTAATTGAATAATACCTTGATTATCAAGATTAGTTTCGACAATATAACCAGAATCTTTTACGAAGTTTTTAAATACATGTACTTCGTCTTCTTTATACACTTTATCTTCGAGTTTAACGAGTTGATTTTTTAAATCGACATCGTAAAATTGTTCTTCGAGCATTAAACCATCGAAGAATAAATTAATAGATTCTGGTAAATCAGGAATATGAAAACCTTGGAACAAGTTACCATTATTTAATTTTTTAAGAGAACCAGTATAATTAATCCAGTTAAAATCATACGTTACGGCTAAGATATAATCATAATTTTGAACGGTACGATAATTCAATGCGATTTGTTTATGCATAATAACATAATCGCCAAATCGTCTATCTGGATCATCTTTCATCGATACATCTTGTTTTTTACCGAGTTTATCGACAGTCGGTTTATCAGGTTTATTGTAATTAATCTCTGGATGAAGTCGTGCATTAATCGCATCGACTTCAGGAACACCAGACGTGTTATTTAAAGAATTAGCTGTGCTATTTGTTATGCCAGTCTCAAAAGATTCTCTATATGGATATAAATGATCGCCTTTATATTCGCCAGCTTTGAATCCGTAAAATTCTGTATTATTAGGATTAATATCGATAATTGCATTCGTATTGCTATCGTCTTTATTAATCTTAAATAAACGTTTTGTAATATTAGATAATTTTTGTGCATTAATATGTAATGCACTTAAATTTTTATCTTGAGCTTTTACAGTCGGATATTGGAAGCAAACAGTATTAACTTTTTCATAATCATCGACTAAACTATTTTCGATAAATATTCTATCGTTATTTACATTAGGAATAACATATTGAGTACGATGATTAGGATCGACTAATAAGTCATGTTCTGGAGCAGTAAACGGATCTTCCCATTCTGGATCAAATTCTTTTACTTTTTCAGAATAGTTATCTTTCGATGCCTGATAACCAGTCTTTAATTCATTTTCATAGCGTTTAAAATCTTCGTTTTTTAAAGACGGAACTGTTACATTACCAACAGAAAGTAACGGGCTAACTAATGCAAAATCAGCAAATGCTGCTTCGTTAAATTGTGCATCGTCGGCTTGAATTGATTTAATCGGTTTCCATTCACGACCATCGAAATATAGTAAGATTCCGTTATAAATCCACAACTGTCCTTTAATCGGATTAGCCGGAGTCGTTTCTTCCATAAGATGTGTAATCAATTGGAATTTATTATCGTAGATATTAACCCAATCTTTTTTTACACCGTCGTAATACTTTAGCTCATTAGTTCTATCGTTACGCCACAAAGCACCATGCGTTATATTATCAGGTACAGCTTTTGAACCCGATATTTTTTCTTGCTCGGTCATATCTGGATTGATATCTTTTACGGCAAGAAAAATATCGTACATCTCTTGATTAAAGAGTTGTTCAGATCCTCTACCTTGTTTAAAAGTTCTATTTTTCTTCATATATTAACCCAAATCTTTCGGAGCAAAAATAATATATTGAAATTCTATTCCTTGAGAACCGGTGTTCCCGACATAAATAAAATTATTATCTTTTTTAACCCACATATCTCCGACTCGACCTTGATTATCAGAATGTAGTGGCTTAATTGATACGAATGATGGCATCACACCTACGTTTCGAGAATCATGTATATTATGTTGAATTCTTGTTTCTTCTCCGTTACCAGAGAATACACCTTTACCAGTTTTATAAGAAATTATATTTCCGCCAAGCTGTCGATATTTATCATTAATCTTAATATAAAAACGACCTTGATTAGAATTATAATATAACTGAATATTGTTAGTATTATCTAATTTAGTAGAAGATATAACAGGATTATCAATTTTATTAGTAAACGATTCTTTTTCGGAATCAGTTGTCCAACGCTTTAAATTTGTCGATTTAATAGCGTTAGCATACAACTGAGTTCGTTTTATTTCTTCAATACTCGCAAGTTTGTCGAATAGCTTCAAATTAGTAATAGCAGCCGCTTTATCTGTTAGATCTGATAAATTATTAAAGATATTTGCGTATGTAGAATACGCCAAATCTCTAACTTTATCTTTATATTTTACGACCCACTTCATTCGTTAACACTTCCTAACGGATATACGATTAAACATTGAAATGAACCTGTAAAAGAACCAGTATTATAAATACTAATAGAATCAGCTGTATAAGATACAGAAACTTCGCCTAAATCACCGGCAGTATATTCGACGCACTGTACGTCGACGAATACTGGCGTAATTAATTGACCAGCTTCATTAAATTTATTATTACGAATGACTGTCGGTTGAGAATTGCCAGAAAAAAATCCGTTTACGACAATAATATTATCGAAACAAGACGAACCACCAAGCAATACATTCTGGTTGTTTAATCCGATATAAAATTTTGAATTAATAGAATCATAACCGATTTGATTATTCTCTAAATGATCTTGCATCGGAACTGGTGCATTTAATTTATTGTTCCATTTACTTTTTTCTTCATCGGTTACAAACTGATGAGTCGAATCGGTAACGATATTATCCGGTGTAAATACATCGGGTAAAAAACCAGACTCAAGAGCTTCTTTCGAAATGAATTTTTCGTAGAGGCCGAGATTAGTAATCGCAGCTTCTTTATCTTTAAGATCTGATAAATTTTTATTTACGTCGAGCACTTCGTCAGAAGAAATTTGAACCCATTTTTTAATTTTGTCGACATAGACTTTTACGTTCATATAATTAACCTATGCCTTTCCGACTACACGAATAACGCGAGCCATAGCCGGGAATCCTTCATTATGGTTAATAATATAACCTTCCGGAAGAACTATTAAAGCAATATTATCGCAGCCGACAAAAGCACCGGCCGTAATTGTTTTAACAGACGGTAACAATACGGTATTTAAATTAGGACATGTTTTAACAGCATTAGCATTAACAGTCGTTACATTCTTTAAGTCTAAATATAGTAATACATCACAATCGTGAATAGCATTTGTAGCTACACCAATATATGTATCGGCAGTACGAGCACCGTCTTGAGTGAAATCTGCTTTAATCGTATCGGCTTGCAAAATAGTAGTCGATGCTGGAGAAGATACTTCTTGAATTTCTCCGGCCGTAGCAGAATAGTCGTCGATTACATTTTCTGGCAAAGCAAAAATATTAGACAATGTTAAAATATGTGTCGCTGTTTTTTTAGTTTTTAAATCGTTAACATAAGTAAACCGTGTTTGAATATTTGCAAGTTGTGAATTAATACCGTTTAATGTATTCGATAAGAATGTTAAATCGGCATTGTTTTTATTTAACTCTTTATAAATCGCAAAGAATATTTGTCCGAACGTAGCTCTATTATTAGTAATAATATCCGTATGATTATCTGTTAATACTTTTTGAATATAATCTTGGAATTCTTGTTTATTAAGAATAGTATATTCACCGACAAACGTCTTAACAAGAACTTTTTCAAATCCAGTATTAAATGAATTAGTAACGAGATCAGTAATACGTGTATTAATATTCATAGACAGCTGATCAATAATATTAATTTTAGCGATAATAGAATCTTCTAAATCACTTAATTGAATTTTCGTATCTTTTTTACGACATGCATCGACATCAGATTTTAATGCAACGTTAGCTAATTTCTGAGAATTATTAACGAGTTCACGAACATGAGGCTGAAGTTCTGTGCCTAGATCACCTAAATTAATTTTAGTATCGAGTTTACGATATCGTAAATCGGCTGCGCTTTGAGTAATAGCAGTATTCGGTAAATCATTAATAATACTTTTTAAATGCTCAATATCATTCGCAACGAATTGCATACCGGCAAACGTCGTATTTAAAGCGTTTACTTTATTATTAATACTTCGAACGTTATTAGAAAATTCATCGCTTAAATCGCTTAACTGAATTTTATCCTCTTTTAATCGATAGCGAGAATCTGCATCCGTTTTATTTAACTTAGTAAATAAAGCATCAGAAAAATCTTGCATCTCGATAATAAGATTGCTTAACTCTTCGTCAAGCATTGACTTTGCTAGTTTATCAGACGTCTTATTAAACCAGCCAGTTTTAGTAGCTGAATTTTTCTCAAGTGCAATAACACGATTTCGTATTTCTGAATCATCATAAGAAATAACACCTTGAGAAGCTGTTCCGATATTAGTAAGCAAAGTTTTTAATGACGGATCTAACTGATCCAAATGTATTTGAGAAAGATTACTTACTTGATCGATTTGATCTTGAAGCTCTTTCGACAACATAAATTTTTCTATTTTTTTAGCCATGTAAAAACTCCATTATAGTTAGAATAATAGTTATTTCTTATCGTATATTACACCGAATGACTTTTCTTTTAACTTAGAAATATCTTTATTTAGATACATCTCATAACCAGCTTGTGTCATTTTATTAACATCGTAATATTGAACGTCGAGCCAACAACCAGCTTCGAGACAATCGATATCGATACCGATACGCCGAGAAGTTAATTCTTGTAATTTATAATTTTGTTTATTACAAACTATCGTGTTATTAATAGTTGCCGAAATTAAATTTTTACCTTCGATATAAGATCCTTTATCTAATTCAAATACGGCATACGTATCTTTTTGATCAGGATATAAAAACTTATGACGACGTTCATTACGATGATTTACATATGTAATTGTATTATTGTCTTTGTCTATATCTAATACTAAGAACGGTTCTTTTATAATATGATTACCGTGGATAATTAAATTAGAAGTTTTATCCTGAGCGAACACCTCTTCAAGAGGCGTCCAATCAGTTTTACTATATAATTTAATTTTAATATTCCCAGTCTCATCATCTATTAATAGAGTGCCATCTGACAACATATCCCATTTATAATCGGTATTAGAATATATAAAAGTAGTCCGTCCATTAGATAATAATCGAGACGATATTTTTTTAGAACCTTTAATTGGCATTATAAATGACTCTCCTCTATTCCGTAAACTGGCATATTTGCAATATAATCTAAATCAACAGCATCAGGATCTTCAATATGAACACTAAATTTTATATATGGAGTATATAAATTATATTTAGTTTGATCCTTTAAAGATCCGTCTTGATTTCTAAAATATGGATCACATGGAATTAAATAATAATATTTTCTATATCCTTGATTATCAATTGCAGATCGACCTATGAATTTAATAATTGCAGTATTATATTCATTTAAATTTTCAAGTCTCAATGTGGAATTAGCTAATGCTACGATATACATTTTAATATATTTATTTCCATTAAGTGTATAATATCCATTTCCTAAAATACCTTTATTGCTAGTTATATTTTCACCAGAAATAAACTTATAAGATTGAGGAATTTCTTTAGTTTTCTTCTTAGGAAGTCTAACAGATACTACTCTAGATAATGCATTACCTTTTTTATCGTCGGCAATAAATGATACATACTGCTGACCATTATCCAAATTAATACGATAATTAAAATATACTTTATTAGTATCAGAAGTTTTATTAACTAACGTAATACCATCAGGATAATTAGAATTAATTACCATATGTGGTTCTTTATCATAAGTAGCTGTAACTGTTACATTAGCATATTGACTAGAAAGAGACTCGAGATGAATTTCTTTACTAGTAATTTCTAACGGTATTTCAACGGGATCTTTAGCTCTAACAAGAATATTTTTAATAGTCGTTTGTAATTTATCAGCCTTACGAGCAACAATATCGATAAAATAAGATTTTAATTGTCGTGGCAATACTGCTTTATATTTACCTTCTTCATATTCAGTAAACTTAATATCTGATAAGTCGACTGCCGACATAATTGTAAAATTACATTTAGGATCACCTTGCAAATAAATAGTCGACGTATCTTTAACTAATTCTTGTTTTAATAAAGCTATATCGACTTTAAAAGTCGTTACGATATGTTTAGTAACAGAATTATCTAAATACCAGTCGTTAATGCCTTCGACAGTTAAATCAAATGTTTCGTTATACTGAATCGGAATTCTAAACGTTGACCAAGATCGATTAACGACTTGATTAACTTGTTCGGCTTCGTTTTTGCTAATTTTAATAGTGCTGCCAGAAATAGTTTTTATTAATACTAATAATTGCATCGAATTATAATCGTATCGAATAAAAATATTTAATGGTAATTTCTGCTTCATCGATTCGCTAGGATGGCTCGTAATCCAGAAGTCACCAGACTCATGATTTTCTGGTTCAGCTTCTTGATTGAAGATTCGAGGCACAGGATTTTTAATATCGTAACGTTCGACATAATATACATCGATTTCACAACCTTGTTCAAGTTGTGTAGAATTTAATACGATATGTTTACTATCTAATTCTTTAAGAGTTCGAGTTGCTGGCGAGCATTCAATCGTATTGTTAATTAATGCTTTAATATGATGATTGCCAGGAATATATTCACCTTTATCTAATTCGAAGACAAAGTTGTTTTGACGCGTAGCATCCGATACTTTACTTTTACCATTAATAGTATAATAAAGCTTACCTTCAACCATATCATATTTAACATATACGATTTTATCGACAAGCATTCGAGAAGACTCTTCGACGATAACAGTTTCATCGCCACGAATTTTTAAAGCTACCCAGCTAGGTCCATACGTAGAGAAGGGATCTTTTGGATCCCTTTGATCTACATTATAACGAAGCTTAATACCAATATTATTTTCTTTAGGATCGACAACGATCGTTCCGTATTTAGCAGATTGCCAATCATATGTTTCATAATCATGATATATTAATGGCAACCCTAATTCTTTTTTAAAATATTTATTAAGCTGGGACATATTTAATCTTAACTCCTAATTTAGATACTTCAAATTCATTTTGTACTCTATTATCAGAAATTATTATTTCTTCTAATGCTGGCCATCTTATTTGCTCAATTACATCATTAGCTAAATTTGTATAATACAATTGATCATCAGTTTGATCAATAGGTAATACTATACTATCTTTTTCAAATGAAACTGAAAATTTATCTCGATCTAATAGTAAATGATAAATATTTATCTTTATTTTTTTTATTTTACACATACTCTTATCAAAAACATCTGGATCAAATATAAAAAATAATGATGGACTAGCATCTATAGTAACTTCTTCTTTTGACATAACAGCTAAAGTTTCTGCTTCATCTAATAACGAATATTTTTTTCTAGAAGTAGTTCCGGCCAAATCATTTAAATAATATCCAGACATTGTTTTGGGCCAAGGAAAACTAAGAGATAATTTTCCAATTTCTTTTGAATGATTTGTTATGTCTGTAAAAATACAATATTTTATATTTGAATTAGATAAAACATCGATGCTATGTTTTGTACTGTATAAAGAATCTACATAATCAATATATTCTAAATTAGGAGCATTTATCTTATAATTATCATATTCATTAATATTGTCCATTTCTGCTTTATTTGGCCAAATATATCTCATTGCTATTAATGATGTAGAATTAATTATAATTTTTTTATAATTGTGACGATACAATTGAAATGCTCTATATAAAATTTTTATACTATTGTTATTAAAAATAATAGTATCATAAGAATATGTTTTAAATGCTTCATCACCAATATATTTAAAATTTTCATTTATTTTTAATGTATTGGATGATTTATCAGTAAGATAATTCATTCCTTGTGAATCAATTACACTAGTCTTATTTAATAATTCTTGTATTTTGCTATTTTCTAGAGCTGTAACATCATAAAAAGCATTTGTTTTTATATGTAAAGTAATATCATTATTTGATAATTTTCTCTTAGGAAGTATATTTCCTAAATGATCATTATTTACTGCATTATCATTATTATTTATGTTAATATTCGAAGATGATTCTCTTATAAAATTTTGTGGAATTATATTAAAATAATTTAAATTTATACTTGTATCATAAGAATTTACTCCATAAAATAATCTAAAAGAATTTTCATGATTATAACAAAGTAAATTGTCAATATTATAAATTCTAATTTTTCCTCTAGTATTTATAGTACCAATATCGCTTGTGATAAATATAGAATAAAAATTATATTTATCTGTTAAAATACAATATTTTTTAGGAAAAATTACTTCAAATATATTATCCATAAATAATATATTATTAACTGATATACTTGCACTAAATAAATATAAATTACTAATCTTTGAAAGATTAAGTTTTTTTAATGACAAACACTTATAAAATAAATAATTATTATTTGTATAACGAATTACATCATTATTGTTTGATAAATCTATTTCTTCATATCTTTCATTAGCATTTTTAAAAGCAGGATGAATATGACTATTTATATAATAATTTTTGCTCGGATCATATTCTACATGCAAATCAACATATCGTTTCGATAAATTGTTTTTATTAAGAGGATTGCCTTCTTCATTTAACAATGTTAACAAATTGCAATCAATATTTAAATTTTCCATTGTTGTTGCACATACAAACATATTTAAATTTACTGCAACAAAATCACCAACAATTTTAACGTCAAATTTATCTGATCCTAAATTACATGCAAAAGTACCAATATCATTTATTTTATATGTAAACTCTTCTGGATTAATTAAAGTATTACTATAATCTTTATTAATAAAATTAATATCACCAACGATAAATGGTTCTTTTTCTATTAATCTTATAAAATTACTTGTATAATTATTTGCATCTCTAGAAAATGGAAAACTACCAAATTTTTTTATTTTTTTAGGGTTAATAAATATTGCATTATTAACACCATAACAAAAATTAAAATCCTTTAATTCTGTTAAATTAGGTAAATATAAAATATTTAATACAGATGGAAATTCTTTAGATATTAAAACGTTAGAGTCTATTGTCTTGTTAGACAACATAAAACATGTATGATGTAAAAGATTATTTATATATCCACGCTTATTTATATTTAACTTGTCTTTTATTATATTAGTATTTTCATTATCATAAAAAATTGGATCTATTTTATTTTTAATGAAAATATCTTTATTTTTATTTTCTAATAAATTAAATATTAAATAATCTTGTTGATAATAGTATTTATTATCAGCATAAGACAGATTACTACCATCACTTAAATTATAAGTTAAAGCAATGCTAGGATTAATTACTTGCGTCGGAATCAATAATAAATTATTTAATTTAAATTCTCTAAAACCTTTAGAAATATCGGCATCATTTTCCCTTAAATTTTTATATTTTTGATAATATTTAAATTCAGGTAAATTTATTATTTTTTTTAATTTTTCAATCTGACCATTATCTATTACAATCGTCATATTATCTGAATTTCTAGAATATACAACATTATATCCAGAATTATAGAAATCTAATGACTTTTGAATTATTGGATGAATATAATAAATATTGTCTAATACTAAACTATAAACAAATTTATAGTAAGAAAAACTTTCATATACTCTTTTTAATTCATCAGACATTTCTTCTTCTGTGATTCTGTGTTGTTTTTCTTTTAATTCAGAGATATTTTTCCAATGAAAAATTCTAATCGGAATAGTTATATCATTAGTAGCTTTACCATTAACCTTAATATTAATAGTTCTATCATGAAGTACATCATCAAAATTATCTATTTTAAATATAAACAAATTTAATGTTGTTTCTCCTGGTAAATTAATACAATAACTATTATTAATATAGTTTTCTAATTTATTATTAGGTACTAAAGTTTCTATGTTAGATAAATCATCTGTGTCATAAAAATATTTATAAGATTCTTTGCCGCCAAAGAATATATTATTATCTATAATGACATCATTAATAGAATTTACAATTTTATTATTATATTCAAATGTAAAATCTTTTATTAATGATTCATGACTTAAATCTTCTTTATTATGTTTAACTTTTAATGCTAATACTTGATAAGCAGAAGAATTATACATATCAGCATATGGATTAATTACAAAGGCATCCTTTACTTCAATTGTGTATTCTGGTAAATGTCTACCTTCTAAAACTTTTATGATTTCTTGATCTTTATATAAAGGATGACTACATACAAATCTAAAAGTTTGATCAGAATTCCGTTCTTTAAAAACATAATTAGGATTATTATATTGAGCAAAGCTATCTATCGAATTATTATAATATGAATGCTGTTCACTATTAGAATTATTTACAATATTGTTTTGAAAATCATAAACTGTAACAGTTGAACCTGCTTCAATAATAAATCTAGTATCGATAGTATTTCTAGGTTTTGTAGACGAAGAAGACTCATATTCAAAATCTTTAACTTGAAATTTAATCGGTGCATCGACTTTTTCATAACCTTGAACTGTTATTGTTTTAGATTCGGGAACTTTATTAGTCTTAATAGCTTCGACAGTAAATGTTTTAGTTTCTGGAACGTAAAACAAAGGTACATTATATTGTGTATCTTCTACTGATAAATTAGATGGCGTATGTGTAAATACTATATTATTAGATTGATCTTTAATAATAATAGTAGAACCAGATTCTGCCTGGATAGAAATACCTTTACGACCTTTTAAACTTTCATCTAAACCATCATAAGCATTGACAATATTTACTGATAAAGGAGTGCGTGGATTATGTAATAATACTTCGATATTTTCTTCTATGGTATTATCTGCTTTTTCATTCGTAACGATAACTTTATAATGAGCTTGTGAATTTGTTAAAGGAATGGTTCCAGAAAATCTACCGTCTGCGTCGACTGCTGTTTCTGGAATAATAGGAGTACCTTCGACTCCATGTTCATCTACAGAAACAACTTTTATCTTAGATTCAGGAATAGTTTCAATAGTAATAGTAGTGCCAGATGGTGTCGTAACATGACTAACATTTGCTGTTAAATGAATCATTTTCTTTTTAATAGTTAATGTTTTTTCTTTAACTAAAACATTCGTTGGATTCTTAACAGATACTACGACATCATAATTGTTTTCTTCACGAGCTAATGTATGCTGTACGCCAATACCAATATTTTGCGCACTATATATTTTTCTATTATTACGTTTAAAAGTAATAATATTACCTAATTGAGTTTTGGCAGATATCTTAGCCATACCACTATTGGGATATGTTAAATCAACATCGAGTGTTAATTTATCTTCGTCCGAAATTAATCCTTTAATAAGAACTTTAGCAAACGAAGTTTTATACCCAGGATATGTCGAGAATATATTGATATAAAAATTATTATTTTCGCGCGTAATTTTAAAACGATTAACATTTTTATCGGTAATTGTATTTACGTATTCATTCATCTTTCTCGATGCAATCAATCGAGAATTTTTTGTTGTGAATATAATAACTTCTGCTTCGTTATTATCTAAATATTTTACATAATAACTTAACGGCGTAATAGTTAATCCATTAACATCAATATTATTAGACGGATTAATCCATAAATCTTTATCTTCGAAGAACCAAGGTACTTGTTCTTGTGTATAAATAAACGGATATAATTCACTTAATCGTTCATAATTAATATAGCGAACTGTTACGGTAGACCCTAATCGAATATCGTCGGCATCGATTTGGAAATACTTCATATTAATTTCTTCGAGACCGCCATCGATTGTATTACGATGCATACTGTCGTTAATTAACACTTCGAGTTGATTAGTGCCCGGTAAATAAAGACCGGAGCCAACTTTAAACTGAGCCTTACCATTAATTATCTTACCGATACGAGTAATTTCTTCACGGTCATGATAATAGAATCGATTATGTTCTAATTCGAATTTAACAATCGTATAATATTCGACATTAATAACAGCATCTTTTACTAATTTTTCAGTACCGTCTTTGCGAATACCCATCGGTACCCAATCAGACTCTCCTGTCAATTTAATAGAAAGATTACCAGTCTTATCATTTACTAATAAGGAGCCATCAGGAATATCGGCCCAATAGTAATTATCCTTTTCACTATCAGTAATGATAATCGCCGTATTTTTGTCTACGGAATATTCATTTAATTTACGAATGCCCCATGTAGGTTTCAATTAATAGGCCTCCTTAATAATAGACAACATCACAAGTTAATTCTTTAAGATCGTTAATTTTATATTTAACGTCTTTAGGCAATTCAATTACGATATTAAAATCGTAATAATTATCTTTGCTATCTCCTTTGTTTGGAGCGCCGCTAATAATTACCTCGTTCGTTAAATTAACTGTTAACACTTCATTTAATCGAGTCGTTGGTAATTCGACAGATTCAGCATTTAAAATTTTTATATTATCTAATAAAGAAGAATCTTCGATATCGGTAAAATAAAAATTAATGCCGAAATTTTTTAAATCTGGTTGCTTCTCGACGCCCATATAATTATTATATAAACGAATCGGAATTACAGTACGAGAAGCCGAAGTAATAACTCCGGCTTTATATGTACTATAAATATTAAATTCTTTTTCGTCGAGAACCATCCATGTCAATGTATTTTGCATGAATTACACTCCAAAGGAAATAACCATAAATTTAAGTTTTCTTGTATTTCTAATAAGACCGGCAGATAATTTAATTTTGTTATTGTCGATATATACATAATCAGTACCATAATTAAGTATTGTACTAATGTTAGCATTATCGATTTTATTATTACCTGTATATTGATCTAATAATACGAAAGACATTTGATCTTGTTGTACAGTATGTTGTAACGGATAAATCGTATTCGTTGGATCGACCGTAATTTCATACTGTTTAAGTTCTTTATACAAACCATGCTTAACAGAATCATCAAGCATATCCTTCGTAATCTTATCAGTCTTCTTAACAAAATTATCTGTATTAAGAGTCGATTCTTTTAAGTCGGCAATGATATTTTGAATCGCTTGTAATGCCGGATCAAATGTGTCGACAATACGTGAATATTTTTTATCGACATTCGTAATTAAATCTTTCGTTTCTTTAATACCTTCTTGAGCATTTGTAACGATAGATTCTAATTGTTCGTAAGACCAAACATAATGAGAAATGCGATAGATAATTCGATCGCCATATTTTAAGTTAATATTGTTATTAATAATAAACTTATTAGTTAATGTTGGATTTGGATTATCTTCTGTCGGTACAGGAAGCACTTCACTAAAATCTACTTCGTCAGAAGAACCACTATGAAGTTTCATACCATTTAAAAATACTTCGAGTTGTTGTTTACCGTATTCATATGTCGTCGGCAATTTAATAATTCTTGTATTATTAGGATATGAATCTTCATTATAAATAATACGTTTTTCTTCGACGAATACAGCAGCACGTTGGAATACACCAGATTCTTTGCCTTTTTTAATAGTATGACGAACGTTAACTTGTACGACAGTCGGTTCATTCAATGCATAATTTAATTTAAAACCGACACCCTTAACGATATCGCTTAATTTATATTTAGGATTATCAGGAACTATTAAATGATTACCATTGCGGTCTTGTTCTTTCAACATGACCATTTCGACATATTGGTCTTTCATAATATATCCTTGATCGATATATACGTCTAAAGAATTAGAACGCGGCAAGAAGAACATATTCGTATCTTGTTCATCAAAGATAAACATTTGTTTTTCATTTTCTTCGTCGGATATAGTTTCATCTGGAATGAACAACTTCGTTTCATGAAGATCCATCGTACTATGTTCATTTACTGGAACCCATTGATAATCGCCACCATTAAATTGGCGCCAAATGTATAAGATATTAGAATCACTATCATACCACAAATCATTTGGTTCTGGATTAGGTGGTTCTATAAAATAAATGAATTTACGTTGTGTCTTAGAATACAATTTACCATATAAATAAATGTTACCATGTTCATCGACATAAATTGGACGAGTATTTTTATTGTCGTAAAAGAATTTTACGGAAATACCATTTTCATCGATTGTCCAGTACGCCCAGCCAAGAATAATATCGCCTTGTTGTTCAAATTGATTTAAATCAGGAAAAGCTGGCGATGCAGAGAAAATACCATAATGATATTTAGGATATAATTCCGGAGTCTTTTCATTATATACAATCGTATCGATATGAGATGATGCATAGTTATATACGACGCCGATTTTACGTCCTTCATTACCTTCTGGATCGACGATATGAATCGTTTGTTTGTTAATAGAAGCAATCTGAAGAATTTCTTGTGTTTCTAAATCATATACACGAAACTCTTTAGTATCTGGTAACTCACCTTGAACACCTGCTATATATACGATTTGTTTTAATTGTGACGGAGCATATACTGGAAAACGTAACGTAATCTCACCGGTAGTATCAAGCGTAAATTTTTCAAAATATTGAATAGCTTGTGGTTCACCAACATTTACGAACGCCGGATCTAATTTAATCTTATGACCGGATCTATTAATGAGTTCGCCAGCAGTAATGTCGATAATAAATTCATCGCCACGTCGACTAAATTCAAAACCAGAGATAATGCCCCAGCCTGCAGATTGCAATCGTTCTTTGTCGATCCAATCTTGGACCATCTCAAAATTTTCATTGATAGGTCTTGCCTTCACACCTTTAGTGAAGTCGATTTTGTTTAGAAAATTATTTGCCATTATCTAGTCCTTAAAAATAATAATTGCCGCTTCAGCCGATGAAATATGTTTATCAATTTGTCGTTGTAGTTGGTCTCGATACGGCTCGTAACGTTTCGGCAAAGTAATAACCATCGATGTACCAACTCTATATGGTCTACCGTTTATATTACCAGTGTCGATATAATCATAGTTATCATATTTACTAGATCCGCCACCAATTACACGAACATCTGTCGGAACAATATTATTATTTAATTTAATTATAATATCGGCAATTTTTATATCGTCAGAAATTTCAGTATCTTCTAATATATAAAATTCTTGGTCGGCAAAAATCGAAGTTTTTCTCATATACAGTACATAGTTTTTATTAATATCATGTATCGTTAAAAATGTTTGTTTATTCTTAGCAATATTCTGAGAAGAACTATAATATGGAGAAACGACAATTTCTAATTTATCATTATCATATTTATAAGAAATATTTGGTAATTGTTCAATATCATACAACGAATAATTGACTTTATCGATAAACTTTAATTCTTGATTTGTCGTATAAATTAATGAATCGACGTTACCTTTCTCTGGTTCATCATTAATAGTTTTCTTAAAATATACATTATTAGAATAATCAACATAATCATATACGACATTACTATTTGTAGTAAATACATCGACCAACTTATACGACGTATCTTTAAAATTAGAAGTTTCGACATCTTTCTTAAAATTAATAGTCGGATGATTACTGTTCATTCTATTATTTAAACTATAATAATAGTCAATAATATTGTTGGATATAAAACTGTTAAGATAAGAGCCAGAAGCTTCTGGTACTTTATAATAACCTATTGTATAAGCATATACGATATTCTCGACTAAAAATTTAATCAATCGTTCTTGTGTGAATATTTCTTTGCCGCATAACATAACTAACTTATAGTTTAAGCGATCTCTCATAATTAATATAGGCGTATGATTAATCGTTAATTTAATATAATCGTATGTCATTCTCGGGAATAATGACATTTCAGAGTCATGGTTAAAAATATCCCACGATGGTTCGATTGTATATTCAGATTGCGTAAATATTACAGGCTTAGCAACGTCAAAGATTTTAGGCTTATTATATATAATTTTATTAGCATACGATGACTTTACAATATAAATGTTACAATTATCTTGATAACCGCCATCTCGCATATTTTCTAAGTATGTTTTTTCATCTGAAAAATATTTAATATCAGGGTTATTTTGAACACTATTCAAATGTAAATTATTAGGCAACGTAACTGTTTTTAATAATTCTTTAACGTGTTCCATACCAGTAAAATCAATATTGATCGTATATTCTTTATCAGATTGAAACGGTATCGTTCTTTCTAATACATATTTATATCCAAATATAGTCGGACGATAAGAAGATTTTTTCGAGCTATTAAGAAGATCGATTTTGCCATCAATATCGACAAGATAATCTTTATTAATTTTAGCCGGCTCATTATTTTCCTTAAAAAATAATTTATTTTTATCGACTTTCTCATATAAATTAACAGCCCGTTTTTTATTTAACTTTAATAACTTATCGTCGTATTTAATAATCGTATCGCTATATACTGATAAATTGTTTAAATATGATAACGGTATATCGTTTTCATCGAGCAATGTCTTGTCGACAATTTCTTTTTTATTTAAATAAATTTTCATACAGACCTCAATGTTACATACCGATTAGGATTTAAATTAATATCTGTTAGTTTATACTTGTTGATAGTCTTAGTCTTTTCATCTTGATCGTAAACCAATCTAAAGTTTTCTTTATTAGTCGAAATCTTAACTTCATATAGATTAGACGAATCTTTATTTAATAGTGTATTGTATTTCAAATCGTTAATACAATAACTATCTTTTTTAAGGTATTCGACAATATAATATTTATAATTATTATTTTTTAATTCGATACGATTCTTTTTAAAATCGATATCGAACGAAGCATTGTCGACAATGTCATATGTATTAGCCGTTAATTTAATATCCGACGTTTCTTTATCTTGACGAACACGATAAAATAAATCGAGTTTAAGCTCTTTATTCGTCCCATAAACATTAATATTGTTAAACGTATTAAGAATTGGATGTGCTAATTGTAATACATTATTTTTATTATCGAAATATTCACGAGACCAATTCGTAAATTTATACATATATGTATCGGCAGTCGGATACATAATAGCAATATATTTATATTTATTACGAATATCTTTATCGTAAACCAAAGAATTTAAATCGACATTAATATTAACAGCCGGATTAAAATCGATATATTGGAAACCCGTTTCAGAAATAATAAAATCATTAAAATTTTTAGCATTCGGATTAATTTGACAATGTTCTTTAATACCAATAACTTGAATATCATCTAACTGATATATATTTAATTGATGAGATAATTTCATCGGATTATATTTATTAAACATATCGATATGAATAGTCGGTATAATAACTTCACGATACGAAGAACTTAAATCAAATGGTTCATCGTTTTCATCTAAACACAATATCGGCGTATCTAATTCATTAGTAATATGTGAATACGTTTCGCTTACGCTTAAAAGATTTTCTTCTTTATTATCTTTATTAATAACGACAAGTTTTTTAATATAAACATTTACATTATAAAACATATCGAGGATATTACTATCATATCGATTTAATCGAATTGTTTTGTCTGCATATTTTATCGTTAATGTTTTACGATCATACACAACATCGATATATTCACCAATCGGAAAATCTTTAGGTGTATACACTCGATCGCCAAATTTAAAATAATAATATGTTAAATTTTCAGACTCTGGTAATTCAATAATTTGTACCGATAAATGTATCGAAGAAATGTTATCTAGTATAAAATGTAAATAACTACCTTCTTGTAATGATCCATTACCAGATGATGGTAAGTATGATCCGTTAGCAGTTTCTTGTAACGATATATTAGATACGATACCATCTTTACCATAAAATTGTATTGATACATATGAATCTTCTTCAAGAACAATTTTATCGTCTTTTAAAATATTCTTTTTATTTAATTCGATACTCGGATCAGATGAAGCGAATGCAGCTGCTTTAATATCACCTGTTACATTATATTTTAAATAATATGTACCGACTTTTAATTTAATAAAATCAGTTTCGGTTTGAGCTTCATATGTACAATTTTCAAATTTAATTGTATTATCATAATAATATAAACGACCACCAACAGTACTAATAACATTAGCTGCCCATCCAACAGGTAATCCTGAAGATACTTGCAATGATTCGACAGTGTTACCATATTGTGAATATAAGCCGATATGATATGAACTAAATTCAATCGGAAAATCTTGAATAATCGTTACTATTTTTTTGTTGTTTTTTTCTAAATAAAAAGAAGCTTTATTATTTTCATATTCTAAAACAACATATGCATCTTTTAATAAATGCTTAAATTGTATCGTAGAATATTCGACTTGATTTTGTCCGTCATCTAACTTTTCGATAACGGCATAATCATCATCACCAAGTTTAAACATATATTGTTTTTTAGAATTAAATTTAGATTCGGAATCCTCAATTAAGAGAATCCCGAATCCTGGATTTACATAATCTAATTTTAATTTAATTCTAGAATCGCCACTATATGCATAATCAAGAATAATAATATCTTGATCGTAAAAATAACATCCGTTATTCTTAGTTATTCTTGCATTATCAAAAAATATCATATAGTTGTTAATCCTATCTTATTAATAAGAACTGAGGCATCTGGCGCCAGCAATTCAATTCTAAATTGGAACGTATCTGTATTACTAACAGTTACTGGTACTATTTTACCATTTTTATATAATTCTTTCCACTGTGTAAAATTAGAATCAATACCGTTTTTACGAAGTGTTCGTACACTAATTCTAACGTCGCCTTTAATATCTCCATCGATAGAATCAATAGTATAACTATTCTTATCTGACACCATTAATAGTCTCGAGATTAAAACTCCAGAGGTTTCTATTAAAGACGGAATCTTTATATCGTCAGTCTCATTAAATATAGTATAGATATCGATCGAAGAAATTTCTGTATTAGCCGGCATCTCAATTTTTAATCGAATATACTGTGTTAACTTTTCATTATTAATTAATGTAAAACAGCTATTTTCGATAACACCGATCGATGAAAATGTTCCGTAATAATTATCAGAACCAAGTACTATTATTTTGAATACGTCAGAAGATAATGTATTTATCTTACCGATAAAATATAATATATTATTCATATATTTATAATATTCATCGCTAGCCGCTTCATAATGTTTTCCGATTAAATCAAATATTTCAGTCGTAACAACACCTGGTTCATCTAGTGTAATTAATTTATTATTACGATACAATACTTTATCTAATTGACAACGCATTAAATCAGACGTGCCGATTAATGTCGCATCATAATCCATTGTCGTACCATATACGATACGTCCATCATCATCAATATCTAAATTAGTTGTCGACGCATTAAAGTTATCGTAATGAATAAATAAGTCTGAATTTAATTTCTTTTCGGTAATATTCCAACCAAGTTTATCGATATTCTTTTTGTGAGGCGCTTCAATTTCTTTATCAGAAATAACTATTTCTTCTATTGATCCTTGCGTACCTGTAACAACAATATAATAATACAAATCGTTTTCACGCGTAAAATTAATTGCAGCAGAACCATCGGCTATTGTAAAATCTTTTTCAAATTTTAGCAATGGTTTCTTTTGCAATCTAAATCCATTAAGTTTACGTTCGCTAAATAGTCTAATAATAAGATTGCCCGACATTTTGATATTAATAAATGTATTATTATAAATATATTTATCGATTCTAAAAATAGCATAGCCATTTTTATCAAAATTAAAATTAATAATATAATTTTTATTTTTTTCTAACAACGTTGGATCACACTTATCAAATGTCCAATTATTAAATGTATTAGCTGTTGTTAATGAATGAAGCGAAGATATCTCAGATATTTCTTTTTGCTCTTTAAAATTTACATAACATAATGGATTTAAAATTTTCATATCCATTAAACTATTCGGAATAAAGTTTTGTTTCTTAGAATTTAATACGAGCAAACTGCCTTGTTTTTTCGTATTGTTATAGTCGACATAATGATCACGATGATGATTTATTGTCGATTCGTTAACGCCAAGATAATACTCTTTACCATTTTCATAATAATAACCAGCTTTAACAGCAATTCTATTATCAGTATTATTACGATATACCGTTACTTTATTATTAACAATAACGGAAGTAAAATTACTATTTGTCGAAGTTGCATATAATTTATCGATATCTTTATTAGCAATTGTTACGATTCGACTTTCACCATCTTTCATATCTTTAACAGTTAATAAATTTTCGATATCATAAGCTTCGACGTTATATTCGACAAGTTCATATAGTTTATCTAACGAGTTAAAACTTATCTTAATCGGAGCTTTATATGTATATGTGATATTAGCTGTTAAAGAATTATATTCAAAAATATCGTCGATTAATATAATACCCGGTTCAGAATATATAGCATATTCTTTATTTGTTAACGTATGATCTCCAATTTTTACAACGGCATCATTTATTAATACATTAGAATATTTTAATTTACCAAGTCCGTCTTCTGTTAATTGAACATCTTCTGTATATGTTTTATTAGTATATGTAATAGATAAATACGAAGGAACTGTTAACGAGTATTCAGACAGATTATAAGATTTTCCATCGATATCGACAGTTTCGTTTAAATTAAATTCAGAAGAAAATAATGTCGTCTCAAACTTTTTCCGTAACGATACGTTATAATTTGATTCGTTATTATTCCAGTAATTAGCAAATACTGTAATAACTGGTGTAACAATATTAATATTATTACCGATTAAACAACTTTTTTCTAGCGACTCATGAGTATCGTAAGTATATCGAATATATTGTGTTGTCTTATCATAATTATCAGGTAAATTAATTTCAAGATAATATACTTGATCTTGAGATAATTTAGGAACGAATGTTCCTAGATCGATATCGTAATCTTTCTGATTTTGAACGATCTTATCAGATTTGTTTAAAATATGAGTCGAAGAATTTTTAGTAGCTAACGATATTTTAATAATTTTATTAACATCGAAATTTTCTTTCGTCGTAATAACATTATTATTATCATGAATAAAATTAATTAAAATCGAATCGGGAACAATAGCTTTAATTAAATTATAATTTCTAGAGAACACAGATCGTTCTATCGTAACTTCTTTAAATGGTTCTGTTTTTCCAGAACTATTATAAATAATTATCTTACCGTTATACGTAACGAATACATTTTCTTTCGTATGATCATACTCATAATTATCTATTAATATTTGAGATAGCTTTAGCGATTCGATAAGCTCTTCATATTTATTAAAATTAATATCTATATATTTAATATCAGAATCAATATCAATATATGAAGTGTTTCTTCCATTAATAGTACCGGTTTTAAGTTCGTTATTAACAAGTTTTAAATTAGAACTGTTAATAGATAATGGCAACTTACCAATACCTGAATACGTATTATACGTATTAAAATTGTCATCGATAAGATTATTATTTTTATATAATAATAATTTAGCTTCTCGAGACTCTATTTTAATATTTTTAGTCGTATTGGCCGGTATAATTATTTCTTGTTCAAAGAATTTAAAATTAGAAAATTCTCCGGCAATCGAAATATATTCTAATACTGGAGAAGATATACCAAGATAAGAATATAACGTAACTGTTAATAATTTATTATTAATAGCATCTGGCAAGGAATATGAGTTTAATGTTTTAGGAATTCGATTACCATTAATGCTAAACATAATTCCATTAGCCGATGCTTTAATAAATTTAATCTTAAAACCAATCTGACCAATTTTATGTATCGTAATTTTCTTTTTAGATGAATCATCTGCAATATAACTAAATTTCTTATTAGTAGTCGAAGTATTTAATTCTTCTTTAATTAAAATATTATTATTATCATCGGTAATTACAATTTGACAAGATCCTGTATTTTGCTCAGAATCTAATTTATCAATTTCAAATTCTAATGACGTAATAATTTGTTCGATACTAACAGAACCTCTTGCATTAGAATCAATATATAATGTATTATCGTCAGACTTATATTTAAAGTTATTTAACTTTATTAAGTCAAATCTGTTAATAATATTAATAGGTGTATCGATAATATTATAATTAATCGTCTTAAATTCCATATCGGAAGTTAACGGAATTGTAAATGTGCCGATCGTAGACTTTGAAATATCGAGCGCTACACCATTTTTAGTATCGTATACATTTGTAGTCGATGCAAAATCTCTAATTTGAGTACCGTAGAAATAATTATTGACATAAGAAATACTGTTATTTTCTTTCTTAAAGTAATTATTATTATAATAATTCGTTACGATATCGTCGTTATCTATTTTAAACGAATCGATATAAAGATTGCCGCCTTCTTTAATAGGCTGAGCGACTACTTTATATGTAATATCTTCGTTCGTATCGTTAACTAAATGACCATTATTAGATACTGTTATACCTGTTAACGGAGCATTTTCATCGACAAACTTTTCGATAGGTAACGTGTATAATCCATTATATGTATTATATGTATTAAATGTAACGCTTTCAGGATTAATACCGACAACAGATGTGGCTTTTAAGCTATATTGAACATCGAGTGGTTTTAAATCTAACCCATATTTTTTTAATCCGATATCGATATTAAAAGATTTATTACTATTAAGAAGATATTGACTAATCTTCTGCTTAGACTTTTTATAGCCAATAATATTTACGTCAGTAAAATCAGAAGAATTAATTTCACTAGATGTAATTACTTTTAAACTATCGTAATATCCAACACCTTGTTGATAATATTCAACAGGTTGATCCCAAGTATGAGAGGAATAATCCATTTTCTTAAATTGATTTTCCCAGAATGTTAAATCCCATACTTTTTCTCGAGCAATATCTTTATTTAATTCAGAGATATAATCATAAACTTTCCGATCTTTTATAACATTCTGAATGTTAACTTCGTTTAGTTTTTCGATATGAATATCTTTAAAAGCAATGCCAGCATAAGCTGATAACAAATTCTTGATTAAATATTTAATACCAAATTCTGTCGAATTAAATCGATGTTTATATACGTCAAGAATACTTTTATCGTCAAATAATATATTATTATTTTTATTATTCTTAGTTTTTAATGCATCGTATGTCCGATTAGACAAACTAAGATTAGATTCATCTGGCAAACGATCGATGCCAGCAAACCATGCGAATTCATCGAATATATTCCAGACAGGTTCAATTTCTATATTAGCCGTATAATGAAATTTATTAATAGAATAGCCAATCGGCTTATTTTCAATTTCGTCTATTTTAAAATACAAAAAGCCATTTTCATAATAAGTATATTTTTTATTCTTATAAAAATTAACTAAGCTTTGTGTAATAGTAAATTCATTATCTAATTTTAATTTAGGATTTAATTCGCCGATCGCACATTTATATATTTTACTAATAATAGTATTTTCTTTACCAGCATAATTCACCAGAAAGAAGTCTTTAGCATATTCATCGACTTCTTTCCAGATATCTGTCATCTCTTCGATAATAGACATCAACAAATGACCGGCATTAGACTTATAAGGACGACGACGAATTTGCATCCATTTAGGAAAATACTGTAAAGCTTTTATAAAGTTTTTATTTGTAATAGCATCCATATATTATACCTCGATCCATTGAATCGTATCGAGTAACATCTTAGATTTAATATCTTGTAGTACTTTTAAATTGGTAACTGATACACCATCGACAAATAATCCAGATACATTAAAATAACTTACGCCAGTTTCATTAATACCAAGTTTATTAATATATCCAATATCTAAACTTTCTTTTGGCGGAATCGCATTAATATATTCTGCTAATTTCATTTCGAGATTTCGTTTAATATCAGCAAGATTAGAATCAGTATTAGAAATACTAATACTTAATGTCACGGCTCTTAATTCTGGTGTCACGTACTCTATATATAATGAAGGGCTTGTGACATTTTTTAAACGGTCTTTAGCTTCTTCTAATGCTGCTTCGATTTTTTCGACAGTATATTCTATTGGAATTACATAACAAATAGCTGTGCCTGTTCCATATACCATCGGTACATACGTTACGTTCGATGCATTTTTTAAATCTAATAATGCAGCATCGATAGCAATCGTATTAGACTTTTCATTAATTAACGACCAATTAATTAAACGATATAATAAATTTTGATCGCTTTCGCCTTCACGACGAGTAAAGCCACAAAATTTAACCATATCGTCAAGATTCTGTCCATTTAACGAAGTATATATATGAGGTGTTTTATTAGACTCAATATATTCATATGCATCATTCATTTCGTTAGAAACAGATAGCATAAACAAATCGAGGACAGAGCCTTGTTCTACAGTATTTTTAACTTTGCTTTCAAAGAAAGCTTTTATCGATTGATAAATTTCATTCAAATGTTTCATATTATAAATCCTTTTAAAACTCTATTCGTTTCTTTATGCTTAATTTCTATATGTATATTATGCCAAGACATAATTTGTTTTTCATTAACATTAGGTCTCACACTAATAGTATAATTATCATCATTAACAATACCTTCGACTATTTCTTTAATAGCTAATAAATTAGACTTATTGAATTTATCTTTATGACGATATTCTACTAATCGTGATCCTAACAAAGGACGCTGTAATACTTCGCCTAATTCAGTTTTTAACCTAATCATGATTTGTTGAATAGTATAAACCTCATTATCGGCACAGATAGGAGTAGCATATACATTTTGTTTAGCATAAGGATTATTCTTATTTTGAATCGTAAAATTAATTTTTAAAGGATGTGTCGTTTGTTTTGGTCGAGCAATTGTTTCGACAAAGAATTGAATCTTTAATTTTTTAGATGATTCGGCAACATTAAATTGAATTTTTAACTGTCGTGATCGATTACTTTGTTCAATCATAATATCATCTTTATCAGAATTTAATAAAAAATCAATCATTATATATCCTTTCTAAATTTTAATTTTACCGATAGCACTTTTACCCCATGATGCAAGTTTTTTGCCGACTTCACCAAGAACTCGAGATGCTAATTTTGTAACTTGTTCAGTCGCCCATTTTTTAGCACGATCTAAATGTTTACGAGCTAAATCAGTATATTTTTGCATATACTTATTAACGCGTTCAATATTTTTACTTACAAAATCTATTTTAGATAATTGTAAGTTCATATTAATAGTTTTAGCAAAGCCGCCTAGCTGAATCGTATCGAGTCGACTAACAGCATTGTTTAGTTTATCTTCTAATGCTTGAGCTTTGTCTAAATAATTTTTAGTATAGTTGTTAGCAAAATCTATGTAGCCAGTTGCTCTTGTATATAAATCATCGATACGTTTACCAGCTTGTTGTTCAGCTAATACTTGATATTTATTAGTAGCATATTTAATTTCTTCATCGAGTTGCTTATTAACATTATCAGATAAATCTTTTAATATTTGATTTGTTAATGCTGGATTTGTATTTTTAATATGCTTATACGTTTTGATAATTGCAATTATTTTACTGCGTTTATCTTGAAGTGCTGGTAATAATTGTTCTTTGCTCGTTATATGTAACGTATTAAATATCTTATTCGTTATTTCTTTATTGATAAGTTTATCAAAAGCTAAATAAGCAATATCTCGTTTATCGACGAGCTTAAGAATATCTTGCGCATTGACATCCTTAATGATATTAGGAAAGCCGTCAAGATCTTTTACAATCTTGGCGGCTCCTTTAAAATCTTTATTTTTTATTGCTTCGACTAATTTACTCCTAGAATCTTCAAGTTTCTTTTTAAGAGTATCGTCAATCTTAATATTTTTATTTTTTAATAACCTATCAATTAAGTTAACAGAACCAGAATAATCTTCAGGAACAATATACTTTTTATGAATTTCGTTATATTCATCAGCAACTTTTTTACGAGTCTCCTCGTTTATTTTTCCTAGAATTTGATTATAATTCATGTTTCACCAATTAATATTAAAGAAGAAATTGGAGCCGTCGTAGACGGCTACAATTATATAAGAAGCTATATGTATATTACGACTGCTTCTTAGTGTTAGCATTAGAATCGTCAGTTTTTTTTAGCTCAGTCGGCGTTGTATTAACATCTTTATTGCCATAATATTTTATAGCTGCATTCATTAATAGTTCGTAAACTTGATTAGCTTGTACAATAGAATTTTTAGCCGTTTCGTTTCCTTTGTCTACAGAAGCTTGGAATGCATCGAGAACCGTTTTCTTTTTATCGTCTAATGCTTTTTGAAACTCTTCGAGTGTTTTATAATCAGATGCTTTAATCTCATAAATATTACTTTCTAATAATTTTTGATCTTTAGGATCAATATTTTTCAAAGCTTCTTTTGCCGATTTTTCTGTAATAGGAGAATCACCAGCGAGCATTGCTTGTGTAAATGGAGCGAAATCTGTTACGAGCTTCGTCGGGTCTTTTAGCTTAAGACCTTCGGCAATTTCGACTAACGTCGTATTTTGTCCAAATAACGGCATAATTATATCACGACGAATCAATACATATCGTCCGAGATTTGGCTCCCAAGATTTAACTAGAACTGTGCCTTTAACCATAAAGTCACCGACCACAGAGCCGGGTTTATCTTGAAGTTCTCTAAAGTCAGCTAACTCAAAAATACGATTATTTAACTTATGACCATTAAATAATATTTCGTCAAAGTTTAAATCGATACGATTTGCCTTAATTCGATGCGTATTTGATACAGCATTAATCGTACCATTATCAACCGATAGCTTAGAACTATTGCCAACTGCCATAGCTACCGATGTGTTTTCTTTCATAACGATACTAGAAGTACCACGCCTCATTGCCCAATCTCTAATTCGATCTGGATGTTTCGACACTTCTTCGTATTCAGTAGCATTAACACGTAATCCTAAATATGATTTATCTTCATCGATAGGAGAAGCATCGTCTCCTGTCTCAGCTATTAAATCATTAACAGCATTCGTTACTTCTTCGATATTTTTATTTTGAGCCGTTTCGTTTATTTTTAATCTTTTATCAGGAACAACTTTTGGTTTATTCTCAGTCTTTTGTTTTGCTTTATCTTTGTCTTCAGCCATTACGTAATAGAACCTCCTTGGTCTTGAGTATATTCATCTGGGAATATATCGCTTTTTAATTCGCTTTCAGCATAAATTTCAGAAGCATAGCCTGCGGTCCATCTTCCCGTAACCATAGGCTTGCTGTTGTATGCTTCTATTATAACATATTCACCAGCTTTTGGAAACCAAGAGTCGACGCTATTAGTTTGTACATGCATAGCTGATTCGGTTTGTCGATTACCCATTTGATCGGTATAAATAACAGAACAAGTATTAGTTAAAGGGTCGGAAGATAATACCGACCCCTTTAACTTTGCAAAACCTTGATTCCGTATTTCTTGACCGACATAATTGTCTTTTATTTTATTACGGATCATAATTTTGGAATATTTACATTTACCTTGTATATAATATCGTCAGAACTATTGTCAGAAGTATATTCAATTTCACCAGCACCTTGTAATGCCGATAAAATTTTATCTAAATTAACAGCAGATTCACCATGACCTATTAATGTGAACCCAAAGCCAGAACCTGGATATAATTTATCCGTACCGAATAAATAACAACTTGCAAGCGTTATATAATCACTCGATACTTTATTAATATATGTATTATAATCAGCCGTACCTTTATAAGATAATTCTTGTTCGGCCGTGAATATAATTTTTCTTAATGTATTAAGAGCAAATGGATGTAAAATATTAGCATCGAGAATTTCTTTGCCGTCGCCATCTTTACCTTTGATACCGACAACTTTAACGAATCGACCGCCTTGCTCAATATTAAATTCAACGGTATTAGGTCGTTCACTATTAAACAAAGCTTTTTCATGTCGAATAACAAAGAACTTAGTTTGCTTATAAATTTCAAATTCAGGACCTGGCACTGGAATTAATGGTCTTAATAATGTCGTATCTTTAAAGATTGTCATATCGTAAGGATGCATAAACATCTTAGCATTGGCTCGTGATAATTCTTTCTCGGCTTTAATAGTCTTATCGTTTACATTTACAATCTGAGACATCGTACGAATATCACCATATTGGAATAATGATGATACATAATTATCAGTCATCGTATATGTAACTTGACCACCTTGATCATTAGCCTTCATCATATTATCAGTTTGTAAAGCATATTTTTCCATAGCTTCACCAGGACCGCCGCCAAGTAATGCATTTAATAACCAACTGCCACTCATCTTAGCATATTCCCAAGCATCAGCTGCAGCATTACCTGTTTTCGTAACACGATAATTAAACAAATTATCTATAAGATCTAACATTGGTCCACGTTGACCCCATGTTGGACTCATAAATATAGTACCAGAATTACCGCCCCAAGCCGGAATAAATGGCATACCTCGTTTTAATAATGGCGTAACGCATAATACTTTATAGTTATCGATAAAGTCTTTAATCATATCGCCCCAACGACCTAAAACAAACGAACCTAAAATTACTAAAGGACTGCCAGCTATACGTAAACCTTTTCCTAATATTCCGACAATTCTTTTTCCTAAGAAACTAGAAGCAAATGCTTCGACCTTAGAACCAAGACCGCCAGTCTTAAGAACGTCGTTAGAAATTTCCGTAATCTTATCAGGTGTTATCGTTTTAGATGTCGATAATACATCTTTTATTTCGTCTAATATTTTAGCACCTTTTTCAGTATTATTTACTAAAGAAATACGATTAGTAACGGCTTCGACTTTTTGAATAGCTTTTCTTAACGTCATTTCCTTATTGCGAAGAATTATATCATACTCTTTATTAAATTGTTTTTCGTATAATTTTTGCAATTCTTTACTAGCGTTCTTTTTGCCTTTATTAAGTTTAATAGTCTTCTTCGTAGTTTTTTGTTTATTGTTTTCATCTAAAACAGCATTGCCATTTTCATCAAATACAGGAGCATCTACTTCTATACTTTTTGCTTTTTTATTTTTATCTAAAGATTTAAATAATTTATCTGTCTCTTCGTGAATATATTTTTCACGTCCTTTTTGAGATGCTGCTTTCTCATAATCATTTTTAGCTTCTGTTAATTCTTTATGCATTAACGATGCAAATTTTTCAGCCGTTTGTTTTTTAGCTAATTCAAATTCGGTATTAGCTTTAATCCAATCGTTAAGATGTTGTAACATATATTCACGAGAACTTTTATGAGCATCGCCTATTGCTGCTTGTATTTTACCAATCTTAGAAATCGAAGATATTTTTTCTCTTCGAGCTAATAAATTACGAAGCTGCATCGTGATTTTTTCATTTTCTGCATGAGTTAATGTACCGGCAACTTTTTTACTTTGAAGATTTTTAATTTGTTCGTCGATTTTATCAAGAGCAATTTGTTTTCGAGCTCTATATGATTCGAGTTTATATAGTGGATTCTTTTTATTTTCTATTAATCCTTGAATCTTATCAGCATATCGTTCAGCAAACCATCCTTCAGATCGAACGACAGCTCCGACAAAATCATCGTATAACGCTTGAACTAATAATGCACGAGATAAATTATATAAACCCATAGCATATGTCGTATAACGTGCTGCTGTCGATATAAAAGACATATTAACTTCTTGTGTCGTTTTATCGTTTAAAGGATCGACAATCGCATCGGGCGTAATTGTCGTAACGAAACCAGTCGTTACCGACATCATATGAACGACATCTCGAACTTTAGCTTGACCAGTCATACTGTTTGGTTCATCGATAATAGCAATTCTATCGTGTGGCTTAACAGAAGGATCGCCATATACAACTAAGTTACCAGAATAAATTTGTTCGACCGAACGTTTTAATCGACTAATCGTCATATTGCGAGCCGTCTTCTCATGATTATGTTCACTACCACCAAATTCTGGAGGGAACCAATTAGTAACGGCCCATGACGCTAATGATTTAACGCCTTTTTCAATTAACGTACCAATACCAAAACCAGCAGCACCACCAGCAGCTATACCAAGTAATCCGCCTTCAGACCCCATAACGGCAGTTGGAGCACTCATAACTAAACCAGTTGTCGTAGCATAATTATCGAGAGAACCGATTTCACTGTCTATCGTAAACGTATTATCGGAAGACGTATTAATTTGTGTACGAGCATGTAACCATGTATCGACTACGACAGAACGTTGGTATTCAGGATAAATATCACGATCTAAATATACGTCAGGCGTTGATTTTTTAACGTCTTCAAAGTTATATAAACCTTTAGCAACCGTTGCTACTTTATTAATATTAGTCTGAATTTGATTAGACATAATATCGTGATCAGACCAATACATATGAAATTGTGAATATGGTTTACGTTTTTCTGTTACGTTATAATCTTTACCTTGTTTAATATATTTATAAGCAGCATACCAATCTGGCTTGCCTAAGAATGCTGTGCTTCTAAAACCAAAATTAGTAACGGCACCAATATACGTAGGTTCTGCACTTGCTGAGAATTGAAGAATATCCCAGACAGTACGACCTTGTGTTTTTATATCAATATATTGATGACCAGATTGTGTACCAAATCCAAACGTATTTGCTAATTGATTAATAGTCCATGTGTCTTCTTGTCGTTCTTGTCCTTGTTCATTAATAATACGATTACCATCTGATAAAGGATTAAAACTATCAAGGATACCATTATTAATTCTACTATTATAATAATGAGCACTACCATCATTCGTTACTTCGTAAATATTTTGTACTGGTTCACCATTAGCAAATATATCGCGATAATATGCATCGCCAAAATGATAAATACCAAATGGGTTTTTAGAAAATACTCTAGATAATACATTCCAATTATTTTCTCTAAATAATTTACTAAATGAATTTTGATCTTGACACGTTAAGAATGAACTAATTAATACACGAGGAGATACACCGCCAAATGATTTACCATATGGACTATCTTGAAAATAATGTACGCCTCTATTTTTAATACGATCGCCATAATTATCTTCACGAATCGGATTTGATAACTCAATACCGTCACTTTGTGCCGTTATATTAACGACATCGCCGCCGACAATTTCGGTAATCATACCGTTAAACATCGGAGGTAACTTTGCTGCATCAGCCGAATAACCCATACGAATATGAATTCTAGCACCAGCCACTAATTTAATAGATGCTCGTTCTGGAATTAAATCTTGTTTTTGTTGTGCGTTACGAACAAATGTTCTAGGATTAAATATACTATCGTACCAATTATTTAAAGCAGCTAAACCATTTTGTAATTGCTGTACATAGTTATCGTTATCGCCATCTGAATCGTACTCTGTGAGTATGTTTTGGAATGCGTTATTAATTTGAATTGTGGCTGTATCGGCAGCTATATTTTTAGATTTAACAACTTGTATAGAACTAATAGCATTTGTACTATAAAAACTATCATGCATCTTCCAGAATCCAGACGTTAATCCTTCGTCGATAAACATAACTTGGAATGTCGGGAATCCTCTAAGCATTCTTCCTCGAACATCTGTTTGGATCATATCTAAGAATGAATCACGAACACGTCTTGGTAGGTTTCTTTTTGCATTAGCTTCAAGTTCTAATTTTTGAGAATAATCACGTTCAATTTGACTAATCGGATTATTATTACTAATATCGACGCCTAGCTCTTCGATCTTTTCTATAATACCAGCCGGTACTAATGCAAATAATAATCGACGAAGGATCATATCGTTATCTTCTAACGGAGCCGTTACACTTAATGACGGTGTTAATACTTTATGTGTCGTAGCATTTAAAGAATTATAATTACGAGTCGTAATCTTCTTAATGTAATCATTATCTTTAGCAAGAGCTGTTAAGGAATAACAAACAAACAATTTACCATTTACAAACTTTTCTTGATTATCCTTAACAAAGTTCTTCATAGTATTAACATTTTTTTCTTGAATGTCTTTAGACAAATTCATATCCTTCATGTATTCATAAGCAGATACTTCACCGTCAGCGTTATTAAATAATATATCTGTCATATAATTTGGCATAATATTATTTTTAATTAACGTACACATCCAGAATAACATGTTCCGTAAGAATGCATTTTTAGCATAATTATAATCGGTCATACAACCTTTCATATATGCCATCGTTTCACTATAATCAGAAGTTTGATAATATGGATCGATAAAATAATAATGGTCAGAATCTAAGAATGTATATTTTTTATCGGTAAATTTTTTCTTACGAGCAGCAAAATCTATATTCATTAAATTCAATAATGGATTAGATTTAAATTCTTCTTCGGTAAAACATGGTATACCGAATACACCCATCTCGATAATAGAACCATAACGCCAGAAATCTTTATCTTTATCAGGATCATAACTTAATTTAGCTTGTTCATACAAATATTTTGTCGAGCGTAAGTTAAACTTATTTGCAGCTAAATCTTTTTGTTCAGCCGAAATATATTCAGGAGTTACACCTGCCATGATTGCATCATATTCTTGTTGTTTTTTAGCTGCTTTTTCTCCGTCTGAACCGACTGATGCTTTTGCAAATTCAATAAACTTCTTTGCTAATTCTTGTTGTTTTTCAGTACTTAAATCACTATCGACACCAGATAAAACTGCAGCCGCTACAAATTTATTTAATGTATCGTTAATTTTATTCTGCCAGTCAGAGAATGTGCTTTGTTGAACTGACTTAGTTTCAACAATCAAGTTATAAAAATGTTGAAGTAATACTTTATCTTGATCTTTTTCTTCGATAGCAATCGTGCTTAAGAATTTTAACGCATCGTCAGCTATTTTCATAAACGTATCGACAGAATCGACAAGTACAGATTTTAATGCATTTTCAGATACTTTTGCATTATTTTCTTTTCGCTTTTCTTGGTCTTTTTCGGCCTTATCGTATTCCTCTTTATTTTTTTTATAAACTATAGAATTTTTATCAACTTGTGTTCTAGGATCAATTATCGTAGCACCTGGACCAGTAGCTGTTTTAACAGCTTGCTTAGTTTCTTCCTTACCAGTTTTATTCCAATCAGCATCGTCTTTTAAATGATAATACATCCAAGAGTAATATGGTTCCATGAATGATACTGAAGCATTTTTACCGATTTTCCATTGACCAGTGTTGACGCCATGTTTAACGAGTCTTAATCGAATATCATTTTCTTCTTTTTTAAGATCGTTAATCTTTTGAGTCGTTAAATCCCACTCTTTTTTATCGAGTGCTAAAGCTAATCCGCCATTCGATGCAATTGTCATACCGCCAGATCGTGAGTATTCGACGCCACGTCCTGTATCGTCGATAGCTGTCATCTCGACGGTTTTATCTAAAGGTTTACCATTTTCATCAGCTTCTTTATATAGTTGTAGAAGCTTACTGTCCATAAGAATTATGTCTCTTAACAGTTCAGAGAATAATGTTTCGTGATAACAAAAATAAAAATCTGGATCGACAAATACTTGATTGCCTGGATTTTTATAGCGAATAAATTCAAAACCCATTTCGCCAAGTTCTTTAATAGTTGGCAATTGTAAATCTGGATATAATTCAGCCTTAGATAAATTAGCATCGATATCAAAATAACTAAGAGCAGCTTGTGTAGCTTTTTGAGTCGTTGCTAAATTAGAGGCGTAATTCTCGACAGAGAATTGTTTATATACAGCAAATCGATTACGCAATGTTCTATCAGTTTGACGTAACGATACTTTAATTTGGAACAATCCTGGATAATTAGGAACAGTCGAAATAGCAACTTGTTCGACAATAACTTCGTACACACCTATTAATTTAGTAAATTCAGATTCGATTCTGAATGGATACGAAGGTAATGCATTAGGATATTTCTTTTTAAAATAAGAAATAATCTTAGGAATCTTATCGAACGCATCGACAGTTGCTTGATCATATGTCATAACAGAGAATGTTAATGTCGCATCTTGACCGCCCATATATTGAGGTGCTTGCCCTCGATGAGTGTCGACAGACATATTAGCATATGTATTAGAGAAGTTAGCTGTTAAGCCTTGCACTAATACATCTTTTAAATATAATCGATAATCGATAGACGTTAATCGTTCGAATTCAGAATCTTCATATCCTTCATACTGCTGTTCATTACCAGACAATGCATTATATGTATCGTCATTAGTACCGAGTCTACTAAACTGAGAAGCGCAATATTCTAAAAATTTAGAATCAGTATCGTACGGATAATAATCTAAAGATAACTTATTATTGTCTTCTTTAATGATAAGGCTTAAGGAAAATTCTTCGTTTTTAAAAATACTATTATATATGTCTGTATCGATAGGATGTCCATTATTTAAATTCTGAACATTTTCTGCCATATTAGGAGAAGCAGTATTCGTTAATGTCGAAGCAAATTGTTGACGTAACAATAAAGAATCTTCTAATGAGTTATATTGTGTTGTCGGTTTAATATGAATAATTAAACGAGTACTATTCGGGTTATTTAAATCGACAGTTGGCTTAGCTTCTCCACCTGATAATATAAAACTACCAGCATTTTTTAATTTATTTATAATATCTAAATTAGGTTCGACAATGTCATAATAAGCTTGAATATTAAATTGATTTAAATATTTAGTAAGTTTATTACCAGCTTCTGATAAGAATTCATATTTCGATGTTTTATTAGAAGAGAAATTTTTAATTTCGTTCGCAAAATATTTACCTTTTAACGTAGTAAATACTCTATTTGCTTCGCTAAATAATGCTTTATCTGCAGGAGATGGACGATACGCATTCGGTGTTTTCTTATTAGTTTTAGTATATGTTTGACGAAGTTTTTCTAATTTAATTAGTTTAGCTTCGTCCGGTACATAAAAATCGATTCTAGGATTTAATGTGTCGACAGGCATTAATGCCGATCGATTAGCGAACAATGTTCGCTTCATAAAATCCTTAGAAAATATCGGATATTCTTTACTATGTAATTCGTTACCTAATAGCAATGGACGTTGATAATACCAACGTAACAAATCGTAGTTAATTGTCTTCGAAAAATAATTACGATATTTTACGACTTCGCCGCCTTCAATTTCTCTATGTTTAGGAACTTGAGGCATAAAAGCTTGATAGTCGAATTCTCTTAATAGTAACGTTACTTTTAATAGTTTTGGATAATTTGGTACTGTTGCTACCGATATAGCTTCAAAACATACGGCATCGATATCGAGTGTTTCATTAATATACTTATTTTCAATAGGCATATACGGAACGAAATGGAATTCAGATAATAATGATCTAAAACCATTCATATAATATGTTACTGTTTTCTTCTTATCTGAAGAATTCGTTTCGACAGTAACAGGTTGTCCATTGATACCACGATCTTCATTAAAATATAATTCTAGTTGAAGTAACCGATCCGGTTTAGTGTTTTCTATATTGGCTGAACCTTTTGCCCGCATTAACGGGATATTCTGAGAATTAGATTGTGTAACGACATTAATAGATATTGGCGGTACAAATAATGTTACGTCACCTAACGTACATGTCCAATCAGAAATAGACGTTAAACCTTGCGTAATGTTTTGTGTGCCGAATGCTTTATTTTGAATTTCATGACGTTTGTCTAATTGATTCGTTACGTTCCATACTGCATCAGCCCATACTTTACTATCAAATTCATAAGACCATGGTTTTAAATTAGGATTTGTAAAATCAGAATATTTTAAAATCGAAACATGATTATTCTTAGAAATAATATACTTATTTAAATTAATCCAGCTTTCGCCTTGTTTAACATAAATAACAGCAAGATTACGACGATAATGTTCGAGACCATACATGTTGATACCAGTTTCTTCAAATATTGTAGGGTCTTGGGAACTTAATAATCGTTGATTAATAGTATTAACATAGTTAGCTATTAAAGAGTCTCCTGGAAAACTCATAAAGTTTTTAGGATATGACGTAGTTTGATCTTGTTTAGACGATCCATTAATATCGATAACAGCACGAACTTCTTTTGCTGTTTTAATCATATGAACAACTTCGTTAGCTGCAGCATATGCTGTTTCTAATAAAGAAAATTCTGTACCATCAGCTGATAAACCAAATACTGGAACGCGTCCATTTATTTTCTTAGTATCATCATATGGATATAATCCACCAAAACGTTTTGTCGTTAGTTTTTCATTAACCTCGATCCACTTATTATCAAACTCTGCAATTTGAGCAATTGTACATTCGTCAGAGTCTAAATTACGTTCCCATTTATTACCAAACCCAACTGTACTAACATCATGTGCCTTCGTAACGAATGCATTATATTTATTAGTAGCTTCGCCATATGTAGTTTTAATAACATCAGTAGCATAAATAACAGACCAATGATATACTTCAGGTGCATCATAAAATAAAAAACGAAAACCCATGTCATAATCAAGACTATAGTTTTCATCTTTTACATTATTAATATCATACACATCTTCAGAATTAGTTTTTTCTTGTGCAAGCCATGCTCGCATATTTTGTTGACCTTTAGTTAAAAAGGCTAATAATTCGGGATCTTTTACATTGGCTTTTCGCAGATCAGCATATAATGTATCGCCGTCGACGAAACCAGCATGTAAATCTTCTTCTTTAATTCGAAAAGCAGAAGGAGGAAGGCTGACCATAGCCAGCCCTCTCACTTTATCGACACCGACATGTTCTAACGGCGGATCTTCACGATAGAAAACTGCCGCATCTAAATCACTTCCCATTTTCTTAGCAAGTTCTTCATATATGCGAGTATCGATAGCACCTGCTTCAAAATCAGAAACTTCTGGAAGACTCATTTGAGTATCTTTTATGATATCATTTAATTGTTCAACCGAACCTTTTTTAGGTTCCTTAGGTTTTTTAGCATCATCCATGACTTCTTTCGTTGAAGCTGGTTTTTGTTCTTCAGTCTTTTTTTGTTCTTCCGCCATTAGATAATTCCTTTATTAATTATAATTAAAATACGCTATCAAGATAATTAGCAATATCATTAGCATTCATATCTTCATATTGACTCGTTACTCTTGTCGTAACGGTAGCACTGCCACCGCCAGCAAAAGCAGGAGCGTTATTTAAAGCTGCGATAGCAGCTTGAGGATCTTGATTTGTCGAAGTTGCTACATTAATTATATAACCACCATTAGCTTGACCTTGTTGTGGCATTACTAATCGTGCCGACGTATTAGCTTGTCCCATATTCTGAGATGCCGTATTATCGATATCTGGTACTGGTGATTGTGAACCATATCCAGCAACTAATACGGAACCGGCAGCAACAGCTAAAGCACCGAGAACAGCTTTAGAACGATTTGATTTAATCTTGTCGAGTTTTTTAAACGCACTATTTCTTAATTTAGAAACACGTTCTTCTAAACCTTTGTTCATAACAGCTTCGTTCGTTTGCATATCGGTAATCTTTTGTTCGACTTGATTCATCGGAGCGTTTTCAGTTGCTTCTTGTGCAGCCTGCATAGCTTTTTGTTGTTCTTGCACTTGTTTAATTTGAGCATCGGCATTATCATTTTTTAATGCTCTTGCATCAAACATTTTAAGCTCTCGAACAGCTTGTCCAGACGTCCAACCTTTTTCTTCGGCTGATTGTGCCATATTTTCCATTGTTTTTTGGAACTCAGCTTTTACGCTTTCAGAAACTTGAGCTCTAGCAATAGCTTCCTGTTCTTCTTTAAACAAATGACCATTCTGACCTAAGAATTCCTCACTCTTCATTATATCAGAAACCATGTTTCCATACAATGTCGTATTTTTTTGCATTGACTTAATTGACTCGTTCCAAATTCGTTCATTACCAGTCAATACATCAGACACACGACGAATTGCAGATCCGCCTGTGTCGCCTTTTTGATATTGTAATGCATCTTGAATAGATGAAGGAAGTGATATGATTTGTGATATATAATCTTGACTAGAGTTTTTTGGAGACAAAAATGTTTCATGAATACCAGTCATAATATCGGCAACTAATTGTCTGGCATTTATTGTCCTAGAAATACCTTTGCCGCCTTCTAACGTAATTTGCTCGTTAACTTTTAAATCGTTAACTAATTGTTCTATTCCTTTACCAGAATTATATAATTCACCGGCAGCAGCAGTTAATCTATTTCGTACTATATTATCAGCAATAGTGCCTTGTTCAAACTCTACGTCTTTAGGCGTATACAATTTTAAACGATTTTTCGCTTCGTCTTTTATATTCTGAGGAGTAACATCTAATACGTCACGACGATATTGCATGTCGAATCCTAACATATCGTTTGCCGTAATAGGCGTACCATTACTCATCTTATTCTCAAGAACTTTAGTCAAGTATACTTTATCGCCATCATGGTCAGCTTTTGCTAACATATTAAATGCCGTATTTGTTCGTATAGCATTATCGGCTATCGAAGGGTCATAATATACTTTACCAAATGCTATAGATTTAGCATAGTTATGTGGCTGACGGTCAAGCATAACCGTAATGCCTTCTTCACGAATTTGTCTTAATCGCGTAGCTTTTTCTGCTTCGGATAACGAACTATCTAATAAACCTAATTGTTCGAGTTGTTCTTGTCCGACAACAGCAATAGCCGGAGTATATCCTTTTTTCTGTAAGTCGGCTACGGTTATACCGTTAATATATTTTCTCGATTGAATAAAATCAGAAGCATCGTCGACACGCATCGATTCTGAACTAATACGATGTCCAACCGTTATTGCTCTTACAGATTTAGTTAAATCACTATTAGTTTTTAATGCATTGGATATCTCATCGTTAACACGTTGTTTGACTTCGGCTAATTTATTTTGAGCTAATCGAGCTTTTTCATAATCGCCAGCATTAATATAATGAAGCATTTCTTCAGTTTGTTTTACGTACGCTGTTTGTGCCGAATTTAATTGTTCGTTACCATATGTTCTTCCTAAATGGAGATCGTAATTAAAATGATATTTACCGTCGTCAGAAACAATATTGCCTTTTAAATGACCGACATTTATAACGTTACCTTTATCGTCAAATTTAATGTCGGCAATATTAATTTTAGTATTTAATTCGTTAAGAGCAGCTTTTTGAATATTGCCATCTTTAGATTTTAATTTTTGGTCAAATTCATCCATCACTGTTGCTTGGCTACCAGCATTACTTGCACCATTACGTTTAGCTAATGCTAATTGTTGTTCATAAGAAGCAACTTCTTTAATGTGCTCTTCTGAAGCTATAATATTCTTACTAGCATATTCTTTATTAATAATATCTTCAAAAGATCCTAGTTCGAACGAAAATTTATTAGCTAACTTTTGTTCTTCTTTTCGTTTTAATCGAGAATATCTTGTGTGAGTAAATGCATTGAAAATATCTTCACCAACAGTAGCAATTCCACCACGTTGAACAACTTCGTTATAATATTTACTGTTTTTATCGAATAATAAGGCAGCATCTTCTACGCTATTAGCGTTTAACATAATACGTTTTAACTGATTAGCACTTACAGAATCTAACGTCGCCACTTGTTCTTGATGCACATAGTTTTTACTAAAAAGTAAAAAACTTATTTTTTCGGCAAATTTATTTTTTTCATTAAGATAATCTTTATCGATTTTTTTAATCTCATCTTCTTTTAAAGCCGACTTAATATCGTTAATAATATGATCCCAGTTCTTACTAACGATATTACCATGTTCATCTTTATAAGTACCGATATCTTTTAAATAATCGGAAAATTCTACTTTACCGTTTTTTAAATTATATTCAAGATTACTATCGTCTAGAAATTTAAACGTACCTTTATCTTTTAACGTCTTAGCAACTCTTGATACTACTTCGCCTCGATTAAATTCATCGAGACCTTCGATTAAATCATTCAATACACGATTAGTTAATCTAAATACATCTTTACGTTTAGCTGCTTCAGTAGCACCAGTAGCCGTTGTCCAATCTTTAACACCGAGATATTCACCTAGAGCTTTATCCATAAGATCACGTTCTTCGCGAATAGCTTTTACGCCTTCTTTAAGTGAACCATATTGTTTTAATAATTCTCCACGAAGTTTTGTAATATTAGGTTTATTATCTTTTGTTTCAAATACGTCGGCTAATTTATCATGCCATAAAATCATATTAGACAAGAATTCCCAATCTAATTGTTTTTCTAAAGCTCTTCCAAAACCAGCCTCTTTAAATATCGAAGCTAATTTTTTATCGTATTGACCAACTCGAGTATTAAAGCCAGCGGCTGTTAACTTATCGCTTTCGGCAAATAATTTAGCAGCTCGACTACCGACAGGTTTATAATCCATCATAACGGTAACGCCATCGGTTTTTAACGTTCTAATTAATGCTTCATAATCATAACTAGCATCTACGGAACCAATTTTATCGAGAGCAGCTTGTACTTCTTCTTTTGTTAATTTATGAGTACCATGGTCAGAATAAAAGTTTATTTTACCAAACATTTCTGTTTTAGATATTTTAGGCAAATCTCCGTAAGCATTTGATTTAGCAAATATATTAAACTTTTTATTTCGACCAATACTTGTCATTTTTTGCCAATCTTTAAATCGTAGTGTCCCATCTGGGCCTCGATAGATTGGCATATTCTCTTCGAGGAATTCTTTATTTAAAGAATGTTCAGTAAGATTAAAAGACGTACCGCCAGATGACGTACTGCTTGTATTAAGAGCATCGATTACGCCTGTTCTAATAAGAGCAGAACCTTCGTTTAACGAATCGAATGTATTTAAATCGATCATCGATTTTAAATGATCGATTTCTTCTGGCGTCATTTTACGATTATATGTCTTTTCGATCTTTTGTTTCATCGTATTAAAGATCTTTTCTTTTTCGCCAGCAATAGTTTGACCTTCTTCAAGACGACTATTAATTACGACATTCGTACCATTAAAAACATATTTACCACCGGTTTCATTATATTTATAATTTAATATATTATGATTTTCTTCATAATTATCTGGTAAACCAGCTTGTCGTAATACAGCTTTAACTTCTTCAGGTACAAGCATCGAAGCATTAGCCATAGACTTATTATAAGAACGAGCTGTATCATTACGAGCTCTAAAATTTATATTCGGCCCCGATGCATTATCTTTTATACCGGCAATCGGCACCGTATTATGTACGGCATTTTTTTGTGTCGCGACTTCTGGAATTAAATCGATACTTTGAGCAAATTCTCTGCCGCTATGATCTATCTGTTCTAATTTATATTCATCTTTACCGATGCGACGCAATTCATGAAACTTACCAGCACTACTAACATCTAATAATGCATTTTCTATCGGTGTCATGTTATTAGAATCTTTAGCAAAGATTAAACTTTCTAAAGCTCTTCGTGATTCGATACCGCGATATATATCTTTATCTTTACCATTATTAAATACAGAACCTTTTCCGCTATAACCTTTGTAAATGTATTTTTTAATAAACTCATTTTGGAGAGATTCGTTATCTTGGAAATTAATATGTTCCCAATCATTAGCAATGCCAGAAGCCTTAATATGTTCGTCTGTTAAATAACCAGACTGATATAAAAATTTAAAATCTTCTTTTATACCAGACGTATCTAATTGAAATGAAGAATCTAATACGCCGCCATATCCATGCAATAAAGCCGGAATTTTTCCTTCGATCGGTTCTTTAGAATACGTAATATTTAAATTTTTTTTAAGGCGATTTAATGTTTCGAATAAAGCTTCGACAGGTGACATTTGTCCGAGACCTTTACTATTTTCTAGTGCATACTTAACGCTATTTTCTAAATGGTCATATACCGATAAACCTTTAATTCCAATTTGAACAAATTTTTCATTCGATTTAGCGCCTTCGACTACATTTAGCATAGGATTAATAGCAATATTAGTATTACCAAAAGCAAGTACAGGTACACTATCTAAACGTTTTAATAATGGAATATTTCCTGTAATATCACGGAATGTATTCCCCTTACCCATCATTAATCGACCATCTTTAATCAAAATATCTTGTTGATTTTGATAAGCTAAATATTCTAACTGATTAGCAAACGACTTCATATGATCAGAAACTTGATCGTATAAATTACCAGCATAGCTATTACGATTAGAAAAAATATCGAAATCGCTACGCGTAATATTGCCCATTAAATAATTATAAATACTATTAACAGAATCTTCTGGTGTCGAAGATAATGCTTTTAGATTTTTAATAACGCCAGCACGTAAACGATTAACTAATTCGTCGTTATCTTTAAATAATGAAACATCTTTGCTTGGCGTAGAACTTGTTCTAAACATCTCATGATATTTTTGACTATTGCGATATGTATTCATTCGTAATCGTTGTACGTTTCTAAAAACATATTCTGCAAAATCAGGCATATCAGCATTTTGACTTGCTACTAAATTTTCGAAACCTCGAGCCTGTTTGCTTTTAGCGCCGAAAATATTTTTAATTAATATAGAATACCCATTAACATAATCAGAACGAGATACAAAATCATTGCCTGGTTTTGTTAATAATCTTTTCATCGTATTCTTAATAGAGCCAATAGATTTGTCTGCATTTTCTTGTCGAACATCAAATGAAAAAGCACCGCCAGATAAATGCATATCTTTAGATATGCCATCAAGCATTTTATCAGATATCGATGCCCGATATCCGTATTCTGGATGCAACTCATCGTAAACTTTATGGTATTCTTTAGCTAATAAATTCATAGCGACAGTTTTATGATAATCTTTTACACCAGGCAAAGCAGCTGCTTCTGTTTGAACCATATTAACCATAGACAATACATCTTCATTATTAATATTATCGATAATTTTTTGAACGCCGGCAACAGAGAACATCTTACTCTTAGGATCATTAGGATCGATACCATAATGTTGTTTAGCAATACCGAATAATTGTTCGGTACGTTTCATAAAGTCGTCAGTAATAATACCGCCAGCATCTCCAGCTTTACGAGCCGAAGCAGCTGTCGCAACATCGGTACCGAGTTCTAAAGCATCGCCTAAAATATTAAGAGCCATGCCTCGTTCATTTTCTGCAAAGTTTTTAATTAACGGGCCAGTTACATATGCTTCACGATTAAAAGAACCTGATTCAATTTTATCCCAAGCATTAGCTGATGATTGTCGTTTAACTGATGCAGCCATAACTTTATCCATCGTATCGTCAGGTCTTCCCATCGGAATACCTAATGAATTAGCCGCCGATACAATTTGTTCGAAATTATATGTCGTTTCGCCATATGCCGATGTATTACTTAACACTCTAAAACTATCGGTTAACGTATCTTCTAATATTTTTTTAGAACCCATAATATATCGAACAAGACCGCGTCCATTTGCTTCTTCTAGTGCAATATAATGAATATCATCATTACCTTTTAATCCGAGCTCATTAGCATGTTCATAAGCAAAAGCACCGAGCGATGAATCGTTGCGATCAAGTTGTCCGACATATTTTACATTATATGCAGAATTAGTAACGACTGGAGCATTGTTATAAGCAGTAAAAGCACCGTCACTATTAACGCGAGCAGAGAATTGCGGGAATTCATATCCGCCGTCTTCGGCTTGTTGAAACATTAAAATACCACGATCACGATTCCATAATGAAGATGTATTGAATATTGTGGCACCAGCACTTACTTTATACTGAATTTTATTTTTCGGAGAATTATTGATTTCTATGGCTCTAGCTATAAATGATCTAAAACCAGGATTTTTCATCAAGTTTTCAAACACACCAGTATCTTCGATCGCACTATGAGCAGCATTAACATCAAGACCTAATGCTAAACCAAAACTTGTTTGTTTGTTAGACCAACCAGTAAACTCGCCGATCAATCGTTCTTTAGCAATATCGCTTCCTACAATATGTTCACGATATGCTTCTTTCATTGCTTGAGGATTTAATTGATAAGCCATACGAATTTCTCGATATGGATCATAATGATTAGCCTTATTTAATTTATTAATAGCAAGGCCACGAATTTTTTTATCGATACTAGTATCACGAGCTATTTGTTGCGACGTCATATTAACGTCGAATGTTTTACCGTTATAAGTAACTAAAGTCGTATCTTTATGAATATGATCGATAATTTCTTTAGCTATTAAATGAGTAGCGTCGCCTTCTTTCGCTAATGCATTAATACCACTCTCGATTAACTCCTGATACTTTTTAATGTCGGTATAATCTTTATAACCTAATGGAGATAATGCTTCTGGAATACCACCAGAACCATCACGGTAGTTTTTACCGATACGCGCTAACGTATCGGCAACTACTTTTTCACTTCGACTTAATTCTTCACGTTTAAAGTCTGAATTTAAAAATAAATTACGGTATGCAGTTTCTGCTTTTTTATCGATACCGGAGTACATATTATATGTTTCGCCTTCTCGACGAGCCGTATACTGCCACATAATATCTGGTATTTGCTCATTGCCAACTTTAATAGACGGTAATGTTTCGATATCAAATATATATGCCTTATCGTCTAATACATATTCTTTATTAGCCATACCGTTAAGGGCAACTGGCAAAGTTGTCGTAGTATTTAAAACTAATTCGGTATGCTTCCGTCTTTCGAGACGAACATTGCTTAATATCGTATTTAACGAAGAAAGCGTATCAAATCCAGCTGTCGTAAACGATCTTTGTTTGTATGCCGAATTTATAATAAAACTATCGTAAGCCATTGCTACCTCTTAATTAATTAACTAAAAATTGAAAGTGCTTTTTCTATCTTATATCCTAATACTGCAGTGACATTAGACACAACATCGATAACACCTTCGTCTTGTGTCGGATTAACTTGAATACGTTTATCTGTTAAACCAATACCACTTAATACAGCATTTAAATTCATACGAACTGATAACGGATTACTACCATCATGAATATTATCTATATTCGGAGCATTTATAACTTCAGGATCTTCATAAGAAGAAGAATAAATACCGTAATCGGCATATTGCATACCCTCATTATAAATTACTTTTGCTTTAATATTATCTAAATTAGAAGACGCATCCCAACCAGCCCATAAAGGATCTGGTAAATTATGACGCTCAAAGAACGATTCGTTCGATTCTGTATCTGTATCTTCTTGATACCATACAAGCTTTAAAGCTTTTGCTAATGATGGCGATACATTCTTAAGAATTTCTCTACGACGACGCTCATCTGTAACTTTAGCAAATTCTACGAAATATTCTTTTTCCGTATTCGGTAAAGCACGAATAATATCAGAATATTCGCTATCTTTATTTAAAGCATATACAGTCGACTCTGCTACTTGATGGAACATAATAGCTTGTTCTGTATATTTACCAGCTACTAATGTCGTCATATCGTCACTTAAACGACCAAATGTTTTTTGAACCCATTGAGCAATCGGATCATCGGCAGGTTTGCCAGACGTAAGAATTGCCGACATCATATCGGTTATGCTTACGTCACCATTCATCTCGGCACGAAGAGCTTCTTGATGTTTGTATAATTTATCGACATCGACGCCTTCTTCTTTTTTTGCCTTTTCTTTAGCCGCTTCATATAACGCCATATATTTAATATAACGTAATCGATCGAAGTAATCTTCAGTATCCCAACGTTCTTTTACTGCATCAGGAGTATATACATGAGATTCTTTACCGAATAATCGAGTAAGCGGATTATCTTCACCAACAGCTAAAGCCGTACCGGCAGCAGCAAATGCTATTGCCTGAGAAATACGTCCTAATTTAAATTTACGAGCAGCTTGAATTACATCGACTGCTACACCTGATTCTTCACTTAACAGTTTTGCTGGTTTAAGTATATTCATATGCTCAGCATAATCGAGAACAGAATCGAAATTTACATTTCCGACATCTTTCCATAAATCATATACTTTAGAAGAATCCCAGCCCATTCGTCCCCATGCATAAGCAGCATACATAGGATCTTGAAGTGAAGTTACCATCGAATAGATATTACCGATATGTCGACCTGCATTAGCAAGTTGATCACGACGAGTCGATGAATTTGCACCAGTAAATGCAAAACGACCTGTAATTTCCCCCGCTAAAGCGGTGCCATTAGAATACGTCGCAATTGTTTTTAATATCGTTGTCGAACGCTTACTAATATTTTCTGTTAAAGCACCAGATTCATATCCTTTATAAAATCGCCATAAAGAATCAGAAATTACATCACGCATGAAATCTGTCTTAGCTTGTTCAAATGTCGGATATACAAATGATGCTAACATACTATCCCAAGATTGAAATCCTGTACCATATAGCTGATCAGAACGATATTCTTCGAGCGGACTATTAACACGCATTAATTGTGAATGAATAATCGGAATAGGGGCATGCGCTACGATTTCGGCAGCCGTACCAAATAATCTTCCGACTAATCCATAGTTCGCATAAGCACCTGCTGCCGAAGTATCTTCCATATCGTAATCGGCCAAACCAACTTGTCGTAACGTATCGGAAATATTTTCACCATCTAGGAATACGGCAGCCTTTCTAGGAGCTTGTGGTGCATTAATATCTGGATTACGTTCTTCATCGTCAATACGCAATGTTACGTGAGAACCTTCAGTTAACACTTGTTTTAATTGGTTCTTCGACATGTAACCATTATCTTTAAATTTAACACCGGCAATCTGATACAAGTTATCATCGCCAGCTAATTTAAATTTACCATTCGACAATATCTGTTCGATATGTCCATCAAGAGCTGTTGTTGTTTTACCTAAGAATTTATAATCAAAGAAATCATGTTTTTTGCCTTGATGCTTCACCATCTCTTCGGTATCTTTTAATACTTTCTTCGCCTCGTCATTATTCATCATCTTGACGATTTGTTTCCAGTATTTATATTCAGCACTATTCGGAGCAATATCAGCTAATATTTTATACCGATCGATAGCACCATATCCATCAGAAGCAAATTGGTCTGGATGTAATTGATTAATAGCTTCATAACCTTCACCAGGTAAACGAGCCTCACCCATAGGTAAACTGGAAAATGGATCTCCGACCATAAATTTTTCTGGCATCCATGGATGATTTTCAGCCATCGTATTCATTAAAGGATTAACACGTCGACGTCTTGAATATTCTGGTAAGAAACGACGAACAATTTCCATTTGTTCACCGCCAACACCGCCGATGCCAGAATCCCAGAATCTACGAGTGAACGAATTAATATCGCCAGCATCGGCAATAAATTTAGATTCGTCTCGACCGAATATCATAGTTCCAGCATAACCATAAATACCGGTTAACAAACGAGATGTCGTCATTAATTCATCGAGATAACTACGGCCGCCACTCGAATTCATTAAGTTATTATACATATCGGCATTATCAAGCATTTCTTGAACGGTGCCTTTATTGCTTCGAGTTCTTCTGATACGTTGTTGAATATACATACCTGAAGCATTTGTATAAGGTGAATTACCTGATTGAATAGCACTATTCATTGCCGATACAGCAGCACCTACACCAGGAGATACTGGTTGTAGACTAGCATATGCCGATGCGTCTATCGTGCCATCGCTATTAATATAATTAGAATAATCTTTAGCCGATGCAAACGCTGGAGCTTGTCCAGTATATTCTTGACCTTGACCTTGTACGTATTCAGTATCTGTCGGATGACTAAACGCTCTGAAATCATATACGCCTAAACGACCATTTTGGAAGATAATATAACGATTATCTTCATCTTCCGATTGATGAATCTTTTGATTCATTTGGTACATGATAGCTTTAACGTCTTTACCAAACCATATTCGATCTTCATGATAATGACGTTGTGGTTTAATAATTTCGCCGAGTGTAGGATTTAATACTAAACTTTGTAATGTACCTTGTTCGAATAAAGGAGCTGATAATAGATAAGGACGATCTTCCATATGCTTTTCTTCTAACCAATATGGATTAAAAGCATATACTAATGGAGAGAGTGGATTTGTTAATGTCGGAATAGGACTATGTGCCCATTTAGACCAATAACCACCATATACTGATTTATTATAATAATCAGATTGTGCTAATTTTAAACTATTATCTTCCCAGTATGAAATACTTCCACCTCGGAATTCATTAGTAGAACCCCATACCCAATAACGTCCAGATCTAATAGGATCTTTACCATTTTGATAGTAATCTAATCGTTCGTCATAAGACTGATAAGGACGATAATCGCCACTAATGTATTGAGCAGCCGGATTGGCCATTTTAGCTAGTTTAAATACGTCGGTTAAACCAGTCGCATCGGTAAATTTTCTAAACCCTAAATCCATATTGGCTAAGCCAATTTGGAAATTTTTATTAATTCCGAATGTATCGTTAGCCCAATCTAATTGAGTTAATGCAATCGATGCTGGTAATACACGTTTGAATAATAAGTTGTAGCTTAATTGTGCAAAACTCCTCGTATCGCCTTCATGGAAACCAAGACTTAACCCTGTTTTAAAATATGCAGATAAACGTTCGCCAAATATTGGATGCACAAAACCGAGAGCTTGATCTAGGAACCCATTATTTAAACCTTCGTTAAGACGATCTGCCATTTTATATAACAAACTACCGCCAATAGATAAATCAGTCCCATGATATTTTGCAGTCGGAAAATTTAATTTGTAATTAATAAGAGCACCGGCACCAAAATGATCAAGATTCGTATTAGAAAACATGCCTCGAAGACCTTGGCCTATACGATTACTAAGACCTTTATAATTTATTTTGTTTAGATCTGATACGATGCCTTTTAGATTAAAACCTTTATTAATAGCTATTAAACGAGAAGAACTTTTTTTAGACTCATAACGAGCTTTATAATCTTTACCAGAACCTAAATAACGATTTAATGTTCGTTGTAATTCAGGATTACTTACAATTTCATTCTGAATCTTTTTAGCATCTTCTATACTTAAATCTTTACCGTTTATATCGACATGATTTTCGCTAATGATTTCGTTTAGATTAGTTTTAATCTTTAATTGTTCGACATTATATCGATCTCTTAAATTTAATTTAACAGTATCTGGTACATTTAACTTATTAATAAATGCTAATGCTTTATCTCTATCGGCAGGTAAAGATGCTAGTATTTCATTAATAGCAGCTTCGTCAATAGATTCTGATTTGCTTAATTTAGCATATAATGTTTTTTGCGTAACAGATGTCAAGTCATCGATAAGTTTTGGTTTAATAGATCGACCACGAATGGCTGCTGATTGTAATCGTTGAAATTCAGAAGACTTAGTACCTTCTGTCGATATATCTCTTAGAACTCTACGTTTTTCCGATTCTGTTTTAGCATCGATAACGTCGAGCATGTTTTCAATTTTATAACTTAACTCAGGATTATCTTCAGCAGCTTTTAATAATTCAGAACGTAATTTATCGTCTAATTTTACTTTTATATCTAACGAATCGATACTTCGTTTAAAACTATGGTTGCGAATACCCATCATCGCTTTTTCTTCAGGGTGTCTTGCAACTTCGTTCATATCTTTATTTAGATATGTATTATAGTTATTACCCCATACATCAGACGTACGTTTACGGCTTGTTTCGCCGAAGATTCTTCGCTTACCATTATCGTAATTAACTTTTCCATAATTTGAAAAATCTTTAGATGTCTTAACGATATATGAATCTTCTCGAACAAAACGCATACCGCTCGTATCTAATTCGTGCCGAGTACCATCAGATTTTAATTCAAATAATCGATTACCAATTCTTTGAACAGTACTATTTTTATCGACTATGCTGTCTAATACACCTTTAAAGTCATATTTATTTAAATATTCGACTTTTAAGTTATCGACATTTTTAAAATCAGCAGCATGTGATAACGAATACGGTAATGTTTCATGCCATAAATCTTTAGCTCCTCCAATAATCTTATTAATATTAGGAGTGTTTAATTTTTGGCCATCGACATAATAACCATCTTTAGTTGCACTTAATTGACGAATCGTATCGAGAGTATCCGTGATAATATCTTCGTTTTGTGCATATAATCGATCAGATACAGTCTTTCCGTCGAGAGAGGCCATCTGACCTTTTTCATGTACGACAAAATCAAACTCAGGATTCCGTGCATCTTGATCTAAAATATTTCCAATCGTATGGTAAGAGATTTCATTATTCTGTTTTTTTAATGCTTCTTTAGCACTTCTATTAATTTCTTGAATAAAATCTTGACGTGCTTCACGAGCTCTTATAATATTTTCATCTAACGATTTAAAATCATTAAACGTATCGAATGTCTGATTAGAAATATTTTGTAATGCTCGAATTGATTGATCAATTGTATCGTTAAAAGCAGCATCTTTTTCTTCTAAGAAATCATGCCAATGGTTTTCGACTTCGGCAATAAAACCTTCTTGTAATTTACCAGAATTTTTATCTAATACTGTCGACGTAGAACGACTACTAACAAACTCCATAAGAGATTGTACTTGTCCGTCTTGAATACCTTGAGATTTTAATGCATCACCGATATCGCCAAATATTTTAGCTTGATATTGTCGTCCGAGTTCACGTTCTTCCCAATCGGAAGTATCGTATGCTGCATCGGCTAGATTACGAAATAAACCTATATTGCTTGTATTATTAATAGCAAATTCTTGATCGATTCTTCTAAACTGATCGATATGAGATATACCACGTATTGTTTCACTTATCGATAAACGATTACTACCGTCAGCACCAATACTAGCAATTCGATCAGACATTTTACCGATAATCGGATCGACTTCTGATAAAAATTTAGCACCTTGTTTAGTTCTAGATAGCAAAAAAGCGGTGCCGACAATAGTGCCGGCGACCGCTGCTGCATCGACTAGATTAGATATACCTTCGACGACAGAATCATTGTCACTGCCATTTTTTAAGTAATCTACCATATGTTATCCTTTTAATTGTTATTTCTTAATTCTGCAAGTTCTGCTAACGTCATATCGTTAGGATTCTTAGAACCCATTGCCATATCCTTAAATGATTTTTCATCGCCAGTATTTTCAAATGCTTCTGGGAACATACTTGCTAGTTGTTCTTCTGACATTTGATTGCGTTTACGTTGCGGACGTTTTAATGTCGTTTTCTTTTTAGGAACTGGTTTATTATCTTTAGCCGGAGTATTAATTTCTCGTAGACGATCGAATTCAGCTTTTTCTTCGTTATAGAAACGAGGATCTTCTGGTTTCAACGTAATATCGCTACCTTGTGTTAAAATCTTTTCGATATCGAGAGGTGGCTTACCTTGAATCGTACGAAGAATCCATTCACTTCTAATAAGAAAATCAGTCGTACGTAACATATTCCAATTATCGATATCTTCGATATCGTATTCAGGAAATGCTTCATGAATGATACAAGAAATTTGACGATCGACATTTTGCATTTTTTTAGCAGCTGCTGCAAATAACATCTTCCGTCCTTTTTCGCTCATAAATGAAGCTTCAAGAATTTTATCGGCAATATCGGAAACGACACCTGCTGGCATTTTTTCTATATTAATATTTTCAGGATATACGATACAAGTTTTACATATAATATCTTCACGTTCCATATCCATCATATTAGGATCCTCGAATAGATCATAATATTGAGCCCTAGTTAACGGAATATAAATAATAGGGAACTCATAAGAGGAATAAGTGAAGATATGCTTATAATAATTTTTCAACTGATCGTAAATAATATCGAAACGTTCTTCCATTATAATTCCACCATAGGAGATGCAGTAAAACCAGAAATTTGTAAAATTCTATCAGATACTAATGGCACAAAGCCTACATAGTTATCGATTAAATAATTAATACGATCAGCTGATGGGAATGGAATAAAATATTTTACGAGATTATAATTACGAGCATCTTCGATCGCACGTCGTTGATCAAATTCATCTTCGAGGGAATTAATATATGCTTGTTGATCCGGAGTTAAATTCATCATCAACGGAACTTCTTCACGTTGCACTTTGCGAATAATAATCATTTGTTCGCCATCAAAAGCAAATCGACGACATTGACCAGGATATGCTTCACGAATTTCATTAGCTTTATCAATTGTTAAATATTCAGTATCGGCTGGATCATATTCGTATTCAAGATTAGAATCTTGACTCACAGAATTTGTAGATTCTTCCGGAATTTCGTTTTTTTTTACCGTTTCTTTTATATCGGCTTCAGTCGTTTCTTTAACAGTTACTTCTGGAGCATCTTGTGTCGTGATAGTTTCGTGCATTTGAATTTTTTCACGTTGTTGTTGAAATTTATGTTTCTTTTTATTTTGCATATTAACCGCCTATTTATTAATTACTTTTCGGTCTCTCGATATAAATGTATATTGTTCTAATATTGGATGTCCAGATGAATCATGTATTGTTTGTACTGACATAATATGACAATCTAATAAGATAACATGAAGAGGTTGACCGATAATATCATCGTCTTGACCATATAAAATATCGATTTCAAATCCTTTACGCCAAATAGCATTATGCTCTGGATTCGTCGTAACGACATTTCCTGCATAATGCGGGGCTATGACTTTATCATAATCGTCTTCAGTTGTTTTATCTTCGACATTAGTTGTCATATTCTGATAACTATCAATAATAGTTTCAATATATAGCGGAGCCGTAAAATTAATAGTAAACGTTCCTTGCACTAATCGATTACCTATAGCTAATTCATCGTAAATATAAGAATTATATCCGAATAAAGGCATATCGTGTTGTTGTAAGCCATACGATATATTTTGTATATCGGTTACAAGTTTATCACCGAACCAAACGTTCGCATCGATCTGAGAAAAATAACGTTTATATACTGGATTCTTTTTAATGTATCCAGACGATGTTCTCGTTATATCTTGTTCGACAACTTTATTCGTATAAGATAATTGACTAGAAAGGTGATTATCATATCGTTTACGTCTCATATTATTATAACAAACCTTTCATTAAATGTCTAATTTATTAGATACAGATATATTCCATGTATTAATACGGTAATCAAAACCAATTCTGTTTACCGTAATTAATCCACAATGCATTGCCGTATCTTTTTCGAATATAGAAATTACTGTATAATCTGCATCGTCATACGTTATATAATCAGCATTATCATTAACTAATTTATAATTATATGTATAATCTTCACCACGTTTAAACTTAACGGCCTGCATGATATATTCTTTGTTAACATCGTTAGGTATTATAATTCTATGAGCAGGTTCATCATTATAAGCTAATAAATTTTGATTAGAATATGTTTGATTACTAAATCTATATACATTAATATAATGAATTAAATCGAAGAAGTCTTCGTTAAAGTTAGATTGTACGAATCGATCGATAACTCTATCAAGATAATTAGACAATGTTACTTCATTATTACCAATACAATCAGTAAATAAATAATAATACTTATTAACGTCTTCTTCTTCAAATTCTTCGTATAAGAAACTTAATAATTGTTTTTGCGATATCTTTAATGTCGCTTCGATATAATCATGTTCGATATCTTCATTAATATTAAATAATGTTATTGGCGAGATAATTCTTTTATTAGAGTCTATTAAGAAAGAATAATAGCAGCCGTCATAAATAGAATTACCTTGAACAGGTAAATCGACGATTAAATTATCGACTTTCTTCTTAAATAAAATTTGATCAGATGCTAAGCCTTCGACATCAGTGATACAGAAGTATACACCGTCTAAATCAGAATATTTATTAGCGCCTTCAATATGTGCCGTGATATATTCTTCGTCGACACCAATTCTTGGTTGTTGTAAATAATAAGCATCGACATTCTTATCCATTAGTAAACTAATAGCAAGTTGTGTTTCTTCGTCGAATTTATGATAAGCCAATGGTAAATATCTAAGTCCATTTAATCGACTATTAATAGACTCTACTATTTTATATAATCTATCCCATACTTGTTTAGCAGTTTCGATTGTAGGATTTAACGTATAATAACTATTAATTAATTGATTGTCGACAATGATATCTAATCGATATAAATAATCTCGATCTAAGAAAGATAAATCGACGTCTTCTTTATCAAAGAATACTGTATCTTGGTATTCGTAAAATTTACCAGTAAATTTATATAATTTAATAGATCCTGATAAAAATCCATTAATCAATTCAGGATTCATCAATGCTCGTTGTGAATCATAAATATATAAGCTACTATTATTATCGATATTATTATTAAAATTATTATTATTATTTAATTTAATAGCGCCCATTAATAAATAAAAGAAATTTAATTTTTGTTTTTTATCGTTTGTAGCTAAATAGGCATAGTACAAAGATTCGACTAGATTTAAACCTCTTTCATTCGAAATGTTTTCAGCATAATCAACAATTGTTTGAATGTCTTTAACTTGAATAGATATATCGTTAAGATATTCAATTTGGTCGGTCATCGTTTCTGAAAAGATCTCGATGTATTTTTCTTCGGACTTTCCATCAGGACCAGATGTCCATAATCGATACATATTATTTTCTAAATCATCGATAATAATATTAGCATCGTCTAATGTAAAATCTCTTACTTTGGATCCGTCATCAACATGTAACGTAGTATGTCCATTAAAATAATCGTTACAATATAAAGAGACGAAATCTTCGAACTGCCATAAGAATGTAATACTAGATGTGTTCAATATGTTCGTCGCCTCCTTTATTGTCTACATGTGTATCTATAATAACCACGTTACCATTTTCATCTAATTTATAATGAGTTGCTTCTTCTTCCTTAACAATTTTGTTACGGTTTTTTCTAAAGTTAGAGTAATCAGGAATATCATCTTTTTTCTCATGACGATCATTTTCTTTTTTTCTAAAGTCATCATATGAAGGAAGATTAGAATTATCTTTCTTAGGATCTAATCTATATTTAGAATAGTCCGGAATTTCAGATTCGTTTTTAGCTTTGCCATTAACTCTGAACTTAGAATAATCAGGAACGTCACGTCTTGATGTATATAATGATGTTCTAAAATTATCGTATTCTTTATTAACTTTTAAACGTTTACGTTCTAAAAAACGAACTTTCTTTTGTGTCTTAGATAATAATGCTTGAGACGGATAATATTGTTCGGCTTCTGTTCTAAGATTATAATAATCTTTTTTAAGCTGGGCCATCTTTTCAGATTCTTTTTCGCCCATAAACTGATCGGCTAATTTTTTATATTTTCTATTAAGAGCATCCATATATGTCTTAAAAGAATAATATCCTTCTTTAGATAATGTCAATACAGGAATACCATATTGTACTTTAATATTTTGCGTTTTAATCTTAGCATTATTAGTTGTTAACCATGGGTTAGAATCAATGATACTCTTTTTGTTAAGCGTATAATAGTTTTGAGATTCTGTCATATAATCAATATCAGTCGCATAATAATGATATGTATTTTCTGTTAAGATATCGTTAATCGACATAATCTGTCCTTCGTCGATTATCGTACAATTATACACACTAATAGTAGACTGGCGGCCATATTCATTAGCAAACGATAACGTTACGTCAAAGTTAGGTAATTCATCCATTAAAAAATGTTTATTTTGATAATTACCTTTTTTATATACATCGTCCATAATCTCATAGATAACATGTTTATCTAATACGGCAAATACCATAGAACCGGCAATTGTTCTTGGGCCATCGACATACGTGATAGCATTAACATCGCCCAATGTTCTTACCGGAGCTTTTTCTTGATGTATACTATAGGAGAATGTTTGTAGGCTCCCAAATACCTTCGAAATAGTTTCTTGACCAGGAATCGTAATATTAATAGAAGCTACAATGTCACATCCACTATAAGAAGTATACGTCCTAGTATACTTTGAGGTTTGAATTACGTCTTTATTGCCTAAAGACAAATCATTTGGCATATTTCACCTTTAAATTATATAATTTCATATATTGTTGAACTCTATTATTGATCAACGTAATAATGTTCGTTTTAAGTTCAATATTACGCTCATTAATAATATTATAGCATATTTCTTCCATATCCTTCTTAACATTATTAGAATGTTCACCAGATAATAAAGATTGATTAATGTAATCTTGTAAACCACGATTCAAATAAAGAAATATTTGATTAGTATTTTCTTGAGATTTTTTCACGCCTATTGTCTCCTAAGAAAAAAATAAAAGGCGAGGAAAAAATTTCCTCGCCGAATTTATTAGTACTTGTTATCAAGCAAGTATTTATTTTCTACTGGTTGCAAGTAATCGACAGAGCGAGCAATGTAAGTACAAGCTTTATCAGTAGTAGTAGAATCTACAGAGAAGCTAGATGCTTCATTCAAAATTTCGCAGCCATAGATAACCATAACTGCAGACTGACCGTATTCGTTCGCAAAGGACAATGTAATGTCAAATGGAGGAATTTCGTCAGAATATTTTGGAGTAGATTGAATAGCTACATTTTGTGTAACTTTGAATGGGTTAGTGGAAGCTACTTGGCTGTTGCTATTATTAGCACCCAAGGAATTAACAACCATGTTAGTTAATTTTGTATCCCACTCAGTAATTGTGTACGGTTGATAGTTAATATCACCACCGATACGTTGGAAATAAGCTGCTTTTGCAGCACGAACAGCAAGTGCGTCGACTAGAGCATCACGGTCAAATAAAGTGAATACAATAGTACCTGCAATACCTCTTTTCTTTGAGAATAATTATCATTTAGTTTTCACTAAAGTTGAGACTATATCTTCATCTCTAGATCTATCAAATTTTCTTTTTAAACATAAGCATCCATCATAATAAATTATTTTTAATAGCTCACGGGCTGTTTTAAAATTATATGTTACAACATATATATTTTCTTTACCTTTTTTACTAATTGCATTAGTATTATGTGGATATAATAATTTTGTTTTTTCATTTAATTCTTTTAGAAAAATTTCACTACCTAATATTCTTAGTCTAGCACCAATATAAATTTTATTACCTTTATAGCCTTTAGTTGTATTAATATTTCCATCGCCATCAATTATTCCTCGAATAAAATCTCGAAGATATTCATTTGGTACTTCTGGAAATCTAATTTCTTCAGTTTTCTTGTTGCTAGTCATTGAAAAATATTTTTTTAATTCTGAGCATTTCTTTTTATTAGTTATTGAAAAGGCTACAGAATTTGTTTTTTCATGATTATATACAGGCTTCTCTGGACAGATATAATCTCTAAGTTTTTCAACCATATATCTGTCTTTGATATTTAATTCAAAGTTAATACCTTTATCAGATATATAAGCATCTGCCGCTAAAAAACCAAGAAAATAATATTTTTCAGGTGATTCTTTTTCTAAAATATCAAAGTTATAATTATATTTTGCCATATTTATGACCTCCTTATATATTTATTATATTACAAGAAGACAAATATAGCAATACCTCAGATAGATATAAAGAGCTCTGCACTTCCATCAGCTGTTATGATGTACTCCTTACGGATAGTCGTTGAGGCGCTTACGCTGCCTGCTGATTGCCCAATCCTTTAGATTGTTACACTCTGGTACTAAAGGCTCTAAGGGGTTTCCAGCATATCACAGAGTTTAATTATGCATTGCATTACTGCAAAGGAGAAGCAAAAGTGGTATTCTTACCTCTCGAAATAGAGCGAGGTTCTGCTGAACCAAATGTGTAGTGAAAATGATTATCAATAAGTTTTTTATCTTATTCTCTGGAAGTTTCCTTCATTTGCATCGATCAGTTTATTCTGATCCAGACTAGCATAAATTTTTACCTTCGTTTAACGTTAAGCAGTACTAACTCCTAATACTGGATAATCTATAATTATCGTAATGCGGCCTCGTGGACGGATTATATCTTTTCACCGTCTATGCGTTGCCCCTGACTTAACTTAGTTAAGCCTTCGGTTCGGATTAGCATATACTATAAAGTACTTAGCCTTCCCGCTTAATTCCGCATTAATAACCTTATCATTTCTGATTAGGACGGCCTACACGTTGACCGGAGCCTTTTCACGGTTAATAGAAACTGTAATACCTTGAATTTCAGCAACTACTTCGGAACCGAATGTAGCTACGATATCACAGCCGGAAAAAGTAGTATAACTACGAGTGTATTCAGACGCTGTAGTTACACCAGAGTTATTAGAATAAGCCATGTGTTAAATAATGGGGCGGAGGTTATCCGCCCCCTCCTTCTTTAATTAAAAACTACTAGGTACCAGGTTGACGAATTTGAATGTAGTTATTGATTTGACGAATTTCGTTAAATGGCATAATAGTGTAATTGATATCAATATAAGTATATTGAAGAGCAGTTACGTCATTAGCAATTTCGAATAAATAGTCATATAATAATACACCTTTAAGTTTATTCAACTCAGATGTCAAACCTGTTTGGATAGAGTTACGAACGGAGACAGTATTTTGTTTACCAATAAATGGTTCGCAGACACGGCGAATAGCTCGTTCAACAGCATCGATGATACGAACACTATTAAGGCGAGATAATGCATCGGTAGGATCCGCCATTGTGCAGCCATCTGTAATTACATAACCACGAGTAAATGTATTCTTAACTGTAACAATACCTTTAGAAGTTAAGTTAGATAATTGAGAAGCTGTTAATTCAAACAATGGAGAAATGCCGATTTTTTGGTTCGTAGGAGATTGTTCTACAGGCAATGCGGAAACCATACCAGCATAAGCTGCAGCACCGTTACCTACATATGCGTAAGTAGAATTATAAACTGGTACATTGTTTTGGAAGAATGTACAAGAAATAGAACGGCCGATATCGACAGGAGTACCATCGTCATCAATTACAGAACGACCGTTACCACGTTTCAATTCTAGGTTAAGATTTAAACTATTTAAATCTTGGAATTTTTGTTCAACGCCAGACAATGTGTAGTCAGAGATACGTTCAACACCGATCAAACCATGAGTATGAGCAGTTTTTAATTCTGTATACAAGCAATGTTGTGCTAATTGACGAGCGAAGTTATCAGGAGTACGATAAGGAATACGCATAGTATAATCGTAATCGATAGTACGGTCTTTAGTCAAAGTAGCTAACGCAACTTTGCCGCCAACCAATACAGGTTCTAATACTTCTTCGATAAGAGCATCTTTTTCGACGATACCATTATCAGTCAATTCTACAGTGAAATTATCAGTAAAGTTAATGTTATCTTTCAAGTCAGAAATAAATTCTGCTACAGTACGATAGTTAAAGTCTGTTACAGAAATGATAACACGATTGTCTACGCAATCGAAGTTTTCAATATAAGTAACGACTTTATCGTCACGAGCATCTTTATCTGTCAAGATATCATATTCACCGATAGGAGTTACAGCGCCAGCATCGTATTTACCAACACACAATACGTCATTAACAGAAAGCAATACGTATTTAGCATTAGCAGCAGTTGCAGCAGCAGCGGCAGCAGTCGTTGCATAGTATGCAGCAGTCGTTGCATCAGCATCTGTCAACAAACCGTTCATAGCTGTATCATATTGAAGATCAGCAAGAGATGCGATTTCTTTAAATGTTACAGTATTACCAGTTGCTGGTTCAGCTTCGATGATTTTATCTTTCGTAACAAAGTGTTTAAATTTTTGATGTGGAGAAACAGCATTTTGAAGTTTACCATCGAACGTAACAGATTTTACTTCTTTAGTATCTTCAAAGTAGAATGTTTGACCAGCTTTATAAGTTTTATGATCTAAATCCAAAGCAGCTTCATTAGCTACGGAAGGAATAACTGTAAATACTTCGTTTTGATAAATGTTTTCGTCAGTAATTTCTGCAGCATTATCTACTTTAGCAAAGCTAAATTTATAAGAACGTGGAGAATGTTTAGTATCTTTAACGTTAACTACAGGAGTTACTTTAAACATTTCGGTATCGACTACAGGAGCACCACCTGCTACAGTGTTAACCATAACAGCATCGATAGGGAATGCTTTTAAGAAATCTTTTGGTTTAGGAAGGCGACCGCCAATTACAGTATCAGCACAGATTTGAGCGCCCAATACACGATAAGGCATATCGGCATTTTGCAATACAGAGTATGCACCTTCACCAATAGATACTACGTATTGTTTATCTTTAACATCAGATTCTTTTACACGAGGAGTCAAATATTGACCAGTAGAATTTGTACGAGGATAAGCTGTTGCTGTAATAGCAAAACCAGAACCTAACTTCATGTATTTTTGGAAGTTAGTCATATTAGTATCTTCATAATCGTTATCGTCTTCTTCGAATGCTAATGCAGATGCACCAGGAGTACGAAGATAATCGTTATGAGTATACATTTTCAAGCCGACAGTTGTGAAGGCTTCGTTCAAGTCTTTATCGCTTACAGAGTAAATAGGATACTCAGCATTAACATCTGTATTAATACGAAGAGTATGGAAATATTTACCAGTAAAGGAACCGAAAGGTTTCGGAGATTTTTTAGATTTAATTACATGAGTACGAACTTCTGTACGGCAAGGTACTAAGGAACGTTTACGACCTAAGAAGTATGTACCAGGGAAAATAGAACCAAGAGCTAATTCGTAAGAATCTTTACGAAGTGTAACATCTTGACCTTTTTTATTTACGATAGATAAAGTAACAACATTGTTACGAGGGAAGTTATTGATATGACGAATTACTTCGGAGATAGGAGTATCGGCAGTAAAGCCAGCACCCATAAGACCCAAAGGAATTTCGACTTTAATCATTTCTTCTTCATTATCAATCATAGCATTGTAACGTTCGTAAGTTGTTGCTTTAGATACAGGTTTATAGATAGTAAGAACTTCTTGACCTGGAGTATTATCGAAAGTAAAGTATACTTGTTTAGCTTTATTAGATGGGAAGCGAGATTTTACACGGAAACGAAGAGTATCGTCAGAACGCAATTTAAAATCTTTTTGAGCTTCAGAACCACCGATACGGAAACCATACAAAGTACGGCAACCGGAATTATATGCATCAGCTAATGTAGCTGTTAAGTCTACTTCACGTTTAGTTTCGCGATTATAAGTATCGCCATAAGTATATGTTGCATAAGATGGATCGTAAATAGGTACAGGAACACCATTAGGACCATCGAATGCAGTACCGATACAAAGAACTGCGTCTGTTGTACCGAATTGGCTGTCGTCGTAAAGTTTTTTCTTTACAGAATTAACTTCGACAAACACGCCAGGAAGATCGCGGAGGATTTCCTCTTTGAAAGAGTACGCCATTATTCAACCTCTTAGATTAATAATTATTTATCAAGATTTAATAGACGTTCAATAAGTTTGCGAGTAACAACAAATATCTTGTCTATTCTTAAAATGTAGCGAACACTTCTAACTGAATATTTTTCTCGATATTGAACGTTAGATTCGTCTGTTAAACGTTGATCATATAAAAGTTCATTTACGCCTCGACTCTTAACGTATCCAGTATAGTCATACATTAACTCTTCAAAATCTTTTAAGACTTTATTAGCCGTTGCATAACTACTAGCGAAGATATCGAATTGAAGTATGTATTCGAATGCATGACGATATACTTCAACGCCTTCTTCTTCAATATTTTCTTTAACAGGATATTTATTATCTGGACGATATTCAGGATGACCTGGAGCACGTCTAATCGTATTTTCCATTAATCTTGGCTTAATACTATTAATAGTCTTACCCGAGATAATCTTAAAGAAAATATACGGATTATTAATTGGTTTGTCGCGATCGTTAATCGTAGCCCCTTCGTCTGGACTCATTTTAACTTGATCTTCATATAACGCTTTTTCGACTAATTTAACGAGCAACTCGATAAATTCATCAAAACTAATGGACTGTTCAGCCCTCAATCGATCGACTCTATGTCGATTATTCATTAGCCTACCGGGAGCATTAACTACTGACAGGCTATCTTTTTTTGCTTTTAACTGATCGATTATAAATCGTTCGTCATGAGTAAGTTCGTCTGTCATTATAACCTCTGTTCCGCAGTATACGACTCTGTCGTGAATAAAGGATACAACGTATACCGAAGTATAATGTCGACCCCTAATCCATTTTCTCTTAATTGTTCTTCAACGCTATCGATATGATAGTCGTATAGAACAAATCCTACATTTTGTTTTAATAAGGATTCTAATCGGTCTCTTATCTTTAACAGATAAAACTTCCGATAATTTTTTCCTATATATTCATCGAAGTCCATTTCTCTGACTAGATAATAAATAATACGCATTACCATAACAGATTTATTAGGATTTTCGCTAGATAGGTTAACTAAATTTTCAACTGTTGTACCGACTAATGAACTATTTCTGTAATAGACGACATTAGGAAGCATGTCTTTATAATCTACTATAAAGTCAGTGTCCTCATTTGATAAAAGTGGGTACTCGTTAATAGGCGTGGCGGCTAACTTCGCCGCTACAACTATATTACTATATTGAATATATTTTAAATTATTGCCGACTAAAATTATATTATCCAAAAATTTATTCTTATTATGGACAGAAGTAAACTTTTGAACAATGCCGTCATAGTAATTATTAAAGTCGTCGATATCTTCGAATAAAGAACTATGTTTATCTGTTACGATAATCATACTACGATTCTTATAACAATTACTAGATAATACATTTAAATAATAATCTGTTAAATCTTTATTATAACGATCAGTATAGCGATCAGAAAACATTATTTTAGTCGGACAAATATAAGCAAAATCATAATCTATTAATTGATTAGCAATATTTAAGAAATCAGATATCGTTCGCATATTAACTAAATATACATCGGGAGCTGAATAGCTTTTAGCTAGTTTATATGCTAGATACAAATCTGAGTCTTTACCATATTCTTTTTCGACATCGAATAACGTATTAAATTTTTCAATTTTACATGTCTTATTAGTCGATTCAGAATTACCTATAATTAATAGACTCGTATGTTTGTCGTCGGATGTCATATTAGCCTCCGATCAACGCTTTAAAATTTTTCATAAAAGCTTCTGGGTTTCGCTTATAATCGACACCATTAGCTTGATAATATACGCAATCCATAGTATTAGAATACCAATCCATTACGTACGTTATATTAATAATTTTATCTTTAAACACAATGATATCTCCAGGGAATACTGGAAATTCATTACGAATGTAAATATCGTAACCACGCATTAAGAATAATTTATTATCAGCATTATCAGTAGAAAATAATGGCTGAATATGTGCACGTGCTTCACGTATCGAAATCTTCTGTCCGAATCCTAAACAGTTTTCACACAAAGGATCGCCTTCTTTTGCTGTCGGATCTTTACACGTACAATCAATATTTCGATATGGTTGTACTAACCATACCGGAACTTCCATTAATTGTATTAATCCATTAATTCGTTCATCTAAATTTTTCATTAAGTTTTCCTCAAAGATTTTAATGAACGTGATAAATCATCAAATAATGTCGTAGGATATGTATGTAATTTTTGTTTTTCTGTATAAGAACGTTTACCTGTTCTTGGTTCAGCTCTACCCATAGTAAGATACGTAGGATCGACAATTAGTTTTTCAAAAATCTCCATTTCAGCTTTAATCATTTTGATTAAATCTGATAAGGAAGGAGCATTACCACTAGAACTAGAAGAACTTGATCCGCCAGATTCAGTCGAACCAAAACTAATGTTACCGATATGACCAGATATCTTACCAGACGTCGAAGTCGTTACGGCGTGTTTACTTACTAAACTTAATGTCGCTCTTAATTTACAGAACTGTTGTAAAAGATATGGCAAATCGGCTCTATTTTCATAACCTGGAATTTGGTCTAATAGAAACTGGGCAAACCGACTTGCTTCTTTTAATGCGTATAAAACTTCTGTATCACTAGCATCGAATACATCGATTAGATAATTTACATCGCCGAGCGTATAAAAATTACTAATTTGTTCTGATGCTACCGTATAGACTTTATATTTTAATACTTTTTTACCATCGACAGATTCAAGTTTTTTAATTCTGATTTCGTATAAAGAATCAGGTTTAACACCGCTGACTGGTCTTAGTTCTAAACGATTACCAAATATCGTATACTCAAAAGGTTCTGCCATTAGAAATCCTTTCTGATGATTTCGATATTTTGTAAAATACCTTCATCTTTAATTTCAGCATTAAATTCAAACACGAAAGCATCGTTAGCACCTTGTTGAGGTCGTCTAGTTACTTCGAGTGCACTAATAATAACGGGAGCAATATTTGTTCCGGCCGGAGTTTCATCGACTACGACACCTGGCGTTCCGCCGTCATTAGCTCTAGTAATAATAGTTCCGTCAGCTAATTTAATAGTCGTTGCTGTATTACCGTTGCCATCTTTCATGATTCTTTCGATGGCTTCTGCTGACAATGACGTAGCCGTATTATTATTAGCCGTTACTTCAGGAGATAATCCTAACCCCGTAGCATGATTAACTTCATCGGCCGACATCGACCCGGGAGAAGTCGGATTCGTATCCAGGTTAACTTTATTATTGTGCATATTCCGTTTGTAATTATACGGTGACCAAATAGATACTGGATTTATTTTATGAGGATCTTTTTCTGATTTTTCTAAACGATCAAGAACACGATCTTTTCCATCATAAGTAAAAGTAGCTATATCAGACCATGCTCCGAATTCTTTATCTTTTTCGACACGAATACGAATATAATACTGTTTAGCATCTTTTAATTTAGGAAAACTAATACGTTGTTTATTTAATACTACAGTATCGATTTCACAAGGATCAAAATTTTTATTTTCAGAAATTTGCAATCGATATTCTAATACAGGTTTACGTCTTTTATCTCGTAAGATTTCTTGCCATTCACAAATAAAAGATCCATCGACAAGCTCATGATTTGCCGGACTAATAATGCGGACATTAGAATATATGTTACTATTGAAATATACGTGACGAATTAAACTAGATTGTAATGGAGTGCCAACAATATCTTTAATAGTTTTATTAATATCGAGACGATACTCTTCGTTAGGTTCTACGTCGTCTAACACTGTAATAACAACAGTCTTCTTTGACGTACGATATTTTAATCGATAAATCTTTTGAGATTCTGCATGAACCATTGCAATCGTATCGCTATCGACTGTGTCTGGATCTACATTACTCGTAAAGAAAAGTTTAATTTGCTTTTCAATAGGATTTACGGCCATGTCGACCAAAGCAAATTCTTTAAACATAATCTTCCTTCTTATTTGCTAGCTTTTTTACGACCACGAGTTTTTTTAGGTTTATCTTCAGTTGCGGTTTCGTCTTCCACTTCTTCTGCAGATTTTTCTTCCAAAGTCTCTTCTGCAACGTCCTTCGCCTCTGTTTCTTCTGGAACTACTTCAGCTTTAGATGTTTCTTCAAGTTTTGCTTCTTCAGTTTTAGTTTCAGGTGCTACTTGCAACCCTTCTTGCCCTTTTTCTTGCAAGCCATTTGTATTCTCCTTGTTAACTTTTTCTAAATTTTCTTTAGCTTCTGCTAATGCTGCTTCTAAATCGAATTCATTTTCTTTAGAACGAGCAACTGTTTTTTCCATAATGTCTTCAGGATGAATTAGACCAGATGCAACCATGTCATAATTAGAAGACGGAATAAAACGTTTAGCCATTTTAGAATAATTAGCATTTTCTGCCGGAAGCATACCGTTAACTAAAATTAATCGACCTACTTTAACAGAACGGCGAATATTTTTAAGATCCATATCGTCATAAATACGACCATAAGGTGCTTTACGTGTTAAACGTAGACGAGTAATTTTATCGAAATAACCGATTTCACCATGACCTAATTTTACAATAGCAATCGGTTCTTTTAATTTAGTCATCAAAATACCTCTATATATTAAAAAAAGGGGAGCCCGAAAGCTCCCCTAATTACTCATTCAATTAACAGAATGTATAAGAATATTATTCTTGGATACGAACTGCAGTTGGACGAGGGAAGGAAGGCATAGCGGAAATGTTTTTAGCCACTGCGATACCTTTACCATTATCCATGATACCAACGCCATAGCGTTCTTTAGCTTTGATAATACGTACGTCAGTTTCAGGGTTAGTCCATTTTTCAATAGATAATTCTTCACGTTGTACGATAGCACCGATGTTATTACGATCGATAGCATACATATCAAATGTTTTGTTTTGTTTATCAAATTTAACACGAGGGCTCAAGATAATGTTAACTGGCATAGGCAAGTTAAACATTGCTTGAGATTCGTTCAAGATGAATTTTTGTGGTCCCATATTATTGGACAAACCAGCAAAACCAGGAGTACCTTGAGTTGTGCCAAATGGGTTAACATTCATAGCACCCATAGCACCGAAAGTCAAACCTTGACCTACCATTGCGTTACGAGCAAATACTAACCAGCAAAGTGGATGCATAATAACGTCAGTCGGAGTTTTATCATTAGCCATCAATGCTAAGCACATAGACATGAAGTCTTCGACGGAAAGAGTACCGTTAGGAAGAGAATCTTCGCCAAGACCACTTGTCATAGCGTCAGGATTTTGAGCACCCAAAGAGTTATCGAATACTACGTGACCATGTTCAGAGAACTCACGAGCACACCATTCGTCTTTATAACGAGCCATTGCACCGCCGATACGGGACAAGTTAGCTTCCATGATATCCCAGTAGGAATCCATGATAACTTCTTCAGACAACGTAACTTTAAGACCGATTTTCTTAGGACGAATTTCGATGGAGTTGTATTGAAGAGTGTTGATTTCTACTGCTTCATCGTTGTAAGCACCAGCTTCGGAAACTTCGTGTGCTTGCAATTCACCGATAATAGGTACAACTACTGTACCGCTAGTTTTATCGGATTGAATTTTAGTGAAGAATGGAGAGATAACAGATTGAGTATCTTCAGCTTCGATCATACGAGTTTCGATGATACGAGGAACCAAATCGACAACGTCAGTTGTCATAATTGTTTCTTTGATGCTGAAAGATTTATTGCTAGGTTGTTTGTTCATACGAGCAACAACGTCTTCGAGAATATCGTATTTTCTCAAAGATTCTTGCATTTTTTCAGGGGACCAACCAGCTTCTTGACCAGCTTTGGTCACTTCAGCGCGTTGTTCTTTAAGAGAATTAACAAATTCTTTCATTTCGATTTTCATTATATTTTAAAGCTCCTATTATTTTTGTAACAATACTTTAACAGAACCTACACAGCCTGCCCAATCCATGAATGTAGGCACGCCAGCAAGACCTTGACGGGAATAAGATACTTTTACTTCCGCTTCTTCTTTAGGAGCAGCTTTAATAATTGCATCGGCTTGTGCACGGTCGATAACACGCAAGCGGATCAAACCATTAACTTCATTGAAGTATACTACTTCAAATGCATTAGCAATAACAGCACCTTTTACTACTGGAGTATAAGCAGAGTTATTAATAGAAATTTGTACAGAACCTTGTTCGATGAAACGTTCTGGAATTTGATAGTTGAAATCAAGATATTCTTGAGTAGGAGCAGCTAGATGCATTACGCCAACTTTAACGTCTTTAATAGCAGTCGTAGCTACGTTGCGACCATCTGTTAAACCAGGAATACCGATATACTCATAACGAGCACCCATACGGGAATCGTATACGTCCAATTTATTATTGGAGGCAGTCATGTTCAAGTCATGATCAGAATACAAAGAATTGAATTCATAGTTTTCGATACCACGGAAATATGCAGAACCATCGACTAAATCTTCGCCACGACGATATGTACGGCCATAACCATCTTCAGCGTATTGAGCCAATTGTTCTTGATCTTCGATAGCCCATTTCATCCATTTTGTAGAACCTTCAGGAACTAAGTTAGGATTTACTTCATGTACTTGACCGATAATTTGTTGACGTTCAAATTCGATTTCAGGAGCTTGCATAGTTGCCAAAGCAGTTTCGTCAGACAATGGAGATTTTACGATACGACCATTTTCATCAGATTTTACGAAATCGCCAGGCAAGAATGTACCATAAGCAGAACCCCAAGGGTTTTGTTCAGCTTCATCTTTAAACAAGAAATGAGGCAATTCTACCATTACGTCAGTTTTAATAGCGCCAGGAGTCATACCGTTCCAAGCATTTTCGTCACGAGTATATTCGTTACGCATTAAAATACCGATAGGAACGTTACCATTACGATGGTCCGTAAGTTTTTTACCAGCTTTAGTTAACAAGCCAGAAGTTTTATCTTTATCAAGACCAGCAGCAGTAGCGATTGCTTTAGCACCGCCATTAGCAAATGGTTTGTAATGATCGGCAGTATAAGCAGCCGCATCGACTGGAGTCCAATCAACATCAGCGTTCATCATAGGTTTGCCAGAAGCTTTACCAGATACGATACCAGCAGCACCATATACATCGGCAGCTGTACGCAAACGTACAGGGCAGCCACCATTAGCAAGTGTCAATACGTTTAAGAATTTTTCAGGATTTTCTTTAGCAGCTTTAACATCGCGGTCAACAGCTACGATACGACCTTTTGGAATTACGACTTGGTTATACATTTCTGCATAGTTGTAACGGAATGCTACAGGAAGACGATCATCCAACCAATAAGCAATATTGGAAGTGTCATGGTTAGTTGTATTTAAACGTACTTGAGTACGTGTTACACGGCGGTCATCGTTATTGAACTGTTTGAAGCCCATGCCTTTGAATACTTTACCATCAGCACCGCCAGTGAAATAATTAGCACCTTTACCAGGATTGTAATTTGCCATTTAAAATTTATCTCCTATTATTTATAGAAAGCGTTAAATACGTCAGTAATAGATTTAAGTTGTTGAGCAGCTTCTTTTACTTGAACTTCAGTAGATTTATTATTCTTAGCATTAGGATCTGTAATCGTAGAGTTTGCTAAATCTAATGTTTTAATTTTATCTTCGAAAGATTCTTTAACGGAAGCAATTTCAGACTTAACTTTTTCTTCGCTTTCAGTTTTAAATGTATCGAAGCCTGCTTTAACTTCTTGAACAGATTTAAGAGCTTCTTCTAATTTTTCTTTACCTTCGATTAAGGAAGCAGTTTCTTTACGAGCTTCAGATTTATAAGCTAATAAATCGTCGGCAAGATTAGAAACTTTTGCAGTAAGAGCTTCGTTAGATTTAATAAGTTCAGTGATCTGACCTTTTAATTCTTCGATCTCTGTTTTTTCTTCACCTTTAATCTCTGGAGTCTTTTCAACTTCAGGAGTTTCAGTTTCAGGAACTTCAACTTCTGTAGCAGTTTCTTTACCTTCGACTTCAGTTTTAACTTCAGTTTCAGGTTCTTGAACTTTTAATTTTTCTTTATCCATAGATTCGTTAGCACGAATATTCGTACCGGTTTCTCCTTGTTGCGGAATACTTAAATTAGAAGGAGTACTACTTTGTTGTTCGTACTCCCCGTCATCATATACTTTAATATTCTTTGCATATTTATCAGAAGGAACTATAACATAAGACAATTCGATTGGGCTCATCGAAAAGAAATCCCAACAACATGTTTGTCCGTCATAACTCTCTCCTCTGACATGTTCACACGGACCTTCGTTGAGATCTTGTCCACAAATAGAACAACGAACGTCGTGTCCAGTCATACCAATGCTTACAGTCGATAATAATCCAGACTTGATATCTTTTTGAGCTTTTTCGTCGAGAATTTCAGCCGTAATAAATAAAGCTTTAGAACCGACGAGTCGTTCGCTATCACCAAGTCTTGCATCGATCGCACGACCAATAATTTGACCGTCTTGATCATTATGATGCATAATGATTGGAATATTATAAGGATGTGTCCACTCAGATAAGGAATCTTCTAGACCTTGATACGCATATCGAGTACTGTTTTGAGTGACATAAGGATATGCATGAACAGCTTCGATTTCGACAATTAATTTATTGTCGGAATCATTAGAATAACTCGATTGACCAATAGGTCTGATAACAGACTCTTTTATCGTGACGTTTTCACTTGTAGGAGAAAAACCAATATATTCACGGAAGTCCATTATTTATCCTTTCATGATTGGTTTTATGCCGCACGTACAGTACGGGCTATAAGCTGGAATATCTTCGATAGAGATTCTATCAATATTAAAATGGGTCATGCGTCCATTTTGATGTTCACTGTCGTTAAATTGAATATCGATTGCTTTTATACCATCTTGTTTGCATTGTTGTACGTATCCGTACCAATATGCTTTACGAGAGATATAATCACATAAAAAACGAAGGCGATATTCATTTTTACTTAGAATGCTATCGATGTATATTTTATCTTTATTATTTTTGACCGCAGATTGAATGTCCTGCATTATCTTACTTATTTTTTTGACGAATAATCGTCAATCACATCGATGTTCGGAGTGATCTTGTCTTTATTAGTTTTGTTGTTCGCTTTAGAATGGTCGACACCTTGTTTAGCAAAATCTAAAGCATACTCATGAAGAGCTTCTCTAAATTTATCGTCTTCAATAGCGTCGCCATCTGTGAGTATATTACTGAGGTCTTTGTAGAGTTTATCAACTTTACTAAAGTTTTTTGAATAATCGTCTAAATTTTGTTGAGTATTTAAAGATTCTTTAGCTTTAATACTATATTTATCTGTATTTTGATTTGTCGGATTAGCATCGTTAGAGAAGTAATCGTTAGGACCAGAGGATGCTTGTTTACCGTTAAACTTACGATTATCTAATCCATCGTCATTAGAAGATTGAGCTTGTTGCATATTTAATGCAGCCGTAGCTTTTGCCGTCTTAATAGCAGCATTAGCTTGAGCATCGACAAGATCGAGTTTACCTTTTTGAGTAATTTTAAAGGCATACATATCTTCTTCAGATAATTCATTACTAAGGCCAAGTTCACGACGAGCTTCGTCCAAGTCAATAACATTCCCTTGATATTTTTGAATCGTATTAGATTCGAGCTTAATTTTAGTATCGATCGATACTTCGTTGAATGCAAACGACACATAATCATCTTTATTCAATAAAGGATTAAAGCCACCTTCTAATAATAATTCTGTAAATAGATATTTTTCGATAAAATTAGTAATTACGTTTTGGAATGCTCTTACTTCATCATGCATTAATGCTTCGGTGTTATCAGCAGAAGACTGACCGCCGCCACGTCCCATCGAAGATTTAGATGCATTTAATGCAGAGAATACTCGAAGTTCTAAATACTCTAAAAATTTTAAAAGTTGATTGGCTTGCATATTAGGCGTAATCGCTTCGATCGCTGTACGTTCATTCGTAACGATAAACCCGTCGTTTGGCATTTCTTGGAATGCATCGCGAGCATCGTTAATTTCTTTTTGCGTAGCATATTGACCTTCGGCCGTATTACCTACTTTTATATGCAAAACAGGGATGGCAAAGCGATATAATATCGTCATTACCAGCCCTTCAGCTTTCCGGAGCATAGTTACATCTTCTAATGCCGAATAAATTCGGGATGTACCATAGTCCGCATTATTCATTTTGTCGATATACAAATGAATTACATCGTTCGGAGAATACTCTTCCTGATTAATTACATATGCATCGATAGCCCCGGCATCGTTACGACGAATCGTTACCGATGCTGGATCGGCTAAAAATAAACCTGAAATTGCTCCACCGCTAAAAATCTTTTCAGCTTTAAGACCAAATTTCTCAGTATTATTATCTCTAGTTTTTATTATATACGAATTTGAGTAAGTATACAAGTCTCTAGCGATAGAAGTTATTAAAGTATAAAAAGGAATCTTCGTTCTAAATTCTATAACTTTAATTCTGTCGTTAACATAATTAGCAGCATCTTCGTTCTTAGATTTAATTTGATACCCAGCTTTAGTAATAAGCTGAGAAAATTTTCTAACGGCAACTGCTAAATAAGAATCTGTTAAGACAGCATTTTTTATTTGTGCTAGATCATAAGAGCGAGCACCGGGATTTTGTGCGTTAGCATTTCGATATTCGCCAAGTGTTACTGGCTTAGCTTTTAATGCCGACTGAAAATCTCCGGTCACTTTCTTATTAGTATCTAGCTTTTTTGTCGTTACTTTTTCGAAAAAATTAGTTAGACCCATTTATTTTCCTTATACAAAATATATTAATATTATTTATTATATCATATTAATATTACTTTGCAAAATTGTTATAAATATTTTGAGCATATCCAACACGTTTACCATGAGCTACTTCTGGTATGTTTTCACGTCCATCACCATCTTGATATTCAAAATTACCAGTAAAACAACTTACGGCTTGTTCGATAGTTTTGCCGTTCATATTCTCTGGTTTAGCTCCGGTATGAGTATTCATAATTTCATACTTAATCGTTGCTAATTGTGCTTCAAGATCACTAGGTTGTTTACCAAGTTGAGAAGCGATACGTGATAATAATCCTTGACGTTCAGAATCAGTCCATTGAACTAAACCAAAGCCAACGCCAGGTGACATAGTGCCAGAACCATCTTCGGTAATACCTAAACTAAATTGAGATTCTTGTTGAATATTACCTAAGATGCCGGCAATTGCATTATTATCATAGCCCATGTCCTTAAAGAAGTTCCACATCTTTTGAACTTTGTCATTACCTTTAAGATTAACAGCATCGACAGTACCGTTTCCACCGCTACTAGAAGTAGATCCAGCACCAGGTTTAAGGTTACCATAATTACCTGTTGATGATAAACCGTTAGCGCCAATCTTACCAGCTTCAGGAGCTAATGTATTTAAATAGAATATAGGATCAGGTGTCGGTGTTTTTTCAAATGGATTAATACCGTTATTAATTAATACACCTTTAGCCATAGCATTTTCAGCTGTTAAATTAAATACTTCTTTAGATAATTCTGCAGATGATACTAGTAGTTTGTTATACTGATAAACGGCGTTTACATATTTCTCGTCATATTTACCACGATAACTTCTTAACATGTCGTTTTCATATTGACTTAACATGGTTGGGCAATATGATAAGAAATCGTGATTGTAATATTCTTGACGAGTTTGTGCAGCTGCTTCGATAGCTCTCATAAAACGAATAAGTTCGTCAGCCGAATATAATTTTGCCATTAATTTTGCTTTTTCTCTTATTAATAGATCGTTACGTACAATACTATCATGAGCTACTTTACATTTTTTACCTGACGTAGTCTTAACAGCTAATGCATCGAAAGCTAATAATAGAATAGTTATGTCCTCGGCACCGCATAGTTGCACGGCATTAAACATCTTCGAAAGATAATCTTGAAGATAATCTTTCAATTTTTCAATCCAATGTTTCTTCACACGAACTAAATTACGTTTTGTCCATCGATATACTAATCGATCTAATTCTTGTGATTTTTCTTGAGGTACATCAACAATCGGAACGTTAGGAAAATCTAAATCTGAATCGTCTTTAGGTAACGGTTCTGGATTAACTTTTGGACTTGGTAATTCTGGTTCTGGTGTTGACACCGGAATAAATTTATTAGGATCCTCTGGTTCTGGAGGTAATGGTGTCTCAGGATCAGGAGGATCGATTCGTATAATCGTATCGGTCGTAATTGTTACGATCATAGTTTCGATAATAGGTCGAATCGGTATTGGCATAAATGGTAAAAGATTATAGACCATCTTTAAATCTGCCAACAATTCGTCCGTTTCAGATTTCTTCTCTTCAGGTTCTGGATAATATGGTATTGGATCTGGAACCGAAGTTATTTTCTTTTTAAACTGACCATCACTTTCATAGTGCCGTTGTGGTTCTATCGATGGTCTATACAGTATCTTTTTATCTTCAGCCATTAAAATAATGTCCTTTTAAACATTCCGCCTAAAGGTTTTCTAGACGTACGTCTATTAAACGAATCGTTAAGCGGAACTTTTTCCCATGCTTCATCTACCGATTCATATTGTTTCTTCTCGTTAGACCATGGATTTTCTAAATCTCGCTTTTCATATAATGGTAATGAATGCCCATTATTAAATGAATATACGGCTTCGTACGATGCTTTTTTAACTAGCTTAGTAAGTTCTGGAAAATGTTCGACGAACGCTAAATAAGCTAAACCTAAAGCATCGACAAAGTGCTCGTTATCACTGTTATAAACAGGAACACCTGCCGCCGTAATTTTTTCGACACGATAATCGATTAATTGTTTATATATGTGAGCGTCCCATGGACTTAATATAAGATTACCGCGCTCGATTAATATCGATAATTGATTAACCATGAATGGTTTTAAATGTTTCTTTTCTAAAGTACCAGTAACAGGATCTTGTACATCGATTTTTTCAGAGAACATCCAACCTTTAACCTTTTTATCAAGTCCGGTTTCAGGATGTTGTTTACCGTAAATCTTTAAAGATTCCATCTGATACTCGCCACTTCCCCTGTCTATATAAATATAGCTAGGGTTATAAATAGCATTTAAATCAATTATCTTCTTAACAGCTTTATCGAATGTAAATTCAGACGATTCAATTTCTGTTCGATTAATAACTCTAAATTTATTAAATACTTGATCGTATTCAAGTATAAGAATAGATGTTGGGGCCTGACTTTTGTCCCACGGTTAAAATTACATTGTATTCGCTAGATACAATTCTTAATATTACTATTAAGGTTAGACTATATCATTATCCTTTATAAAAGGATACCTTCCGCTTCGAGCTGCTTAGCCCTACTCTCTTACGAGATAGTCGTTGAACGTTTCTTTAAAAAAAATAAAGATTTCGCTGCTGATTGTCCTTATTAGGATATCCCAGCAATTCAAAAGGTTTGCATTTATTAATTACTTAATAAAGGGACCGGGTTTGATCCACGCCCATACATCTAAATACATTAGGATAGTATGTAGTTCGTCCTTCTGGTAGTATATGTATTTCTTTTACATTACTATCGTCCATCATAGAACGAACAGGTTTATATTTATCTCGATCGAAATAAGCATAGTTATCGATTTGTGTTGCTTCTTCGACTTTATCTTTATCGAATACGCCGGCTTCTTCAACACCGAACTCTGCTAATACTTCGTGATCATATGCATTCTTATCGTATGTATTTCTAAATTCTTCTTCCATAGCATCCGACCACATAGGATTATGTTGTGTCGGATGATAGTGCTCTTGGACAGTTTTGTTACGATTGTAATCGCTACTTACAACCTTCTATGTATTACTACATAGCTCAGACTATATCTTTATCCTATTAAAAGGACATCTTCCGCTTCGGATCGCTTGATCCTACTCCTCACCACGAGGATAGTCGTTGAACGTTTCTTTAAAAAATTAAAGATTTCGCTGCTGATTACCCCGTAAGGGCGTTCCAGCAGTTCAAAAGATTTACATTTATTAATTACTTAATAATGGGGCCATTTTAAGTTTTTTATTTTTACGATTAATATCTTTATTTAAATGAATCAAATAATTATCATGTTTTCTAGTCAAATATATTGTTGAATCTTTATATAGATAATCAAGAACTTTTATAAAAGAATCTCCATATATTTTATAATAATATAAAATATTGCCACTTTCTTTTAAAGTTGGTCTAATTTCATATTCTTTTATATTCAATTCTTTTTCTAAAAATAATTTTATTGATAGTAAAATATTATAAGACATACTGCATATTGCAAGAGTTTTATCATTTTCTCCGCCAATATATCCATCACCATCAATAAAACCTCGAATAAAGTGTTTTATTAATTCTTTTGGAACAGTATTTGGCAAAACTTCTTTTCCTGATTTATTTGGAACAATTCCATGATAAATCAAATCTTTGCATATTTCTTTTGAAGAAATTCTTAATGAATATCCTTCTCTAATACTGTCTTTAAAGTAATACAAATCAGCAGTATAATTTAATTCTTTTGCTAATTTTTCAATAATATATTTATCATCTTTTTTTAATCTAAATTCAAAAGAATAACAGTCTTTGCTAATCCCAAAGTCAGCCATACCAAAGCCAAGATAATATGCTTTTATTTCTGAATCAATATTTTTAAAATAATCAATATTTAAATTATATTTTTTATTAAATTCAGGAGTATGCTTTAAATTAAATTTATAACACCATTCAAGCATCGTATCTTTTTTATATCCTGCTTCTTTAGATATAGCAGATAAAGAACCATTAAATTCTTTTAATTTTTGTTCAAGCCAAGCTTTATTTCTATAAAGTTTTTTATCATTAAAAGATATATTATTTTTATTGATCCATCTAGAAATAGTATGATTATCAACATTAAAATAATCTGCAATTTCTTGAACTGTTTTTGTTTGCAACATATCTAACAATATTTCTTTATTTTGATATGGTTTCTTTGAAGTTTTTATTAATCCAAACTTTTTCATTGCTCTTCTAACCGTATTTTCTGAGCAATTATAATCTTTAGCTATTTGAGCTACAGATTTTTCTTCTAAATTACTTCTTAATTCGTCTTCATTAATCATAGTAACAATTCCTTTTATTAATATATGTAAAATAACTACAATTATATATTACCATATATTGGATGGAATTGCTATAAAAAACCTAATTTATTTGTTTTAACCCGAGTTCCTTCTTGGTACATATATCGAAGAATTTCGATCTACGACCAGTCGGTGTAGAAGAACATGTCATACCAATCGTATCACGTTCCATACATAACGCATAAATCGTATCGAAGTCACCTTCGCCGAGATAATCCATTTCCATTATTGTTCATATTGATTCGCTACATCAATACCGTTAATTTAATAACTGCTCAATATTACTATTGAGATCAGACTATATCATCTATGTTACCTACTTCCATCGTCAATAGCTTACAATGTACTCCCATGACGGGATAGTCGTTGAACGTCTCTTATTAAAAAAATAAGATTTCGCTGCTGATTACCCATAAGGGCGTTCCAGCAATTCAAGTAATTTATACTGGACCAAATGTTAATCCAGTGATATCCACGCTTTGTTACGAATTTAACCGTTTCCGTTAAACCCTTCTAGTATTTTCATACTAGGCCAGACTATATCTTCTTTAAATAAATTAAAGATAACCATTTCCGATTAAGGGAATTTCACCCGCCTACTTAGGCCGTACTCCTATTGCTAATTTTTAATGCGTGAGCCAAGGGATAGTCGTTGAACGTCTCTTATTTTAAAAAAATAAGATTTCGCTGCTGATTGTCCTTTCGGAGTTTCCAGCAATTAAGTTATATTCACAGAAAAAATAATTCTGTGGACAGTAGGTTCATCGGCACGCCAATTTATTTTGATAATGTTTCTCATTTAAAATGATCTATGTTAATTCATAGCACTTCCATTACAGAACGTGAACAGACTATATGTTAATCCCGCATAGCGGGACCAGGTATTTTTCCCTTTATTATAAAGGTACTCCGACGCAATCGGATAGTCGTTAGAGGTTATCCTATACGGACATTCCTACCGGAACAAACTCTTGTTAATAATAACTTAGGATTTAACCATATTATCATCTCGTTAATTTTTTCTGCTTTCGCAACATTCACGCTTATTGTTTCCAATTACGTTGTAGTTTAACGAGTCCTTAAAGTTCTTCCCCGGTTTAACTCCTGTTTAGCATATGCTCATTACTGAACATACGGGGCTGGCAATGTTACCCCGGATTGATGCGGCACTCATACCAGATCCGGCACCAGAAGTAAATCCAACGATCTTAGAACCATTAGAAAATTCTAATAAATGAGGATTAGTAGTCGATCGTGTTACTTCTCGTTTAATAAGTGCAGAGCTATCAATTTTTTGACGGATATTATCGAATATCATTCGAATTTGTGATTGATATGGTGTTACGAACATATGTATAAAGTTTTTACGAGTAAACACATTAAACAATGCTTCGACCACCATCGTTTCTGTTTTACCGGTATTATGTGAAATAATATCGTTAGCAATAAAGTTACGATAGTGTGGTACCGAAACGTCATATGTTTGTTGCTCACCTAAATATTCAATCGATACGATTTTATCCCAATATATATCACCATATAATATATCGGAAATCGTTTCGAATCCTAAAAGCTCGGCAAATTCACGAGCTTCGTTTTTATTTAAAGTTTTAGATTTTAAGTATTCTTCGACAGATAATTTGTCGAATTTTACTTTTTTAAAATCAGACGGTGATAATTCTTTAACCGGTAAATACGATAAAAATACTTTATTAAGTTTATCGTTTACAGGTTGATATTTATAAGAATGATATAGTGCGAACATCGAAGTGTGAGATTTTTTCTTTAGACGTCGATGCGTTTTGCTATTAACGAATCCTAAAGAATATTTATCGTTTTCTTGTCGGAATGTTGTTACGATACCATATCTTAATAAAAGATGTGCCAACTGTTTAACAAGCTTTTTACTTTTAGAAATATAAAGCATATTGACAGGGCGCTTTTCTTTTTCATTAAAAGAATCTTGAATTAATTCTGATACAAACACAGATAAAGCTTCACGATTTAACGTAAATACTTCTTCGGGTATTTCCTTAATAGTAGATTTATCTTTATTAAGTTTACGTGCTAGAATTTTTAATTCAGTTTCTTCTATACTATTATCACCAAAATAATTTAATTTAACTGGTATGGCTATATTTTCACCGACAGATAATTTAGATAGTTCTGCCCATCCTAATTCTGTTAAGAATGGATGGTTATCAGTGGCGTCAATAATTCTACCAGACGATGTCATAAGTCTATATACTGGCTTAATACCATTATCATAAACTTTAGCATGTTGTGCAATTTCGACTTGATAATTATTGTCGAGTGCAAGAACTTCAAATTTTTCTTGAGAATCATACAACTCTTGCACTGTTTTAATTTTACCAGTCGATGGCATTTGAATTTCGAGATTACCAGTCACACAACGACGACCACATCGAAATACTTTACGGAGACTTCGATCACGAAGCATTTCGGCCTGATACCAACGTGGTGTCCATGGAGCATATTTATCTAAATCAATGTTATAAATCTGAACAAATGATTTGGCCCACATAACTGGATCTCGTTTAATAACGACTAATTTGCCTTCTTTAGATAACTTAGCATAATCTAAGTTAATTAAATCGTCTAAAGGCATTTCCATTAATTCTTTTATAGAATAATCTTGTTCATGTTTCATAATTATTTATGGAATGCTTTACCTTCGTTACCCATCATAGTTGTTTGTAAACTATATTGAGATTGCTGAGCGATGGCCATTCCTGCCTGTCTCATTGTTGCATACTGTTGGGAATTTACTGGATTGGTCCAAGCAAATGGTCGATATGACTGTTGTGCTTCTTGACGACCTTGAGCAGCTAAATCATTAGCAAGCCCTACTAACGCAGGGCCACCATAATAAGCTCCTTGCAATAACATACCTGGTATAAAACCAAAGCCTAAATTTAATGTCGCATCAAACGCTGCTTCACCAAAAGCTTCGCCTTTAGATTTACCTTCATCAAGAGCACTGTTATATGTCATTGTTGAAAAAATACCAGTAGCTACAGCATTGCCTTTATTCTCCCAAAGCATTTTACTTGCAGTCGATCCTTTACCTTTAATCATAGATCCTGCATACTTAATCGGATTAATCATCTATTAAAGTGTCCCCGGGGTTAACGTATTATTTCTTCTTAACGCAAAATTAATATCACCAGATGCGCCCATATTATCGAATACATTATTAGGTGTATTACCAGTACTAGAAGATGGTACAGGATTTACTACTGGATTAAGTGTACCTAACGACGCCATATGATTTGTCGACGTTTGATCGATACCAGCTGTTATCGTATTATCAACAGCACCAGCTACAAATAAACCACCGGCTAAAGCACCACCTTTTGCTGTAAAACCATAACGATTATATGTTTCGTAAGCATCGGGATTTTTTACTCGTATTAAATCTTGACGCATATCTTTAAGAGCACCGACAGTACTAGTAAATGGACGATATTTATTAAAGCCGGCCGTTTCATCTATTTGTGACGTAGCTTCTTCATTTGCTTTAGCAATTTCAGCTTGATTTTTCTGAACTTGATTTTGTGCTACTTGCTGAGTATTATCTGCTTGTTTAGCGATATTTGTTTCGCTAGGATTAACAGCTTTAGCTTCTTTAGCTGCTTTTTCAGCAGCATCTTTAGCTCGAGCAGCTTTTCGTTCTTCAGCAAAAGTACTTTTTGGCTTTTCTTTAATTTTATTAGTAACAGCTGAAGTTTCGATATCAGCTTCTTTAAGAGCCATCTTATAATTTTCAGCTATTCTATTTAATTCTAATGTCGGGCTATTGGCTTCTGTTACCATTTTCTTAGCTTTGCCAAGAGCCCTAGTTATTCTTGATACTGGAGCAGCCATTTATTAAATACCTGGGATACCAATAATATTAAAGTTGCCGTCAGAATCTCGATACAATCCGCCGCCAGATGCTACACGATAAGCTGTCGAACCTAACGTTACGGCAGCAATACCTGTACGAACATGATCGTATTTAGCTTCGTCAAAAAATGAATCTAATTCTTTTTGCAAAGCACCTGCTTTGTCATGATTAGCAAATTCTTCTACGAAATTTCTTTCTCCAAACTTTTCGATAAAAGCTTTTTTGCTTACATCATTCATTGCTGAGAATCGTAATGAATTACCTATGCCCATTCCGTAAGCATAACCTTCGGCAGCTCTATTAATAGTCCCCATAGGATTAAAAGTTTCAGCATATTTACCTTGAGGATTTAAAAGTTTTACGAGTCCTTCTTGTGCCAAGCTTGAACTTCTAATAACACCATTCGGCATCTCTGGATTTGCTTTTAAACCATTAATAGTTATATTTTTTGCTGCTTGGAACGATTCGGCAATTTCTTTAACTGTTCCGTTAATCAATCCCATTATTCATTTAACCTCGACTCTTTCTCCGCTTCGATCTGATCTTGTGTAATAAAGAAATCAGGATCGTTAAGCGACGCAAGGAGCGATGCATCATGATCAACATCGTCGATATTGTTACGAATTTTATCTTTACGTGTTGCAGCTAATAAACTAAATACTTCGTCACGTTTCTTAGAAAGTGTCGTATATAATTCGATACCTTTAGAAACCATAGGCTGAGTAATTTCTTGACCTGTCTCAGTTACATTCGTTACGACATCGATAACTGGTTCGTAATCACGATTGTTGATATATTGCATTGCTCTAGAAATAAGTAGGTCGAGCGTAATTAATTCATGAACTAATACATTATCAGTATATGACGCAGATTCAAGATTAAATTCTTGTTGATACTGTGCAAATTTGGAAGCTATTAACGTAGTTTCACAAATACACGGTTCGCCTACTTTAACAACACCTGCTTTATGTAATGGATCGTTTTTATAGATACAATTTTCGCCCTTACATATAATTGGCATACGTGCATAAATAGCATGATCTGTAGCTAACATATGCATAGCTTTATTGTAAATCATTTTTCCTTCTTCGGTATAGCCCCAAGAATTATAACGATCGACATATTGATCTAGCAGTTTTGTGAGTTCGGCTTCTTTTTTTGATAATTCTTTTTCAGACATATATTATAAGCCTCCTTCAACCTTATATATTACAAAGGTTTACGAGCTCTATTAAGTCGTTCAAGAATTTCCTCTTCCGTGATTTCGTCGTCTTCATGTTCTTCTTCGACTTGTGGTAACGGTTTAGATTTATCTGGTTCAGGGAATCCTTTTGCCTTGACATCTAAATATGCTGCTAATTTATCTGATAAAAATACATCGACATTACGTTCCGGATCTTTAGATGTTTCATAAAAATAAATTAAACCTGTTGTATCGATAGCTTCAAAGGCAGCTTTCATAAATTCATAAATATCTTCTTCGGTTTGATTATCTAAAGACATATCGGCTTCTTCCCAGTGAGGAATGCCATCTTCTTCATAATAAGAGGTAATGACAATTTCGTGAGTATCTTTAATGTCGTCATCATCGTTAGCGATTTCATCTTTATTATTTAACATCAATACTTCGTCGTCATCGAATATATTATTAGCGCCAAACGTCGGAATATTATATAAATTATATTGACCGTAAGCATCTTTAACAGATTCTAAATACGGACCCATTTCACTATCGAGGATAAATTCCTCGTCGAAAAATGGTTCGCTTAATTTAAAACGATGAAGTCGGTCCATAAAATATAAGATAATATTTAACTTATACATATTAAGATCTTTATAGTCTTCGACACATCGTTTACAAATTTTTTTTAATTTCGTAATCATTATTCACCTTAACAGAAAAGACAGTATTCATTCATACTGTCTTAAAAATATATATTATTTACCTGTACTACCAATACCGCCAGTTCTTTCACCGTCAGCATCGTCATCGTCCGTAATTAAAAATTTATGAAATACGCCTTGAGCGACACATTCGCCTTTTTTAATATGAACGACATCATCATTATGAGATAATAAACCTAAAGAAATTTCGCCTTCATTAGATTCGTTATTATAGAAGTCACTATCGATAACAGCTACGCTATTAATCATACGCACACCGCGTTTAAAGGCAGCTGAAGATCGAATATGAAGATATAATACTTCATCTTCTTCCATCTGCACTTTAATACCAGTAGGTAATACATATAATTTATCAGGATATAAATCGACGTCTTCGATTGCAAAAAAATCATATCCTGCCGACTTTTTAGTTTTACGTTTAGGAAGTTTAATGTTTATATTTTCACAACGTGATACTACTTCAAATTTTCTCATATCAATCACCCATCAATTCATTCAAATCTTTATTAAGCTCGCCGACGATACTAGCTAATTTTAAACATGCAAATTCTTTAGAAATAATACCATGTTTAGCCAGTAATGCATATGCTTTATAATGATCGTATGTTAAATCAGAACAAAATTGATCGACAATTTCCTGTTCAGGCTTATCAAGATCAAGTACTGAATATACAATACTATCGCCAGGGTCTTCACAAAAATTAATGATTTCGTTTGGGAGATAAATCACATATTTTTTCATTTACTAATCCTCGAGAAAGAAATACAAAAATAATAACTATATATAATAATTATAACAGAAAAACAGAAAAGAAAAAAGAGGTGAGTGGCCCCCGATAGGGGGTCAGCTCACCTCCAATAAGTAGCTTAAAAATATTAAGCCTGCTTTTTGCAATCCTTGGCTAATACTATTTTCTCTTGTTTATTACTAATATCTTGAACTTTAATCCTTTCGGTATCGACAAGTTCAACGAATACGACGGGCTTTTTAGAAAAAATTAGTATTTCGCCAGGAGTGATATGTGATTCCATTTTATTTCCTGTATTTGAAATATACTAATAATATTATATATACTAACGTTATTATTACAAAACAATATAGAATTGTATAGATGGTTTCAAAATGAAAAAATAATCGATTAATTAATTCTGTTAAGAAGACAGCAATCGATAATGCTGTTAAATATGTATTCATATTAACAATCGGCAATATAATTTTTTAATTCATCTTCGGTATTTAATTCGATTTGTTCATTAATGCCATCGAATACCAACACCATATCTTGATAGATATCGAAGTACCAAGTTTTATTATCTTTAGTAGCAATAACTCGAGTACAATGTCCTTTATCAGATGTAATAATATCTTCAAAGTTTTTCGTAATAATTTCCAATGCGTTATCCATAGTTAATATCCTTTCATAATTAAAACTAGTGCCCGTGGGCTCGCCGCTATTTCTTCGGTACAACTCATTTTACCGGACACTAGTATTATAATATTACCGTGATTTTTTGGCAATAGATACATGAGGGAATCGATTTTTAGCTTTTTCTTCTTCGAGCTGTTTTCTAAGTTTTTGAATTTCCCAATCTTTTTTTGGAGTTAACGTATAATCATGATACATATCGTTAACATGATCACATGCTTTTTTTAATACTGTTCTAAATCCCATAATACAATACCTCACATTAATTCAGAATAAAAATCTGCACTTAAATGATTATCAACATGTTTAATTTTATAAATATTTTGATTAGACGATCCTCTAAATTTTAAAGAAGGATCTTTTAAAGAATCGACAAACTTACCGTCGACTAATACATCGACAAGTTCTAATAATTTTCTTTTATTAGGATCTTCGATAATCTGATCGATCGTATATCCAGAATAGCACCAAATATCTTTATTTCTAAACCATTCTTGATCTTTTAAATATGTTTTAATAAAATCGACGAGACCATCGACATTTTCAAAAGGTTCTCCGCCAAGAATAGTTAAGCCAGATACTTGCGGATGTTTTAAATAACTTACTAACGTTTCGGTGATATCTTTCGTAAATTCATTGCCAGCCGTATGATTCCAATATTCTGGATTAAAACAATTATAACAATGATGAGAACATCCCGTTACAAATAATGTAGCACGAATACCGATACCATTAGCGATATCGTATTCACGAATTTGCCCGTAATTCATTATTTTTCAACTACCCTTAATAATCCATTTTCGCTTCGCACAGAAATATGTGGAATTTCATAAATCTTAGCAGTATGATGTTCAATAATACAACCACGATATTGATTCCAATCATTTAAGAATACTGCTAAATCTGCTTTTGCTAAGTCTTTAATAGAATCGCCAAGTGCTACTAATGGTTCTTTATCTTTATTACGAGGAGAATAACTTTCGATAATTTCAATATTTGTAGAGTCAAGATATTTAGTTAAAAATTCTTGGACTTCACGAATACTGCTTAGAATTTCTTCGTGTGTTTTACCACGCATTGGTTGAGACAAAAATACTTTCATAATAGCACCTACTTAATAATATGTTGAACTTCGACAAAGATCATATCTTCGCTAATAATATTGTTATCGATATATTCTCGACGCTTTTCTTCAGCTTTATCTAATGATTCATATACACCAATTAATGGAGAATCAAAATCATCAGAATAAGCTAATAAAGCATAAATGGTTTCGATCATATTTACCTTCTTATAAAGATTGTCGATTGAAATTTCTAAATCACTCATAATATTCAAATAATCATCATCTGGTGCATAACCAGATACTTCTTTTTCTAAACGATTTAATTCTAATGCTATCGACATTTTTTGATTATATAAAGGATCGTTTTTGTTTATCATGGCTATTCTTCCTCGTTAAAATCATTAATGTAACAAGTTCGAATAGCTACGTCTTCTGGAGCATATCCTTCTTCGATACGCTCTTCGATATCTTCTCGAGCATTAGCTTCGTTATAATATAATGCTTCGATTTGACCATCAACCATAACAATATATACTTTTTCTGGCACTCAAATCATTCCTTTCTCTTGCAATGTATTATAAATTAATTCATGAATTTCATCGATTGATTTAACTGTATCTTCATTAGAACAATCGATTTGAACCATATTCATTTTATTGATTAATTTATATTGCGCTTCGTCAATTTGTCGCAAATAATCCATGTCTCTTTCATGGATATCACCAGTACTACCACCAGTTTTGCCTAAACGATTTAATAACATATCTTTTCTAACATATAATGGTAATGTTAAAAATAATACGATATCTGGTGTCGGCAAATCTAATAAATCATATTCAGTTGTTTCTAACCAACGTAAAAATGCTAACTGTTGATCATTATTTTCATAACGAACCATTTGATACAACATATTAGACGTTACATATCGATCACAAATGACGATCATATCCGGATCTTCAAAAATAGATTTCCATTCTTGAATCGTCGCATATCGATCTAATGCAAAGAATAATGAAGCAACCTGTGGCTTAACAGATTCTCGATCACCAAAATCGCCGTTAAGATATTTTTTAACAAATACTGATGTATCTTTATTATAATCAGGAAATGTTAAATATTTAACTTTTTTACCTTCAGCTTGTAACCGTTCGACAAGTTTTAATGTCTGTGTATTCTTACCACATCCATCACCACCATCTAAAACAATTAACTTAGCTTTTTTATTATTAAAGCTCATTAATGATTCCTTTCACATTCCATTAATAATTTTAATCTATCGAAAATTTCCATTTCCATTCTATATATCCTATCTTCGACTTCAGACATTATATATCGTCGTTGCTGATCTAAAATAAGATCTAATTCTCTTTGAGGAGTCTGTATAGCTCCAATTAAGTATTCTGTTTTATCTAACAATTGCGATAAAATTAAAGTCTTTGTTTGCTCTTCTTTACTAGACATATTGGCAGCTTTAATAATATCTTCAACGAGGTGATTCATCTCGTGTATTGTTTTATTTAATTCTTCTTTAGTATCCAATAATATTCACCATATAGTAAAAGGCTGATGATTACACATCAGCCTTAAACAAGAAATTAAAAGAATCTTTAACGAGACTATTAATTGATAAATCATAGTCGGCCGATTCTTTATCTAAAACAATTTCGCCACCAAGTTTTTCTATTAACTCATTAAGATATAATCGATTCTTAGCCATCGATCTAATTGCACTAAGCATAACTTCTTTTTGAGCGCTATATGCAGGTACTCGGTCAAATCCAGATGAATTATCAATAAAGATAAATTCACGAGAATCTTCTTGAGAATCTACGATACCGAAACATTTTTCGTTATCATCATTCATAGATAATCCAGTGAATTTAAATGCTAAATTTTCAGCATTCATAATACCGTTACGGTCGTAAATTTTCTTTTCAGGATCGCTACCAATAAATAATTCGAATAGATCTGGGTTACCGGAATAGTTATTAACACTGATCATACCGAAATCATCTTTTAAAGTATTTTTGATATAGAAAGCTTCGGTAGCACCTTTAGGAGCTGGTGCATCAGTTAAGTCACCAGTATAAAGAATATTTTCTTTAGAATCAAAACGACTATTCCAACCAATATGAATATTCTTAGATGTATAATGTAAATCTAAGTCGACACGGCCATCTTCAGAATTTGTCCAATGAATACCTATAATAGAATTCTTATCCATTTTATATCGAGTATACATCGGGATATTATCTATAAAATTCTTTTGACTTGTCGGTACAGCATACATAATTCCTTCAGGAATATAGAATCGCTTACCTTTAATATTCTTGCCAATATCCTTCTTAATAGAACTAAAAATTAAGTTTTTAATTTTAAACGATGCTTTTGACGTATGTTCTTTTGTCGTAGAATATGTACGACCATTGCGAATTACATACATTTTATCGTTAGACTTAGCATTATATATAGCGTTCAATAAAGAGAATTTTTTAAATACCGTAACTTTTTCAAGTTCTTTCTTAACGTCTTCGATATCGATATTCTTATCGTTAATACGATCTAATACTTGAAGTTTATGAGGACGATTTAATTTATCTGATAATTTTCTAGCTCTATTAATAATAGTAGCAGCATCTTTACCAGCATGTTTTAAAATAATCCATAGCTTACGATATCTATTAAATTGACGAGCAATTGGTTCGACGCCATTTTCTTCGACATATTGCCTTAATATTCTATTAATAGTAGTCGTGTAAGAATATACTAATGTATATAAACGTTTACGTTCTCTAGCACTATTAACAAGCATTGGACTTAACGTCATTCTATACACACAATAACGCAATAATTGTTCGGCTTTCTTAGGAACTAAGTTTAATTCTTTACAAACATGCATTAAGAATTCTTTATTTTTAATAGTATTAATATCGAACTTATCTTTATAAGCTTTAAAGATATTAATTAAACTTTCTTGTGTAGCTGAATTTAACGCAATACCAGAAGAAAGCAAATCTGTAGCGCGCTTAATTAATTCTTCTTCAGTAATAATAGAGATCACTGTTGTATTAAAAATAAAAGGTTCACATTCATATGTTTCGCTTTTAACTGGAACGTATACTAAAGAACTGTTAATAAGTTTACTAGACGTTTCTTCTGTTTGCGTATATACAGAAAGATAATGATCTAATTGGTCTACTAATAATTGTTCGACATTTGCTCGATCAACATCTTTAAATGATTTGAACAATGCCGTTCTATTATAATGAACTATATTATTACCAAATTCTCTAGTACAGAAGCCTTTTAATCTTTCATCAAGATATTGTCTAGCTTCTGGCATAATATACACGCCTTCTAATAATAAATCTAAGTAATTACACTTAGCTTTTGTTTCGATAGGCAATACAGATTTAAATAGATATAGAACTGATTTCTGTAGTTCTAATTTAGCGTCCATAATCATTATCCTTTCTTAAAATAATAAAAGGCTACGTACAAATATATACGTAGCCTTATTAAGCATTATCTAGACGAGAAGTAACAAAAAAATAATCAGTCTTTTTAAAAGGAACTTCCTTATGTCTAGATTTTATATTATAAGGCGAAAAGTAATTTTGATTCATCCAATATTATAAAAGGAACTTTTTTATGCCTTACAATTATTATATTATATTATTAAATTAAAATCAATAGGCGAATAGTAATTATACTTTCCAAAATTTAAAGGAACTATTTTATGCCTATTAACTATTAAATATGAAGCACTCTGGATTGAATTTCTTTAGTACGACCTTCGTTCCAGAAGTTACTGCCTAGATCCTTAATACCGTCGGTTTCCCGATATTTCTTAGCGGAGTAGACTATACCTTAAATATTAATAATATCCTCACCATGGTAGTCGTTGAGGGTTATTCTTATATAATAAGAAGCTTCCCTGCGGATTATCCAATAATTAACCTTTTTACTATACCTGAGTAATTACTTCAGCCATTATTATATCACTATAATAATTTAGTAGTCAATTCTCTAAGGACGTTCCCGCATATAGATGATTTAAAGCGAGCCTTTATATTAACCCGCATGAACGCCTTGTGACTGTCATCTTAGCTTGATCTTGATTTCCACATTTAGGGCATGTCCATTTGTGATTTTCATCAAAACCAATTTCGCCTTCAAAACCACAAACTTTACAGTAGTCAGACTTAGTATTAAATTCAGCATATCTAACATTATCATAGATAAATTGAATTAAAGTTTCGACAGCCTCAAGATTATGTTCCATATTTGGCATTTCAATATAACTTAAACAACCGCCAGACGCATATTGATGGAATGGAGCTTCAAAGCTTAATTTTTTAAATGCATCGATTTCTTCACCAACGAATACGTGATAACTATTGGTATAATACCCTTTATCAGTAATACCTTTAATATCGCCAAATTTTTCTTTATCGATTTTAGCGAATCTGGAAATTAAAGATTCTGCTGGGCTACCATACAAACCATAACCAAGATTTTCTTTAGCATTCCAATCAATTGTTTTTTGTTTCATTCGACGAACAATTTCTAATGCTAAATCTTGATGCTTTGTATGTGTTTCTCCAGTTAATGCTAGTACAGCTTCATATACACCGACAAAACCTAAAGATAATGTAGAATATCCATCTTTTAAATATTCATCAATTACTTCACCCGGCTTTAATCTTGCAATAGCACCATATTGCCAATGAATTGGAGATACATCACTTACAGTGCCTAACAATAAATCGTGTCTAAATTTTAATGCTTTATGACACATTTCTAATCTTTCATCTAATAAAGACCAGAATTTATTTAAATCTTTATCTGCTAAAATAGCTATTTGTGGTAAGTTTAAAGATACCACGCCACAATTAAATCTTCCTGCCCATTTGTATTTTCCTGTTTCAGGATCTCTCCAATTAGAAAGGAAGCTTCTACACAACTTAATATATTTAATATTAAGCTGGACTATCTCTTCACTATTAATTAATAGTGCGATGCGCATCGAGTAGCACGTCTCTACTCTACTTGGTTACATTCATCACCAATAGTCTCTACACTTTCTAGTATATATTCTATAATATTAAAATTCGTATGATTTGGTATTCTTTTTTGTAAAATACCAGTTAATCTTTTTCTATTAAGGCCAGTTGCTTCAGACGCATACCTAATACTTTTATATTCTGTACCATCTATATTAATTTTATGTGACCTCTTTTTATTTTTATATAGATTATTATCATAAGCATGTTTTACATTTTCTTGATTTGTACACAATTCAAGATTATTCAAATTATTATTTAATTTATTTCCATCAATATGATTTACAAATAAATCTAAATTATCTTCATTATATAAATATGCTTCTGCCATTAATCTATGAACCCTAAAGTGTTTAGCTTTTTTATTTACTCTTAATGTTATTTGATAATATCCTAATTGATCAACATAAGGTTTAACGATTTTTTGTCTTTTAATATTAAAAATTTCACCATTTTCATTTATTTGATAATTTGGTGCAGATTTAATTGTTTTCATAATATATCCTCATATAAGAATATATACTAGTTTAGCACGGTATTACCATTAAGGATTCACCGTTAGCCCCGTAAGGGACACCTGTTTTGTGATACAGTTCACATCGTTTTACATGGGCCGATATACGTTAACCCATTGGGAAAAACAATTCTCCATCAAACTGTTCTCTCATAATTTTAGCAGAAATAAAATCTGGATACATACGTCGAGCTGTACATTTTGCTGCTAGTTTAGTTAAATAATAATATTTGCTACCTGGTTTTGCATTATGTTCATCTAGCATATAAATAAGCTTAGGGAATACTGGTGTTTGAGGAATGCCGTCAGAATTCTTTACACCAGCATATCTTTGTTTTAAAATTTCTTCACAAATAAGCGCTGCATAATCTGCGTATTTTCCTTCAGGATTAAAATACAAGCCTAAAGTGACAAACGGCGACTGACCATTGGAACCTGCCAAAGTTAAAATTTGATATTGAATAGTTTGAATGCCGTCTTTTAATTCTTTCATCATCATACGATGAGCGAGTTTTTCTTTGTTCTCTTCATTTACAAAGAATTCTAAATATTTATCATAAGACTTCTTTAGATATGGAGCAAGTATTTCGTCTATCCCAGAAACACTTTGCCCACCATATTGTCCACTACTGATAGACTGGATAACCTGGGTCGTAACAGTACAAGCAACTTGAAAAGATTTTGGAGTCTCTACCATGTTGCCATTAATAACTGTACCATTATCAAGCATATCTTTTAAATCAAATACACAGCAATTAAAATTAGGTTGTACCGCATAGTCGAGATCGTGATAATGGTAGATCCCATTATTGTGGGCATCGACAATTTCTGGTGGCAATACTTTTCTTTTAGCTAAGTCTTTATTTACTTCACCAGCAATTAAATCTCTTAGCGTAGAATTTAATTTAGCATTCTTGTTAGAATTTTCCATAATCGTTTCGATATTAGATCCATCTAACAAACCAAGAATGTCTTTGTCAGAAGTATTATGTTCTCTTCTATATTCTCTTACAGCACGATATCCTTCATAAGCACGAGCTACGTCTTTTTGTTTATGTTTAACAAGAAGATCGAATACCATTTTCTCAATATGTTTAATATCGAGTTCTTGCATCATAATATATTCTTGTGCAATTTCTTCGGCAATAGACTCAGCAATTTTTTTATTATCTTTTAATAAAGAATGTTGTGCTTTACCTATTGCGATAATAATTTTTTGTTTGTCGAAATCAACCTTTCGACCATCTCTTTTAATAACAGACATTATTAATCCTTTTAAAACTAATAAAATAAAAATAAATATGTATATGTTAATATTATTTGATTAATAGTTCTGTACCTTCTATGACTACTATTAGTTCTTGAGAATTACTAATAATAGAATAGGTGTCGGCTTCAACATCTTTGATATCTTCAATAATCCAGCCTTTGTCATATACATCGAAACGTACGATATCTTTAATCGAAGGATTTTGTTTTGGTTCTTTACCAGTATACCAATATACATTATCAGATACTTCGATAATCTTAGTATACGGGGCATATAAATGCTTTAATGTATATTGTTTTAATACCTGTTTGCCTTCATAATTAAATTGTACGATTCGTTCTTGTTTATTCCCATCAAGAATAATTTCGTCAGTTCCGGTAGAGAACGTTCCGATTAATCTAGCCGAAATCGGTACCAGAATTTCATTGTTTCCACCAAATAATACTTTTTCCATAATTTAAAATTTTCCTTTCGTTGCGCAACTAAAAAGAAGATGTAGTAGTATATTACTACAATATATACTACATGTAGTATATTATGATTATATATCATAACATAATTACAGTATAATTCATATTTTTTATAAAGTCTAATATTTATAAGTAAAAATATATATCTCAAATAATTAGATTTTTCAAAAAATCCTATAAATACTGGTTTACTTAGTTATGCAAATATTATATAATGAAAGAAGAATTTGTTTCATTTTATTTTCAGGACTAATTATTGAGTAGCTTATTTTATAAACAAAAGTGCAAATAAGTGAACAAATATATATTATATTTCTTATTTTCACTTGCTTAATAATAGGTTTCTAGCCTCAGTGACTGCTACTATCGAAAGATATGTTGCAGATATGAACTACGTTATGGAAAAGGTTAAAGACACACCTTTAGATGTGCTCGTCAGTCTGAAGCTCTGTGAGTGCCAATCAAGAAACTATGCTAATGTTCTGCATAGATAACAGAGAAACACATATACCCTCTATGACATTGGCAAGACGAAAAATGCTCCGAAAGGAAGGTTATCCAGAAATGGAAAATATTAAAAAAGAATATTGCTTTGTAGTTGATAAAAACAATCATCCTTTAGCACCAACAAAAATGAATAAAGGATGGTATTTAATTAGAAAAAATAAAGCAAAATTAAAATCCATGTATCCAATGGTAATTCAATTGAAAAAAGAAATTAAATTTAATAAAAATGATAAAAGTTATATGGTTTGTGGTATAGATGATGGTTCTTTACATGTTGGTTTAGCTATTGTTCAAAAATGTCCTACTAAAAATAAGATAATATTCAAAGGCACTATTGAGCAACGTCAAGATGTAAAACATAAAATGGATACTAGACGTGGATATAGACGTTATCACCGTTATCATAAAAGATATAGACCAGCAAGATTTAATAATCGTATATCTTCTAAAAGAATTGGTAGATTAGCACCAAGTATTAAGCAAAAAAAAGACGCTATTTTAAGAGTATTATATCAATTAAATAAATGGATAAATATTAAAGAATATTATCTTGAAGATGTTTGTATAGATATTCGTGCAATGACAGATGATTATAAACCTTATAAATGGCAATATCAAAAATCTAACCGTTTAGATGAGAATCTTAGAAAAGCAGCCATTATACGCGACAATTACAAATGTCAGGAATGTGGAAAATCTAATTGCAAATTAGAAATACATCATATACGAGCAAGAAAATATAGTGGAGCAGACACTATTGGAAATTTAATTACACTTTGCTCTAAATGTCATCAAAAAACAGAAGGCAAAGAGCAAGATTTTGAAGATAAATACTTCAAAATTATTGACTCTAAACCTAAACGGTTTGATTACGCAATGCATGTTATGCAAGGTAAAAACTATCTACGAAATAAAATATCTGAATTAGGACTATTACATCTAACTAATGGTGGCGAAACTGCAAATAAAAGAATTGAATGGAATATAGAAAAGTCTCATAGCAACGATGCTATATGTATTGCAGATGGTATACCAGACACTTGCAATATAAAAGAATGGATTATTAAACCAATGAGAAGAAAATCAAAAGCAAAAACTGATAACGTATTAGGAATTAAACATAGAGATTTAGTTTCTTATACATATAAAAATGGAGAAACGCACGCTGGCTATGTTACGGCTTTATATCCAAAACAGTTAGCTTTAAATTTTCAATCAAGAATTAAACATTGTAAAAAAGTAAATGCACGAAAATGCAGATTACTTTGGCAATTTAATAAAATTTATTGGCTAGAATAATGTATATAATATTATATATTTATTTATATTTAAGTATATTTTTTAAAGGAGGATATAAATGGCTGAAGAAACAAAACAATCTGTTACGATTAACTATTCAGCATTAGATGGCGAAGATCTAATTAGTTGGTTATATCGTATGTATGAAGAACGACAAAATAATACTAAATTAACATATAAACGTATTTCTGCTATGGCAGAAATGTTTTTCGACATTGCTTTAGATACAGCTACGATAGGAAGTTATTTTAATGATTTTAAAAAATCAGTAACTCCAGTAATGACACAAGAACGTATAACAGATACGGCACGAGATTTATTATTAAATGCTCATGCTAAAAATGTAAATAGTAAACATCGTCAAGAATTAAATCGTACGTTAAAAGAAGTATCTAATCAATTTCTATTAAAAGAATTAATAACTGAATCAATTAGTAAACTTGAACCTTTAACATATGAATTTAAAGAACTAGCAACTGGCGAAAGCGAAGCTGTTCTTCTTATTAGTGATTGGCATAAAGGTCAAGTTAGTGATAATTTCTTTAATAAATTTAACGACGAAATATTTCATCAACGTGTCGAACATCTTATGAATAAGACACGAGAATATTGTAAATTAAATAATATTAAAACGATTCACATCATGACATTAGGTGATATGATTAACGGCGGCATTCATGTACAAACACGAATCGAATCTCAAGAAAATCTTATCGAGCAAACAATCGGTGTAACCGAAGCGCTTAGTCATTTATTCAATAATCTAAGTCAAGAATTCAACTTAGAATTATATTTCTGTCGCGGTAATCATGATCGCGTCACTCCTTCTAAAGAAGAAGCTATGAATGGCGAATCATTTAACGATATTATTCCTTGGTTCTTAAAAGAACGTCTCAAAGGAAACGAACGAATTCATTTTAATAAAAATATTGTCGACGATGAAATTATAGTAGCTAAAGTTTGTGAACAAATAATTATCGGTGTCCATGGGCATAAAGATAATTATAACCGAGCTATCGATAATTTAGCATTATTTACAAAACAAATACCTAATTATATTGTTATGGGTCATTTTCATCATTCTAGAGAAGCTGATCTCAAAGGTGTCGAAATGATTGTTAATCCTTCGCTTTGTGGTAGCGATCAATATGCTGTCGATGGACGTAAGTTCTCGAAAGCTGGTCAAAAACTATTAATGTTAAATAAAGACGAAGGACGTTATGCTACATACTTTATTAGTTTTAAATAAGAAAAGCCCCTCAATTGAGGGGCTTATTTTTTATTGTATTCATATAGGAATACAAAAATAGCTATAAATAGTACTAAATTAAATACATTCATTTTTCTACTTCCAAAAATTCTTTAGAAAATCGCAAATAGTAAGCTTCGTTTAAATATTTTTTGCGATAACGTTTTTTAATAGTTCTGATAATCATCTTAATTCTTTTATTCATATAATATAAAATACCTCAATGTTTAATAACTTTATATACAGATACAACTAATAACAATGCTAATAAAGAATTAAGAATCGAATAAATAATATATTGGTCCATTGCAAATCCTTTCTGACTATACATCTTCACCATAAATTTCAAATACAATAGTATCAAATTCTGATAAATATTGTTTAATTAAAGCTAATACTTGTCTCCATTCAAGCTTACCATTACCACATCCTAGTCTAGGAATTGCAATCGTTACGTTTTGAATATTATGATTTCTTAAAAATAATGCGAACGATTTTAATCCTTCTTCGATATATTCATATTTAGAAGGATCACGCCAATGAGCCTTCGTAGGAAACTGAACGATATTAATTTTTTCTTTAGCTAAGTATGTTACTAATACTGAACCAGTTTTAAGTCTGCCGGAACTACATGCTTTTTTATAATCTTCGACGCATGCCGGATATTTTTGTTTAATTTGAAGAGCTAAACCTTTGCCCATAACACCGACAGTATTAACAGCATTAAAAATATATTCAGCGTCAGATCTTAATATATTACCAGTTTTATATACAAACATAATTATTTCCTCAATTTTGCTTTAAATAGTGTACCAATTGACAGTTCATAATAAATAATATTATTATCTTCATCAAATTCTTGATTAATATTTATATTAATAAGACAAAACATAATAGCTGCTATTAACATTGAAATAACTGGGAAAGTTTGAAATGTCGTATCATTAACTGTAAAATACGTAGTTCTATATATAGTATCGTCTACTATAAAATACATAAATATATTAACGATTATAAGATTAATACAATATATAATAATAGAAAATAATATGTATATATGTATAAACTTTTTT